CCGCCCTTCGTCGAGCAGGTGCTCGACGAAGGCGAGGATGTTGGCGATCTCCGGGTCATCCTTGGTCCACATGACATACCTATCCGCGACCCGACCCCGTTTAGCCACAATCGTAAAACCGCAGCGATTATGGGGTCTTGTACGATTCCTGTTTTTTTGTGGCTAAACCGAGCGTGGTTCGGGATAGCTATGTCATGGCGAGGAAGCGAAAGACGGTTGAGGTTGAGGCGCTGCGGAAGCGCATCAACCTGATGCTGGCCGACCCCCAGTCGGGGTCGGAGACCCGGACGGCACTCGCGAGAGTGCTGGAAGGTGTCCTGATGGACACCAACAACTACAAGGGGTTCGGCTACGTCAAGTGGCTCGGACCCCAGGGATGCGCGAAGTGGGAGGCCGACGGGCGCCCTACTGAGATGGCCCCGTACATCGGGGACGAGACGATGAGGGTGTACTGGTGAAGACCATGAGCACGACCATGAGCACGACCATGAGCACGACCATGACCATGACCCTCCCGGCTTGGGAGGATGTTGCGAAGGATCACCGGAAGGTGGTGGAGGAGGTCCTGACCTCCTACACCGGCCCGGTGTTCAACAACGGCTGCGGCGCCGCTGCGGCGGTGAAGCTCGGGTTCACGCTGCCGGTGAGCCCCTCCAAGTCCCGTCTCTGGGACGACCTCTCCGGCCTGGAGCGCGAGATGGTGTATGACCACCTCCTCGACCGCATGGAGTACTGGGAGGGGGTCAGCAGGAAGGCGCGCTCCCGGGGGCTTCCCCTGCGAACCGCGCAGGCCGACGAGCACCGTCGGGCCTTCCTTGCGGCGGCGGTCGCTCTGGGCTACGCTCCGCCGCCCTATAGCTATCAGTGAGCAGGAGGAACCATGCCGGAACGTAAAAAGGGGACCGCTTCCGAGTACGAGGAGCGGAAGGACTTCGAGTCCGATTCGGACCCGAACGATGAGGACGATGGTGACGACTTTGAAGACGACGAGGACGACGAAGGCGACGACGAAGGCGAAGACGAGGGCGACGAAGACCTCGAAGACTTCGAGGACGAAAGTGACCCCTACGAGGAGGGCTACCTCGAAGACGTCGAAGACCTCAACCCCGAAACGGAAGACGAGGAAGACGACGGAGCCTAAGCCCTCGACCCCGCGAACCCCCTCCGACTGGTCGTGGTCGGAGAGCGGAGCCCGGTCGTTCTGGGGCTACGAGGCAGGTCAGAGGACCGAGGATCAGCAGGTCGTCCTGCGGATTTACGGTGGACCCGGAGCTTACGCGGTGGAAGCCGTCTCTGTGTCCGACGGTGACAGCAACCGGATGATCCTTCAGGGGGGCAAGGATTTTCCGACCTTGGAGGAAGCCAGGAAAAAGGCCGAGGTCATGGGGAACTGGCTCATGTTCCAGCATCACCCGTTGACGTCGATTTTCCTGGCCCCCAAGCCGGTATGGAACCCCCAAGTCATCATCCCGATGTTTGATGCGGGCCTTGCGTCATAGGAGGTTTCGATGTACACGATGCCCAGAGATCCGTGGCCCCACGAAGTGTACGGGGACGTGAAGCTCTCGGTACAGGTGGGTCCTACGCACTACTGCGATTACGACCAGGAGGGCGACACCTACCTCAATGCCGAGATCGCTCTCCTCCAAGCAGGGGTGCTGGTGCGACCGGAGAGCATCGGTTTGCCTCCCGACATCTGCAAGCTGTTCGAGCCAGGAGAGTCCCCGGTTGCACCCCGAGTCCCCTGGGCTATGGTCAATCAGATCCGAGAGATCCTGAGCGCCATTGACCGCATCAAAGCCCGCCAGACCCCTTCCTGATAGGATCCCACTGCGGACAAGCAGGGGCCTCTGCCCGGAGGACCGTCAACGACCCTCCCGTTGAGGGGCTGACGTGATAGAGGCAAAGAGGCGCGCTGTAGTGTCGGCATCCCCCACAAGTTCGACCCTGCGCCGCTTCCCGGATCCTCTTGATCCCCCGATCAAGCTGTTTCTCAAAAGCTGACTTGACCTGCTTGTGGTAAGCCTGAAGCCGCAGGGTCTTCTTTAGTTTCCGTTCCACGTCGTAAGAGACCTCCGCTCCTTCGATAGCTATCTATCTCTAGGTTACCTCAGATGATCCGCAAAGGGAAAGCCTACGCCCCATTCGAGATTCTTCCGCTGGTCGTTCGGAGATCAAAGCGAAACCCGGACTCCAAGGTCGTGTTTGACGGGGATCCCGTAGAGATGGGAAGTGACCGTTTGCGGACGTTCGCTCGGTACGGACTGCGCTGTGCCCGCTGTGGAATCGAAGGCCGAAAGTTCTTCAAGGAACGTCGATCTGAGGAAAACACGTTCCAGTTCAACCTCTACGCCGAAGACGCCGAAGGACAAGAAATCCTCATGGTGAAGGATTCCATCTTCCCCAAGTCCGTCGGGACGTCCGACGACCTGTCGAACTGGCAGCCCATGTGCGCCCCCTGCAAGCAAAGAAAACGGCGCGGGAAAATCGATCAGATGGACATGAGCCCCCACGTCATCTTCACGGACGAAGGGGTCGAGGTACTGGAGCAGGTCTACTCCGAGGTCAAGATGAAGCCTGCGAACCTGGCTGGGAAGGCGTTCCTTCAGGACGACGGCAACCTGCTCATCCAGACGAACGTAGGCGGAGATCAAGTCCAGATCTTGTTTCCGCCTGACCTTTGGCGATGGACCGGAGCCATCCCCCGGGCCTCGGACGAAGAACTTCCGTCGTAGCTCAGGTGTGCCATCGAGCGGGGGTCAATCGCATGTCGTAATGGAGGGTCCGAGGGCGGGACTCGTAGGTTCCCAACCCTCCATCCGGGATCTTGCCAAAGGCGATGAGCCCCTCAACGATCTCCCGTAGTTCCTTGCCGGTGCGCCCTTCGACTTGAAGGTCCACGGCGTCGCCCCAGAGGTGGCGGGATTCTTTCGCGCCACCCACAGCCCGGTTCCGCTTCTCGCAGCGGTAGCCTGAGATCACTTGGACGGGGGCTTTGACCTCCGCTCGGATGACCTCCAGTTGGGCCATCAGCCTCTCCAGCCGGACGATGACGGACGCGGGCATCTTACAGCCGCATTTACAACGTAGCTCGCCCAAGCTGAAGTTCTTGGTCTTCACGGCAAGGGGCTCGCTACTTGGTTGACCCCAGACCCACCCGCAGAGAAGTTCCGGTTCAACGTGTTCGAGTAACTCGTCTCCGGGCTCCCTAGCAGGTCGAACAGGTACGCCTCAACGTATCCGGTGGTATTCTGCACATCCGCCAAGACCTGACCTGAACAGGGGTTTCCTCCGACGATGTTGGTCAGTACACAGCGGTGGGCGTCCATGTCCGTCTGCGAAAGGATCGCGTTGTAGAAGACGACGCTATCCAGATCCGAGTTTGCTGAGTACAGGGGGTTCTCTCCGAGGAACCTGAGCGGAACCCCGTCATCGGTAACCGGGTTCGGCGGGGGTCCGTTGACGACGAACGTCGCCAACTGACCATCAATCCAGGTCTGGCTCAACGCCCCCGCGATGATCAAGCAAACGTGCGTCCATTGGTCGTCTACGACGGTCGGGCTCGTCACGGTCATCCCCTGCCCCCCTTGTTCGATCCCCGTGGCCCATTCCGACCCGATTCTTCCCATGAACCAAAACATCTCTTGCGCGGCCCCCCCAGCCTGCCACCGCGAGATCGGAGGGGCGAAAGTCCCTCGATTCCGGACAGCGAAGCATACGGTGAAGTCACCAAGAAGGTTGAGCGCCGCCGGGACCGGATTGAGTTCCAGATACCCCCCAGAGTTGCTCTCAATGAAGTACTGGTTCGTGTAAACACCTCCGTCGGGTCCTCCGTCCACACCTCCGTCCACACCCCCGTCGGCTCCCGCATCAAAGGGAGAGACTGAAACGACATTCGATACGGTCCAGTCGCCGCAAGGCGAGTAGTCGCCGCAAGTCCCGCCCGCATCAGGATTGATGTTCGCGATGAAGTTTCCTCCGCCGCCGCGAGGGTTCGTCGGGCTCACCGCCGTATTCGGCTCTGCCGTATCCGCATAGCTGATCTGGTCAAAGTTCGGCAAAGAGGCGAATTCGATCTCTACGTCGCATAGTGTCGCCGGGACAGGACAAGAAAGCGGGGTCACCGCCGTCGCAGCGCCTGGAGTCTGTAGAACCCCGCTCAGATAGAAATGGAAACCGTAAGTGAGGACGTTCCCTGCCGTCTGCTGACCTACGACGGCGGTGGTGTTCAAGCTGATCGGGGGGTCGTCTGAACAAACTCCTTCGGCGCGACAAGGGACAAAGAACGTGGCGCGAAGAGTCGTCGAGTCCAACATCGTCACCCCTTGAAGGCTCGCGCTTACCCGAGTAGGCGTCCCTTGAATCATCCGCTCCCAACACCGACCGTAGAGGTCGGCCATCGCGATCCCTCCCGCTACGTCCGGGTGTAGTTCGTCGATTCCCGTTTCGACGTTGTATAGCTGACCGCAAAGAGCCGCGTTGTTAGCCAGGTTGTCCGTATAGGGGACGAAGTCTCCGTTGTACGGGTGGCGAGAAATACCCCCTGGACCCCACTGCTGGGCCGTTCCGCTGTTGAGAGCGAAGCGAACGCCAGAAAAACTGGGGAGCCATCCTGGCGTACCCGCGTCGATGCGACTCGCGATGTGGTCGTTCACGGCGGTTCGGTGAACTTCGAGAGCCGTAGTGTAGGTGCTGAACGGGTCTCCGTTCAGCGCCTCCCGATAACCTCCCGAGTTGTCGGTAAGGATCGAGATTCTTGCCTGCGCCCCCTGAGCGTTCACCCAGGACACGGCATCGTCGAGGTCAGAGAGCATCGTGACCGTGCTGTAGGCAGAAACAAAGGCCCCTGGAAAGGCGCGATCAATGAGGACGACCGGACGGTCAAGAGCCCGCCCGAGAACTTGGATCGCCCCTACCTGGGGCGTGATCCCCAATCCGGAGTCGGGCTCGACGGCAGCAAAGACTCCCCCGTCTTCGGCCCGATAGGCGCAAACCGTCGCGTCATCCGAGCAATACTGGACCCCGGAGTAGTAAGGAGGCCCGTAGTTGCTCCCCGGGTCCCCGTAGCTCTGAGAGAGCCAAAGAACGATGTCGATGACGCCCGAGTCTGGGACTCCGGGACCCGAATCCGGAGGATACCAGATGCTCGCGTCGAAGTTGGGGGTTACAAGCTGGAGCCTGTCGCCCCAGGATAGCGGGCCAAGTTGATTCCAGGCGACGACCGCTCCCCCGGAAAGGGTGAGCGCCGCGAGAGCGGCGAGTGACCTGTTCTGCATGTTCGGACCTCAGAATCAAGAGGCTAGCGGCTTGTACCCGACGACGACCACGGAAGCCGAAGTTCCGCCTACTGCGCGAAGAAAGAGGGAAGAGGCGTTCTCCCCTAGAGCGACGGGGCCTTCAAAGTACCCGACCGTAGGCGCGAGCGTGATGTAGTTCTGGTCCAAGGTGAAATCTTGGGCCGTGAAGTAAATCCGGATGGCGTTCGCCCCTTCATTACTGACCTGAAGAAACTGGGTAGGACCAGAGAACTGAAATTCTCCGAAGCTGACCGAGACGGAGATACGAGATACGATAGGGGTGCCGGGAGTGCTCATACCTCTCCCGGGCTATCGAAGGGCTAACGACTGGTCCCCTTCCGTCGAGCCTGACGGCTCTTCGATCCGGCGGCGAGTCCCGCCTGATAGGCAGCCTCAAGGGCTGCCTTCACGGACCAGACAGCGACCTCGTGGAAGTCGCTGGAGTCCATGTTCCGCGTCTCCAGCGACTCGATGCAAAGCTCCCGCTTGGCGATGGTGGTGAACAGGGCGTCGAGGTCGTTCATGCCAAACCTATCCGTGAGCGGCCCCCGTTTAGCCACAAAAGGTGAAGATGCCGATTGTGGCTAAACGGGGCTTGGTCACGAGTAGCTTAGACATGGAGCACAACACCGACAACACCGTGAACTTCCTCCAGACCTACCTGGAGGACATGTTCAGCCGACCTGTCCACCTTGAGGTGGTGTCGGGGTCGGACCATGACGGGCGGGACGGGGAGCCCGTGGCCTCCGTCATGGTGGACCATGAGTTCGACCTCTACCCCATCATGGGGGAGAAGAGGACCATCGCGGGCTCCCGCCCGATGGTCCGGTGGGCTATCGACCGGCTGGTCGATGCCTCCGACCCCTCGGTTGGGCTCTACGGGTGCGAGCCCGTGGAGCACTCGCTCCACGACTCCCTTTCGGGAGCCCTCGTGGAGCTTGCGCGGCTCATCGCAGAGAGCCGCGCCATCCAGCACCTCCAGGTGGAGGCTGACCGCAGGTATGCGGAGGAGATGGACCGGCAGCGGGATCTGGAGCGGGATCTCGCCTGGTCCTGAAAGGGAGTCATGGAGTTGACTGAGTTGACTGAGCAGGTCCTCCGCTTCGAGGCGGGGGACATGGACGAAGACGAGTCGATCAGCTTTTTCCAGAAGCTGATCGACTCAGGGATGATCTCTGTACTCCAGGGGTCATACGGACGAATCGCGCATGACCTGGTAAAGCAGGGGCTGTGCGAGTACAAAAGGGAATGATGAACTCAAAAAAGATCGCGAGTCGAATGGGGCCAGGTTGGATGCCGCTCGACGGAAACCGACCGGGTGCGGTCAAGGGTCAGATCGAACTGACCTACAAGGAGTCCAGTGACCGGCCCTATGTGGCCGCTTTCATGGACCGGGAAGGGGTGATCCTATGGATCGGCTCCGGGCTGACGCCGGAGCACGCTATTGACGCCGCACGGTTCAAGGCCGAGGCCGATGTTCGACTGCGTCAGGAAGTCCTGGCATCCATCGTCAGCGGCATGACAGAGAGTCCGGGAGAGGAGCGTCCAACACCTGACGCCGCTCTGCTTCAGTGATTGACAAGCCCTGGGAAGCGGCAAAAACCAGGGCTCCGCTCTCTCCCGGACGGTCTACCCTACCCGATGTTCGCGTAGTACGTCCGCTGGATCGAAGTCGCGGAGAGCGTCCCGGTGAACTGGGGGCTCGTCGTCGTGGGCGTCGCCAAAGGGTTGGTCGTCGTCCAGTAGACGTAGCCCCCGGTTCCCGAATCGAGAGCCCGCATCAGATAGGTCAAGAAAAGCAGCCCGTTGAAGTTGGTCTGAGCCCGATTTCCTCGCGAATAGGGGTTCCGGTATTGATTCGCCGGAGGATACGGTATTTGGGCGCGATCTACGACTGCCATTCTTCACTACCTCAAAGGGACGGGACGACGTCGCAGGGGAACCAAAAGCCCCCTACCCGCGTTGAGTCGATGGTCGCCGGAGGGGACGTCGGTTCTACGTCTCCAATGTTCTGCGTCGGAGGGGTGGTGATGGAGGCTGTAGCAGCAGCCCGAATATCCGGCAAGTAGCCCCGGAAGTCCCGAGAAGGGGACGTCTGAGACCAGATGACTACGGGCATGTCAACTTCAAGCCCGTCGATGTCATTGAACGCCTGTGCCTGAAGCGAATAGCTGGATTGGCCGTAGAAATTGGCGACACCCGCCGTTGCGCCTGCGGCTCCGGTAAGCGCATGGTGTCCATTCACCGCCGTAGTAGCGCCGTGGCCGAGAGACTGAACACCCCAGGCTCCCTGATTGACCGTGTTGACCGTTGTCCTGACCCAGTTAGCGATCTCTACGGCAGGCCAAAGATCTGCCGTCTTGTAGTCGCGAGTCTTGAGAATGGCCAATCCGAACTGGTAGTAGCCGGACAGGTCTTCGGAGGTCGTGAAGATGAAGTCCCCCTCCGTAGTCCCGAGCATGTGGTACTTGCTCGCCACCAGGGAGGTGTGACGAAACTGCTTTGCGGCGAAGGCGTTAGCGTTCGTCGCGGTCCCCGAGTAGTTGACGTTGAAGTTTCCCGCGCCCGCCGCAACCGAACCCGTGGGGACACCCGAGGCAAAAGAGAACGACGCGAAATGGTTGCTGGCGTTGTTGCAGTCGATGAGGAGCCAGTAGTTTCTTCCCGTAGTCGGGAAGTTGTTGGGGCTCCGAAGCCAGATCCAAGAATGTGCTGACCCGCTCGCTGCCCAAACAAGGTTCGTTTCCGAAACCCAGTAGTCTGTTCCGCCGGACGGACCCGAAGCCGACACGCTATCCGAACTACAATCGACCGTCCAGCCCAGGCTCACGAGCCACCCTTTGAGGGCAAAGAGCATACTCTGCGACTGCTCCAGAGCCGTCGTCTGCGCCGTCGGGACATTGTTCCATGAGCCCCGACCGTTGGTCCCGCCCCAGTTCTTTTGGAAAGTCGTCACGACGCAACCTCCACAAGCTCAGTCCCGCTGAACTGATAGGTCTTTTTCCAGCTTCCGGTCGAAACGGAAAACATCCCGTCGGGAGATACCGAAGCGTGGATCGACGTCGCTCCGCCCACGTCTTCAGTCCAAGAACCCCCGGTGACCGAATAAGAAACGACGCCCGTAACGAGCCATTCGACCACGCAATCCGACCCCGTCGGGTCAATCAGGATCGGAGCCTCTTCTTCATTGATGGCGTAGATCATCCGTCAGAACTCCAAGGTGAGGCCGCGCGCGATGCCGACCCCCGAGACGTTGTTCGTGTAGAGAAAGATGTCGTACCAGCCGGTTGAGGGGAAGGACACCGAAGACACCGTCCGCTCCGTGACCCCGCCAGCAACGCCACCAATGGTGGTAATCAAAGAGGAGTCGCTACTACGCCGGAGCACCATCGTCGCCGCCTGTAGGGCGTCCTGACATCCTATGAAAGCCCTGATTGTCGTAGCCGTAGCGGCGCTCAGATAGACCGACCCGACCGCCGTCTCCACCGTTCCGGTCATCGTCTCCGGACTCAGGATGAGCCGTATCGTGCTCGTCCCCGACCCCGCTCCCGTCGGGCCTGTAGCCCCCGTGGCCCCCGTGGCCCCCGTGGCCCCCGTGGCCCCCGTGGCTCCTGCCCCGGTCGGGCCTGTAGCCCCGGTCGGGCCTGTAGCCCCCGTGGCCCCCGCCCCAGCGAGGATGTCGTCGATGATCGTGCCGAAGCCATCAGTTGCTATAGTCATAGGGGCTCCGGGTCTAGTTTGCCAAACGGATGTAGTAGGTTATCGCGAAAGGGGTCGTGTTCGTGATCGTCAAGGTGTTGAAGGCGGCATCGTGAGCGGCATCGTAGGTTCCAACAGCTTCGACCCAAAGAATTCCGACCTGTTTCAGCAGGTAGACAACGGGCGGGATACCGTAGCCGTGATTGATGAGGACCGACCCGCCGGAGGCTAACGTCTGGACCATCTCACAAGGGGGATCGAATAAGGCAGGTAACGGCCCGATACATCCGAGTTATTCTTGAGGAGGCGAGAAAACTCCGGTGACGGGGTCGTAAGACCATTCCGGCCCGCAGTCGATGTTCGTTACGTCGAGGAGTTCCTCGGCGTAAAAGGCGCGTTCCTCTGCCGTTGGGATGTGGTCCCAGACCGAGACGTTATCAACGCGACCGTTTAGAACGTGTGCGAATCGCATAGGTCACCTCAGAACATAGCGGTCACGAGAAGCACCCCGTCGCCGCCCCTTCCGCCCGCTGCTGCCGTATTTCCTGACGTAGCGGCTCCTGAGCCGCCCCCGCCGCCCGCCGGATAGCCCCCGGCACCTCCTGCGCCCGACGTTCCGAGGACCGAAGCGGCGCCCCCGCCCCCGCCTCCGTTGGCGACGAAGTTGAGAGCCGTAGGGACGGCTGCTGTCGGGGTCTGGCCTGTTTCACCGTCGGTTAGACCTCTAAGACCCCCTTGAGTCCCTGGACCTCGAAGCCGACCGCCGAAGCCCCCGTTACTACCCCCTGCAATCGAACCCCCTCCTGTGATCGCGCCTCCCCCCCCTCCTCCGGCCCCCGCACCAACCGTTACGGGCGTGGGAGGAGAAAAACCGGGAGAAAGTTGACGAGCCCCGTCGCCTCCGTAAGCAGCGGCGCCGGTCCCCCCGCTCGTTTGAGCAGAAACGTCAGAGCCAGCGACGCCTCCGAAAGCACCGAAAGCTCGAAGGAGGGGCGCGGACAGATCCCCCAGGCTGGTATTCCCACCAAGGGAGCCGGAGCCCCCGCTAATCCCGGAACCCGCAGAGGCGCCGTTTCCTCCCGATGCGATGGTCACGGGCAACGGCGAGGATAGCCCCTGAGTGGTCACGGTGACGCTAGAATAGCCGCCGCCTCCTCCGCCCCCACCTCCGCTTCGAGCGGTCCCTCCAGCTCCCGCGAAGCCCCGACCGCCCCCGCCCCCGCCCCCGTAGGCTTCGATGGTGAGCCGGGTCGCGAGGGGCGGAAGGGTATACGTCCCGCTCGAAACGAAAATCTGACTGAGAGGGGCGATCTTCACCGAGACCGCGCTCCACGAAGTCCCGTCCGACTGGACCGTTACCGTATCCCCCTGCGCGTACAGGTGGGCGAAGGACGTATTGATCTCGACTCGACCCGCGCCCGAATCGGCTTTGGTGATCTGGATCGTCTTCCCCGACGTGCTGGCGGCTGCGGGAAGCGTGATCGAGATGTTCGAGACCCCCGTCGTAACGAGGTAATTCTTACCTACGTCGACGTCCGAAAGAACTTGGTTGGAGGCGACGCTCGTGACGTTGTAGTTCGTCGGGAGCCGATCAAGAAGACTTCCTAGCCCGAGAGTTCCCGTAGTAGGGATCGACATAGACCACCTCGACAAAGCGCACGAAGCGCCCTACCGAGAAGGCGGGATAGACTAGAAAACGGTCGCAGGATTCTTAGGAGCCCGGCGAAGAACCTCAGTCAGATGAGGCATACCGAAAGGCTGGTTTTTGATCCGCTCCCTCCCCAGGACTTCGCGGAACAGCCCCAGGTACTCCGGTTGGACCTCATCGGACACGAGGAGAAAGCGGCGCTTTTTCAGGTCGAGCACCTGAAGATGAACCAAGACATCGCCGCCTCTCGTGATCGCCATGCGATCTTGATCCGGGTACGTCTCCGGCTTCCACGGGTAGACCACCGCACATTCCGATGGGCGAGCGACCGGCTCCAAGAGGTCAGCGAAAGTCATCATCAGTCTTCCCCCCAGCCTCGATCACGATCTCGCCCACCACGCCCCCGTCCGCCTCGATTCGATTCCCGGTCCCGACCACGATCTCGGTCCCAAGACGGACGCTGTACCTTCTCCTCGACGAACTCCGTGCGCGGGCGAGTGTCCGCCGAGGAGTAGTTGGCCTGAAAGTTCTTCACGTCCTCGCGAATCCACTCGTGGGCCTGCCGCATCAGGTCTTCGGCAGAACGATCCACGTCGAGCGAGTCGCCGCTGAACACGATTCGTACCGGGACGAAGGGCGACAAACGGTTGAACTCGTCAGGAACCTTCTTGCGACGACCGATCTGGACGCTATACAGAGGCCGTTGATCTCCAGCCCGGGAGATCCGGACCTCGGTCTCCTGCGACCCCTGGATGGTGTGGACGGTGACGAACTCTAGCTTGGGACGATCAGAACGGAAACGATCCATTGTGGTTGCTCTTTACCCCGGCGAACGAGCGAAGCCCCTTGGCTCCGCAAAGGAACGGGGCCGATAGGCACTTTAGAGCGTCAAGGCCGACCAAGCAAGCTCCACATCTCCTGGATCCCGACAATCTGCGTCCCGTACTCGCGAGCCTTCTGGATCTTGGAGGAGTTACTGTTCGGGTCAGACGCCACCAGATAGGTCAAGCCCTTGGAGACACCCGACTTGATCGTTCCCCCCTGGGCCTCGACCTCGTCCTCCATCGTCTTGTCGCGGAAGCCCGTCATGCAGACGGACTTGCCGGACATAGACCCGGTCACGACCTTTTGGATCTCGACCCCGTTGGCAATCAGCTTGGCGACGATGTGCATTTTCGCCCAGTAGCCGCGAACGAAGGCGTCCGCCTTGGTTTGCCCCACCCCCGGAATGGTCGCCACCTCTGCGATCTTTGCCTTCGCCATCTTGTGTAGGCTGTCGTAACCCGCATCCACGATGGTCTTTGCCATCGACCGCCCGATGAGCGGGATACCGAGTGACCCCACAAAGACGTGAAGCGGGAGGACTCGCTTCCCTTGGATCTGCTTCACGATCCGGGAGGCGTTCCCCCCGACGACCTTTCCGTCCATGTCCACGGAAGCCAGCTTGTCCTCAGTCAGCGTGTAGAGGTCAGCAACATCCTGGATGATCTGCTGGTCGATCAAGGCTTCAATGATGGCATCCCCAAGGTGGAGGATGCCTACCTTTTTGACCCAACGCTTGACCGCACCCGAGGCTTGGGCGTCACAGTCCTCATTCCGGCAGACGAGGTACTCCCCTTCCATCAGGAGGGTCGAAGCGCAGCACGGACACGCCGTCGGGATGTCATAAGGCGCGATCTTCGCCGTCGCAAGCACAGCCTCGACATAGGGGATCACGTCATTCCGACGGGACACGAGGATCGTATCACCGAAGGCCAACGAGGGATTCCCGACCTGCTGGGCAAGCTCCCTGACGTAGCTCACGTTGTGGAGGCTAGCCTGACTGACGTTGGCGCCTGCGAGATTGACCGTGTCGAACACGGCCACGGGCGTAATGCGCCCGCTGTTCCCCACCTGCCAGTTGATCGCCCGCAGGAAGGTCTGCTTTTGCTCGTGAGGGAACTTGTAGGCTACCGCACCCTTCGGTCGATTGTTCAGTTCGCCCAGATGCTCCCGGTGACCGGCGCTCAGGACTTCGACCACCAGACCGTCGATGTCGTAGTCGAGCGACTCCCGCTTGTGGTTGACGTACTCGTAATACAGAGCGTCCACGTCCGCGATGTAGTCGCACCGAAGGGCGAAAGGCGTCAGGAACCCCCAGTTGTTGAGGGTGACGATCTCCGCCATCGAATCCTCGAACGTATGATCATCCGAGATGACGCGGTAAGCCATGACCGTCAGGTAACGGCACTTGTCGTTCCCTGACTGGCGCTTCATCGTTCCCGCAGCGGTGTTCCTCGGATTCGACTCGCCCGGGAAGTACCGCTTGAAGTTGGACCGGGTGACGATCACCTCACCCCGGATGAACCCGTCGAAGCCGGGGACCTGCTTGACCGTCCCTTGCATCAGACGGACGTTCCGGGTCACGTCCTCCCCGGTCGTGCCATCACCCCGCGTGACGGCGCGGACCAGGCGACCCCGACGGTACTCCAGGGAGATGGAGGCTCCGTCGAGCTTTTCCATCACCAGGACCGGACACAGGTCCGGTCGCAGTTCATTGTAGCCGCAGTCCCGCCACCAGGCGGCGAAGTCGCTTGCCGTCTGGGCCTTGTTGAGCGAGGACATGGGCTGACGGTGCGCGACCTTGGGCCACGCACCGTTGACCGGGACCATCGCCCCGATCTTCCCCAGGAAGGGATGCTGCGGATCGATACTTCGGAGGGAGTCCTCCAGAGCGTCGTACTCCGCATCCGACATACACGGGATGCCGTTGTAGTAGGCATCCCGTGCCGCTTCCAGCCTCGTGACGAGGGCTTCGATCTCCATATCCCTAGCTACTCCAATCGGACCTCAGTTTAGCCACAATCGTAAAAGCCCAACGAAGACAGGCCGGACGGTTGAAAGAAGCCCTGGATCGAGTAGAAAAGCGGCGGCGGGTATGGTTTCCTGCCTACGGAGTAAAAAAGACATGAACGAAGTCGAGTTGCCGTCAGATCGAAAGAAGCTCTTGGGTCGAGACTTGAGCCCTCGGGAAACCGAGGTTCTCTTGAGCCTCGCCGGGGGTGAAACAAACAGCCAGATCGCACAGAAGATGTCGATCTCGGTCAAGACCGTCGAAGCACACCGCGCGCGGATCTTTGAGAAGCTGGGTGCCGTGAACGCGCCCCAGGCTATCGTCCTCTCGTTCCAGAGGGGGATGTTTCGCACGCCTCTGAGCTTCTATTCGACGGAAGAACTGACAACCGAGTTGGCCACCCGCCAGACGACATGATCATCTTGGGGCTTCTCCTCTCAGTCTTCGGACTGACTTTGGTCATCGCGGTGATCGCATCCGAGCTAGCGTCCGTGTACCGGAAGCGACCGAACCGGAGGGGATCCATGAGTCACCTCCGGTCTTGGAACGACCCGATCATCGACGAAGATGCGGAAGATCAGAAGATCATCCGCGCCCTTGTGACTTCAGGACTAGGCGGGCTACTGCTCTTTGCAGGGCTTCTTGTCTTGGTCTTCAGCATGATCTCTGGGTAGGGGGCGAAATGGACACCTTGGATCCGTTGGAGCCGGTGAAAATCAAGGTCCGACCCAACGCCGTAGAGGTCGCGCTCAATGACTTGTTTCCCGGGTCGCGACTGAAGAAGTGGGACCGCATTGGCGGAGTCTGCTACGAAGTCCAAGTATGGCGCTACAAGGTCAACGTCTCGGTCACGCTGGAGGCGATGAACGAGATTGAGAAATCTGGGGATGCTGTCTTCATGCTCATGGAGTACCCCTCGGATGACATGAAGCAACAGCCCCGGGTCGTCAGGTCCCTGGCAACAGGGGATATGCCGGAGCTTCGAGCGGAACTAGAGCGGGTCCGTCAGAGCCTCATGGGAGTCGTGCAGGCTATCACAATGGCCTGCACCTACCTCAAGACACCCGAGACTCCCGTGAGCCTCCTGGACGGGGAGGAGGAACCATGAACAGAAAAGAACGCCTAGCAGAGATCCATCCGGACCTAATGTTCGCAGACGGGTTTGATGAGGCTTTGGTCGGTTACGTTGAGGTGTTCACCAGCGTCGTGGCCTTGTACGACCGGGACAAGTGCATCCGCATCCTCATTGATGAGGGCATGTCTTACGAAGAAGCCGAGGACTACTTCTCGTCCAACAAGCAAGGGGCCTACGTTGGGGAGTATACCCCAGGGTTCGCGACCTTCCTTCTGGGTGCGGAACCAAGCCCTGTGGACGCGGATGACTGGAAGCGGCGGGCTGAACAAGCCGAGAAAGCCTTGGTAGAGGCCCGAACGGAGATCGCGCTTCTGAAGGGCGCTTACGACGCCTGATCAAGTCGGATCAGCCCCGGCGGTAACGGCTGCGGTAGTAGCTATCGGGCCGGTAGATTCCCATGTCTTCGTCGAGAAGCTGGGCTTCCTCCCAGGAGACGCGCTCCTCGCTCTCCTCTGCGGGAGAGACGAGACTAAGATCGACCCAGAACTCTTTGCTTCCGTCGAGGAACACGAGCTTCGCCCGATCCCCGAACTTCGTCGGACCAGCGAAGCCGATCCGATAGGTCTTACCCTTGTAAGTCGCGAGATCCCCGCGTCGGAAACGGGCGGCTCGGATGTAGCGCGAAGCGATGCGCCTGATAAGGTTGCTCACCTCTATCTTTGGCTATAAAGAAAATCGCGAAGTCTCCGACCCGCCTCCTCGATCCTCACCCGGTCTTCGCCTGCCATATCCAAGTCGCGGTGGCGCAGTACCGCTTGGGGTTTCTTTCGTACCCCAAATCACCGAGGAAAGCGTCTATCGAGGAAGCCTCGTGATCATTGGCTTCGCAGACAATCACGGGAAGGCAACGCTCGACGATACTCCTCCCAGAGCGAAGCACTTCTAGGGGCAAGCCCTCGACGTCGATCTTGATCAAGGCGGGTTCAAGACCTTCCAGGCAACGATCCAAGGTCTGAGCCTCGATGTCCCCCTCGCCTTCGATTCGCATGGTCCCTTTGTTTTTCGGGATACCTTGGACCATCGAAACGCGAGAAAGCGTCGGGTGGATCGCGACAGGTCGCACGTCCACGGACTCTTCGAGGTCGTTCAGACGGATCGTCCTGTAAAGATGGGCCAGGTTTTCCGAGTCGGGCTCGATAGCTACCACCCGAGTCGAAGGGCACTCCAGACGGAAGAACGTCGTATGGTTCCCCGTATTAGCCCCAACGTCAACATAGAGCCCTTCTATCTTCAGGTCTCGAACGGCATGAAGAAGGTCGAACTCGTAGTAGGTCCCTGTAGCGCAGATGAACTTGTGGGTATGGTCTCCAGACTCGACCGAGATCCTAGCAGTCCGAGTCGGTCCTTTGACCTCAAGTACCGAAGGATCGGATTTGCAGACGGCCCCTCCCTTCCTGTCTACTGGGAGCGTCCAAGGCCAAGACTCTTTGACTACCTTCGTCTGTAGATCCGCCGTGTTCTTTTGAGTCTGAGCCTTCTTGATTGAGTGCGCGTAGATCGAATCCGTCCTTGTGGACGAATCGTCCGTCAACCACCCTTCTTTGTGGGCCAGACAGACTAGAAGAACCTCTTCTCGCTGGGCTTTCAAGCCAAACCAGATGTCAGCCATGTTCGCCGTTCTGAAGTCCTCTCGCGTCAAGACGAGCGCGCTTGTATGGTAGGCGAGCGTGCCTGACCCGAGGACGTGAACGGGAGCGTCGGCGTCGAGGGATCGCTGAAAGTGGTAAACCCGGCGCGACCTGTAGTATTCGGTGAAAGGTTCGGTAAGCACGGCCCCGTGGAACCCGACCGCAGCCTTTCGACCGTACCTTTCGACACCCGCGATCAACGTCTCAACGAAGTCTGAAGGGTATAGGAGGTCGTCGTCGCAGATGACGTGGTAACCCTGGACCTCATCCGCCCAGTAGAACTTCCCGGCATCCCCTCTATCTCCGAACGGCGTATCCCGTGACCAGATCGCCGTGATCTTAGGGTGTCTCAAGAAATCCGGGGTGTGCGGATACTCAATCCCCGGAATCGAAGGGGTCTCATTCAGGTAGACGTTCAGGTGATCGACCTGCGGGAGCAGGCTTCGGACAACCTTTTCAAGCCCTTCGCGACGACCGGGGATCGAAGCCATCGAGGCTGTGATCTTGTCGGAGAACAAGCCCCCAAGCCTGACCCCCTCAACTCTGGTGGGGACGACGGGCTTAGGCTTATTCGCCGCGTATTCTATTATCAATTCGTCTATACGCTTCGCGTAGTCTTTCCGAAGGGCGCTTCCGTAGCCCGTTTCTTCAGTCTGAGTGAGTTGGCCGGGATGCGAACGTCGAAGATATAAGTATTCACACACTATGTGCGACTTGACCCCCAAAGAACGAGACCTGAGATCCATTTCCGTGTCTGCCGCACACCTCCAAGGTAGGAAACCTCCGAGAAGATTCTCAAAGACATCTCGACGGTAAGACCACGTTCCGTCGCGTATTTTGCGGCCCTTAGAGGGGGACTCTATAAGAGGCTCAGGGTATACATTTTTTTCCGCGACCCACGTCGTTACGCGGCCCACCTCCGGGTCCTCGAACGCTCTGATCATCTTGTGCAGGCGCGTCGGAAGCATCACGTCATCCGCATCGTGACGTACAAGAATAGAGCCTCTGGACAAGGGAACGAGGGAGTTGAAGGTGACGTAAGTCCCGCTATTTACCGGGAAGGAAACCACGCCAAACCGCCTGTCCTCAATAGTCTGAGCGACGGCGAGCGTCTCCGGGCAACCGTCCACCCCTACGAGGACTTCCAGATTCCAGCCAGGAGGAAGTTCTTGGCTCAGAACGCTATTCACGGATTCGATCAGCCACTTGTCGGCCCTGTAGGCGGCAATCAAGACCGAGACAGTCTGGGCGGAAGGAAGCGACTTTCGTCCAGCTTCCGGTAGGGCCGGGGCCGTAACTTTATCCGAGTAGCGGGCCTTCTGAACAACTTTCTCGTCTGCGAAGGACTCTGTCGTCATCGGAACCCTCTTTCGGATCTTCGGGTTCATCCTAGACGGACCCTCGGAATGAGAGACGTAGGACAAGAGACTCCGGTAGAGCCCCCTCCCGGCGTGGTGAAGACGAAGGCTGAGTTGTTGGCCGACACCCGAGGACAAGACGTCGCCTTTGAGCCAACGGCTTTCCGGTATGGGTCGAAGCTCCGCGCCCAGGACATCCAAGAAGTCCCGGTTGAAAAGGAAAGCGTTGCAGTCTACCCATTGGGTTCGTTCGACGGGACCTTCGACCCGGGACCGAAACCCAGTCCAGCAGACGGTCCCGATCTCGGACCTGTTACTGTCCCTGAGAAGATAGAGCGAGACTTTTTTGGGGTCTTGGATCTGGTCCCACAAGTCAAAGACCCGACTAAAGAAATCGGCACACAAGCGCATATCGTCCTGTATGAACAGGAAGCGATCTGTCTGACTCCGCTCTGCTTCCTTCAGAGCCTCGGACACCGTCCTGTAGTAGCCTTTCTTGCCCCGATTGGAATCCGACCTACGGAACAACCACCCTTGGGAAATAGCGAAAGCGCGCACTTCGCTGTAATCCTGATCGCTTCCATCGTCGTAGATGACGACGTGGACCTTTCGATCCCCGCGCTCCCGAACAAGGTCCTTCAGAAGATCCGCAAGCGGACCCGGACGATTGTAGGTCGTTATGGCGACGTGTACGTCGCAAACGGTTCCAAGGCTTTCTTTCGGGTGTGCGGGTCGCGGGGGTCGTTCCAGAACAGCGGGTGACAAGGGAGGAGCCGGAGCCTGGAACGGAGCAGGAGCCTTCGGTAGATAGGCAGAAATCCTCGCCGGAATAGGAGGGGGAGGCTGGGATGGAGAAGGCGGCGGGAGGGAAGAGCTTTCGGCTTTTCTGGACCTGAGTTCTCCCGCCGTTTCAGTCAAGAGACTTACGGTGTCCTCCCCCAGAAGGGCGACGTTGCTCGCGATTCCCCCCAAGCCCAGGATAGCATGACGACCTCGACGATCCGTTGCCCCTTGAGGGACAAGGGGGCGGTTCCAAAGATTCTTATCGTGTTGGAGGCAGATCGTCTTGTTGCCTAGAGCCACCGTCAAATCCGCGAACCGAACAGGACGCCGGAGCGACCGTATCCGGGCTACCAACCGACCGTCCTTGCCGCGAGACACCGAGGGCCATCCGCGAACCGCCTGGAGCAAGGGGGTCGCGAAAGAAGCCATCGTCCCGATGAGCCCTTCGGCGGACACCCCGGTCCACCGGGTCAACAGATCGTGGTGAAGATCGTAGTAGAGACACGTCCCCGAACAGGACCACTCCGCTCCGTTCTCGTAGGCTTTGATAGCTTCTGCCGCTCGATCCCATGACTGGATGTCGTCATCGTCCGCGAGCATCACCAGATCGCTTTTGGTGGCTACCAGAAGCGAGTTGAGCTTGTCCGTGACCGACCTGCTACCGACATCGTGGTAGAAAGTCCCTGGGTGATTCGATACGACCCCCTTTCCTGGATCTCCGGGCTCGCCAGCGACATGGACCTCGATCCTCCAATCGGAAGGGACGCCCCGTTGCCTCGTGAGCCGCTTCAAGGATTGTCGAAGAAGCGTGGGCCGGTACGTCGTGGCGACAAAGAAAACGGCGGTCTTCATCTAGCTGCCCTGTGTTTACCGTCGTAACGGTTCACAGGATGAAAGATACCCGCGTCGTCTACAGGGGCGAGTCTTCCCAGCCCTCGGAGACCAGGGGCTCAAGGGGCTGGACCTCCAGATAGGAGTAGGGGGCCATCGACCCGTCAGGATGTCGAACCCACCAGAAGTCGGCGTTGCCTCGGAGCGCCCGAACCAGGACGCCCTCGGCCCCTGATCGGCGTTGGTCCAGATAGGCAGGCTCGACCAGGAGTCCCTGCGTCGAGAGCAGTTGGACGACCCGGACCCTCGAACCCGACTGGCGCTCATCTGGTCGCATCCGGAACCTCGGAGAGCCAAGCGGGCGGCTGGCGTCCCTTGTAGCTGAAACGGGGCAGGGTCTTTGCCTTGTGGCGGTAGTAGGCTCGGTACGCCTGAACGGGGTCATGGTGCTTGAACTGATCGGGCATCGCTTGAGGTGGGGATGTCCACCGGATTGGGATGTCAGTAGGGACGTGCATCAAGTCCCACAGGTGACGCTCCGTGGAGTGCTTGCGCTTGTAGCGCGCCGTGTATTCAACGCACAGGGCTTTGAGATGGTCGAGGAGCCAGAGGTAGTTTTCGACCCCTTCCTGAACCCATAGCGCGCAGGGATGCTTCCGATGCGTCGGCTTGTAGGGAGCGGCGAGCCCGAACGTGTGCTGGGCGGTCGAAAGGAGTTGGGCGCTTTCGACCACCATCTTGACGACGTGGACGTCGCACAGAGCTTGAGCCGCGACCACAGGGCTTCGGTCAACGTGAAAGATGTTCATGGGGGGTTCCGTTTGATCCCCATGCAGGCGGGGGAGGCTGCATGGGGATGCCGGGTCAGACCCGCTTGAGGCGGGTCACGGCGATGATGCGACCCGCATCATCGCGGATGGCCCCGTCGGCGGGGCCAGTGCCCGGGACCAGGACATCGTCCCGAGTCCCGGCGACCGCCCCGCCCACGAGGGCGGAGACGATCAGGAAGGTCCCCTCGGAGGGGGCGGGGAGGCCGGTGACCTCCCCATAGGAGTCCCGGCCATAGACCGGGACAGGCACGCCCGCGACCGAGGTCGCGGTGCCCGGGGTCGAGGTCACCCGGGCGACGGTCCCCGAAGCGGGGATGATGGTGTCCGAGCCGTCGGCGGCTCGGAGGTTGATGGGGTGGGGAGTGAGGTTGATGATGTTCATCTCCCCTTAGCTACTCTCGACCGACCTCGGTTTAGCCACAAAACGACAAGGGGCGACCTTTTCCGATTGTGGCTAAAAGGGGTCGGGTCGCGGATAGGATAGACATGAGCAACGAGATCGACTTCACCGCAGTCCAGCTCCTCGCGATGGAGCCCGACTGCGACGAGGCGCCTGTGGCGCCCCGTTTCACGGTCGTCCACGAAGTCGTGGACGGGCATCATTGGCTGGTCGTCCGGCCCAAGGAGGGGGTGTGATGTTTGAGTCCCTGAAGGGCCGAGAGGTCCAGATCCCCGGCGAGCAGGGTGTTCGCCGGTTCACCACGGGGGCCTATCCCAACGGGCGTCCTGCCCTGGGATTGGAGGTCGAGGTGCGGGAAGACGGTGAAGTCTGGTGGGAACCGGACATGATGCTCACCGTCAACCTGCCGGATGAGCCCTTGCCCGAGGGGTGCTTTTTCGTCCGGTCCCACAACTACGAGGATTGCCTCCAGCGCATCCTCGCAACGGGGCTGTTCGACGATCTGGGCGTCGATGTCCCTGCGGGCTTCGTCGCGCAGTATGCCCGCGTGTGGCGCTTGCGCCCGACCCCTGCTGGGATCCCCAACTGAGGACTTTTGAGGTCCGACGGGGTACGGTTCGCCGTGTCCCGTCGAACCTCAAAACCTGTCTACATTGTGATCGAAGGCCCGGACGGTTCTGGGAAGTCCACGCAGTCGTATCGCCTGTCCGGGCTCTTGCGCGGGGAAGGCTACGACGTACTTCGCGTCGAGGAGCCCTACGAGAAAAACCCGTTCGGCCAGCTTCTTCGCAAGCTACTGAAAACGGGCGGGCATCCCGAGAGCCACGCAGCCCTTTTTCTTGCAAACCGTCTGGCGCTTCAGCACGAGGTCATCCTGCCTGCGCTCGCGGAGGGGCGCCCGGTCATTTCTTGCCGGTCGTTCCTCTCGACCCTTGTGTACCAGCAAGAACAATGGCCCCTTGACTGGCTCTACGCGCTGCACACGAAGCTCCCCGTTCAACCGACGCACCTGGTCGTCCTTGATGTAGACCCCAAGACAAGTGCAGAGCGAATCGACCTGCGGACGAACGTCGAGGTCTACGAGCAACGGGACATCCTGGAGAGGGTCCGTCAGAGGTATCTCAATTTGCTCGACGACGCCCGGTTGGGGGCTTTTCTTCACCCAGACTGCAAACCCGTCATCCTGGACGGGCAGTCGGAGATCGACCGGGTGACGGAGATGGTGAGGCGGGTGCTGGACGGTTCCCTTGGGAGAGAGTGACTACTCCTCCGACGAAGAGTCCGTGCGAATCCCCAACTCGATAGCCTCGGCTTTCCAGCCCGCCGGGCGCTTACCGAGAGGAGCGATGTAGAGGAGCTTGCCTTTCGAGGGGTTGATGAAGGTCGGACGATCTCGCTGCTGGGCGGCAAGACCGAAGTACATAGAACCATCCTGGCCGTAAGCGAAGTTGACGATCAGGCCGGTGTAATAGACCCGGCTCCGGTTCTCGCCCTTCTGCTCACCCATTTCAACGTACTTCTCGATCTGCTCGATGGAGCGACGATCCACGGCCTGACCCTCGCGGAGATAGACAAGCTCGAACATGATGCGCTTGCCGCCCCCCTCACCATCGCCAACGCCCGAAGCATAAGCGGGCTTCGGGGTCCAGCGATACAGACCACTCGACTTGCCCGTCGCGAGACCGTCAAAGAACTGCTTGTCCCCCGAGAGGTCCGTGCTCGGATTCTCAGCATCGCCCCGGTAAAACGCGATGGACACACCACTAGAGGTCAGGCTCTCAACCATGCCTACCCGGTTGTGATACTGCTCGCAGGCGTCCGTGTTGGCCGGATTGGTGTTCTTGTATCTGTCCACAAGAACGGTCTCACCAACGGAAAGGTCGCCGGTCTTGCGGGGAGCCTTGGCCGACGGAGCCTTCGGCGTCATCCCGGTCGCCATTTCGATGATCCGCTCAACCTTATCCGACTTCATCGGTGCCTGGGTCTTTAGCACCCACTCGATGAAGTCCTCGGTGTCGGCAGAGACGGCCAGCTTCGAGAGCGAAGCGGTACGAGTAGCCTCAAGGCGGTCAAGGATGTGACGCCGCTGCGGAGACCCCGCAGGGAGCGAAGCCGCCATACGAAGCATCTGAGAACGAGACCTGCTCATGTCAATCTTCCTCCAGAGATCGGTCCATCGACACGAACCCGTGTCGTCACTTGAAGCGAGGCTATAAGAAGTCTAACGAGGCTTGCAGGGTCTGCGGGTAAGGTTCTTCGGCATGACCAAAACGAGACGAGATAAACGGGCGGACGAAAAGAAAACGTCCCGACGCAAAAGACTCGAAAAGCAACGGAACCTTCGACACGACCGCCCGAAAGCGTCCACCAATGCCTTGCCCGAAGGCTGGCCCCCGGTCAGCCTTTTCCCCCTTGAGGACCAGCTATTTTGGATATGCCAAGGGGCGAACTATCTGACATCAAACGCCGACGAAGGCTCCTGGACACCCCTGTTCCCTACGATCTACGAGGGGGCGATCATCGCTCCCGAGGTCATCGCCCAGACGATCATGGCTGCCGGAGACTCCCTGGACGTGGTGGAGGCTCTGGGATGGTCGGCGCAGCCCCGAGGAATCCTCTACGTCTTCTACCAGAAGTGCCTCTCCCACTTGAAGAAAGCCTTGCCCGAAGCCACCGTCGAAGATGTCCTTGAGCAAGTCCGTAAACCCCATGACCCTCACCTGTGGGCGTTGTTCGACGAACTGAAAAAGAGCCTTCGAGCCCGGCGCATGGAACGTAAGGCCGCGAACATCACTTCCCCAAAAGCCCCTTCCGAAGCGTAGCGACCCGACGCATCCAGCCCTTCCTAAAGGCTTCGAGCGCCGGGTTCTGCTTCATAATGACCTCCAGGAAAGCCACGCGCGCGTCGAGATACTGACCGACGAGCTTCGTCTGGTCCATCTGAGTCGCCGCTTTCTTCGTGACGGGACCGAAGATCCCGTCCGTCTTGACCCCGACACATCGCTGAAGCTCGATGATGGCCCGAGAGACCCCCGAGTTCACCGCGAAGTCGAAGATGGCCGCGTTGAGGGGCCAAGAAAACAACATGCACTTCGCCGGAATCCAGTAGCGGTTGAGGTAGATGTCCTCCACCTCGTCGTCCGTGATCGTGCGGACGTCCCGATGAGGAATCCGGTTGTCCGTGCAGTACTTGTCGAAAACCCGCTGCGTGACACCCTTCATCGTGGCGCCCCCCGGATCCTTGGGATGGTTGGAATAGCCACCCTCAAACTGAAGGGTCAAGGCAAGGGCTTGCTCGAAGTCGCTCATGCTCAACTGTACCACCCGCTAGATAAGAAACCTGCTGCCGGAAAACCCTGCATCACTTTTGTGGCTAAACCGAGCCGGGTCGCGGATAGCTATGGTGTAGGGAGGCAATCATGGAAATCTGGCAGGAAGTTGACTCGCGTAACTGGGCGGAAATGAACCCCGCCCGCTGCCCTTGCCGGGGTCACGGCTGGGCCGTCTCAGACTTTGACTCGGTGGACCCGTGCCACCTGCACAACGCAGGTGACAAGTTCCACCCGGAGTCGGACGACTTTGAGGGGATCTCGGAGCACGTCCGACTCCAGTACCGGAAGGCGTTCGCGACCTTCCGGGCGGAGGCCCTGGCCTCCGGGGTGCGGTCGGCGCGGGGGTTTGAGACCCTCTGCCGCCGCCGCATGGACGGCGACGTGACCCCCGCCGCGTGGGTCAACGCCGCCGAAGCGGTGGCGGAGGAGTTCGCCTACGCCGCCAAGGAGCGGGCAGCGAAGGCGAAGGGCTACTCGTGCGCCCTGGAAGCACGCTGGAGCAGCGGCGACGACTACTGAGACGGAGGGGCGGGATGTGCTCCCGCCCCCATCCCTTCCACCCCCAGATCGAGTAAGGAGAGAGCGACCATGAACCGCCACATGAACCGCCAGTCGAAGATCGAGGTCGAGGACCGCGAGCCGGTCCTCCTCAACATGGCTTTGTCTGCCCTGCTGGGGCTGGCCGTAGCCGTGGCCTGCCTCCTCGCCTACGAGGTCGGGCCTTTCCTTCGCTGATCGCGATCTGAGGATCAGAGGATCATATGGGGCTGTCAAACGAGGAGCGGACCTCCAACATCTACGAGGTGATCCGCCAGATCAAGGATTGCCTCGACACGACGGGGATCAAGATCCCCTCTCATCAGAGGGCCGACTTCAAGGCGATCCGAAAGGAAGCCGACAAGCTCTGGTACGCCTTCATCGGACACCACCGGCACTCGGGGTTCTGGATCTTCGGGGGGGACGCCTCGAACGATGTCGTGGCCCCGAACGGTCCTTGGAGCGCCGCGATCCTTCGGAACATCTCCGATTCGCGAAACGAAGACTCTTGTCGGGAGTACGATCCCGTCTTCGACGGTCTTAGCGTGTCGTCCCTGATCGCCCAGGATCGGGAGGGGCGGGTCTGTAAGATCGTTTACGACGTATTCGCGCTATCGGAGAGTCTGTCTTACGCCTTGCGTCGATACGACGACGATTTCCTTCGCGAGCTTTCCCGGCTCGACAAGGTCGTAGCGGATCTACAGGGGGCCTGCTACGGCTTTTTCAGGAAGAGCGAGGCGTTCACGAAAGCCTACGTCCTTCACCGGATTGTCGCGGCTCTCTACGGAGTAGACCAGAACGATCCCGTCCGGACCTTTTTCGTCGAGGAACACATCCACCACGATCTGTCTCGACCGATGGTCGACTCGGACCTGGCCGAGATCATGGAGTGGGACGCTTGGAGGCTTCAGCGAGAGATGACGCCGGAAAACCGTCTCGTCCTGGCCCTTCGCATCGCGGGACGACGTTTCCACTACGAGCACAAGTTCAAGGATATGGTCAGGCGTCTGGACGGATTCGACCCCAAGCCTCGACTCGAAGTCTTGGAGGCAGAGTTCGCGGCTTGTTGCGAGGCGCACAAGCAATACGAAGCGAGTCCGGGTCCGCAAGAGGACCAGAAGGTCTCCGCTCGCGTAGCGATCCACGGTCAGGAGGCATACTCCTGGGAGTCGAAGCCCTCGTCCTAGACCGACGCTTCCCCACTGACGGAAGGAAACCCGCTCCAATGAACGAAGTTCCGCTGGAAGACCTCTGGGTCATGCTCCTCTCGACGATCCGGTATTCGATGGGCAGGGCGACCTACATGCCGACTCTTTGCGCGGAGATGTACGCGCGATACCGGGGCTGCTTGAGCCGAGACATGAGGCTCCAAGTCATGCGCGAGATCGAAGAGGAGCTTGAGATGCGAACCCGTGTCGGTAAGACGCTGGGCTGGCCCGAAGACCACAAGGTCTGGTCGGACCTGGCAGCCCGGATCCGTTCGGAAGAAATCCCATGACACCTGCCGAACAGAAGGAAGCCGTTGCCCTGGAACGGACGAAGACGGTCATCAACTACCTGACAACGCTTTTCCCTCTGGCAGTCATCCAAGTTCTTCACCAGATCGAAGCCTTGGAAGTCCACGCCTATGTCGCATCAGCCACGGCCCCAAGCAGGCTGGCTGAAATGCACCAGATCCATGTGCGGCTGTGTGTACCGAAGTTCCGGGACACACAAGTCGAACTGAACTGGGTGGAAGAGGACATTCGGGTTTCCGTAGAAACCCCGCTTTCGTTTCGCAACGACCTCAGATTGAGACCTGGAAGCGTCATACGATCATCCCAGCATAGCATCGTCGTGAGGGACGACCGTCTGATCGCCCCGTGGCTCTCCCGCACCAGGACGATGATCCCTAGCGGGATGGACATCAAAACCTGGGCAGGACTCCCAATCATGGAAAACCAGCTTGTCGTACAAGCCTGCTGGGAAGAGGGGCTTCTGAGGTCTGCGGACTTTCTTCAAATTGACGGCAGCACGGATTTCTTGGTATTGCGTCCGGGAGACCTCACTCGCCCCCTCATCTTGAAAAAGAAGGCGGGGTGAAATCTCAGTTTCTGATCAAACATGACCGGGTAAGAAGCTATGACGAACCGAAACTTCCCTTCCGCCCCTCCCTTCGGAACCCTCGTCGGGGACCGACACCTGATCCCGTTCCCCGAGCGGGAACGAAACCCCTGTACTGAGGTCGGACCTCCGACCGAGGTCTTTGAGCTTCCTAGCGCGATGTGCGACCTCTGCGGAGCCCCGGTTCGCCCGTTCCCCGTCGATGGGACTGGCGTCGGCTGCACTCGATGTTATCCGCCGGGCGAGCGGTAAGACAGACGATTTTTGAGTAAGAGAGAAGATGAGCGACGCTCCCGTCATCCCAAAGACTTGTCCGGAGTGCGGGTCCGATGTTCAATCCACCCCGCTTACGCCCCCGGATGAAGGGGTCGCCATAGGATGTACTAGGTGCTCGTTCAGCGGGGTGTCGGAAGAATCTCTCCCCGAAGGCTTCGTTGAGATCGGTCTTTGACCCGAAAGGCAGGACATGAAAACCCACTACCGCGAAAAGCCGGACGCCGAACCGATCTGCGGTCGCACCCCTAAAGCCGTCGCTCAACAGTCCGCCGACTGGACGGACGTGACGTGCAAGTGGTGCCTGAAGAAGCGGTTGCCGGACACCACCGAACAAGCGCGGCTGCTTCTCGAAGCTCTGAAGAACCCGATCCCGCTCCAGATAACTAACCTCTTCTCTATCTCCTGGGAACCGGCGCCCGAAGGCTTCGACTGCCCCCGGTGCAACGCAAGGCTGGAGCGGACCAAGGGGCTCATGCTCTCCTCCCCTTGGTCGGGAGCGGTGCGCTGTACCGGATGCGAGTACAGGGATTCGGTGACGGGCTATGTTGGCCGATCCATGATCAAGGTCGAGCCGCTTCCCGAAGGCGCAAATCCCGTGTACCTGGACGAGCCCGAATGAGAGCCGTGACCGAAGAGGATGTCTCCCGGTGGGCTGAAGCCTACCAGGGAGGGGAATCGACCGCGAGCATCGCGAAGCGCGAAGGTCGGTCTGCCCGAACCGTCTACCACCACCTTGTTCTTCGCGACCCCGCCATGATCCGAAGTCAGGCGTACAAGCGAGAGGCCCTGGAGATCGCTGCCCTGGACCTCGCCCTCGAAGGGCTAAACCAGAAGGAAATCGCTCGCCGTCTAGGAGTCGGAGCGCAGAGCATCCGACGATGGCTCGCCCCCGTCACCGACCACGAGCGAAAAGGGCTGACTCCCAAGGCCGAAGCCCTCCGCGTAGCTCAGGAAGAGCTACGGTTGCGTAACGAAGGTCACGGGACGAAGCGATGGGCGATGCTCGCCGCAACGCTCGGAATGACTGAGGCGCAAATCCGTCGAGTCGTCTACCGAGGTCGGAATCATGCCGAACACATCGGGAAGCCCCTGCCGAAAGCGTATGACCTCCCTGATGAAGTCGATGAAGGCTAGAGCTTGGGATCTCGCAGCGGACCTCCTTGAAGCCTTGACCGAAAAGGATGGGCCACCCGAGGAGATCGAGCACATTCGAGTCCACGTCATTCCTTCGCTCCGACAACGAGCCCGGATCATCGAAAGAAATCAGAAGGACTCGTGGACTGGACCCTAAAGGCCCGATAGTTTCCGGTCTTTGATGCGCGTCCTTGCCCTCTCGACGACGACCCACGACCCCAAGAAGTCCACGTCGGTCGCCCTGATCGACGCTGCCCTCGTCGCCCTACAGACGCAGCCCGACCTCGACGTGGAGGTGAAGACCGTCCATGCGGCGGACCTCCACATCGTCCCCAACCTCTCTTGCTACGCGGGAGGTAAAAAGAACTGCGCTGACCCCAAGGCTGGTCCCTACCGATGCTGGGCGCATCACCTGTCCGTACAGGATCCCGAGAAGTACGGGGGGAAAGATGAGATGCCCGTCATCTACGACGGACTCGCCTGGGCCGACGCGGTCCTCTTCGGGGTGTCCGTTCGATGGGGAAGCCACAACGCCCTCGCTCAGTCGATCATCGAGCGGATGAACACCCTGGAGAACCGGCACGTTTCTTACGGGGAGCCGAACCCGCTCCGAGGAAAGCGTCTCGGAGTCGTGGTCGGCGGACTCCATTGGAACGCGCAGGGTGTCGCCCAACACCTTGAAGAAGTCTTCCGGTTCTACGGGTTCGAGACGACCTCGCTCGTGTGGCAGCGGAGTCAAGACCTCGACTTCGAGCACCCCGACCCGGACAAGCCCTACGCCGAACGGTGGCTCTCGACCCCTACGGGTAAGCGAGCCTTGGGACGCTTTCTGGATGCCCTGAAAGCGTAACTCCAGCCTTGGACGTACACCCCTGTACGTTCGCGTTACGCCTCGCAGCCCGAAAAACCCAATCCTTTCCGTCGGCGTCCCGCTCGCTAAAAGCGGTGCGGCCCTCGTCGGTTCCCGTCGGAACCGAGTAGCAAGGGTCAGACGGACCCCCCGAAACGAGGGTCAGGGAAAGGCGACCTTGAACCGAGCAAAAACATCACCTGGACATCTCGTACACCCGAGGGACATCTCAAGGGAGAGACCTGAGATTGTCCATACGGTCCCCATGCTCTTGGACCTTTTCGCGGAGCTTCCGCCCCCTCCAGCCGACTTCTCTTGGAGGTCATCAGGGCCGACGCTCAAAGACATGGAGGTTCCCGAGTACGCTAGGAACCTGCCTCTGCCAACTCCGACTTTGGTCCCTGCGCCTGCTCCAAGGAAAACGAGCCGTGTGGTCAAAGAGGTGCCACCTCCACTTCTGGTTGCACCTCGTCTTCCTCCGGGGGCCGAAGCTCCCGTCAACATGAAGAGAAGCCGTCGGGAGATCATCCCGACGGGCTCCTACCTGCCCTCCTGGCCCCCCTTGGCGTTCGCCTGTGGAGTGTTCTGTGGGGTCACGATGATCCTGGCGAGCCTAGCTTTGACCCTGTACCTCCGGTGAGGTGAGACACATGAAAATCACGAAAAACGACGTTCGACAGACGACCCTTTCAACCAATCTCCTGACCCTGGCCGAGAAGCCTGTAGCCCAAAAGCCCGTAGACCGTTTCGAGCGCCACGGACTGGATCGGGCGGCGACCCGACTGACGGAACTCGATCTGGGAAAGAAGCCCGTGGACCGGGAGGGCGATCTGCTCCCCAACGAGAAGCTCGCGAGCCAGACGGGCGGTAAGGCAGACTTCTTCGGATCCGACGTTCCGATGCCGGGCTCTATGTCGGGACGTGATCGACCCTCTATGGGGGACCAACTGGGCTCGAAGGTCGGAGACGCCGCTATCGCAGCAGGTGCCGCAGCCTTCAACGCGATCAAGGAAGCGGTCAGCGTCTCATCGATCCTCAAGGAAGGGGTCGGACTGATCGCCGGAGCCGGAACCGTAGCGGAGATCGTCGGCGCCGCTGGTGCCGTAGGCGCAGCCGGGTTGGCGGGCGCTACGGTCGGGAACCTGATCGACGAGACGTACACGGCTCTCGCGGGAGAGACGATGGCCGACACCGTCTACGAGAAGATGAACCCGGACGCACCGAAGCCCGCCGCCAAAGACCCTCCGCCGAAAGCGGCGGAGGGTACGGAAGGGTCCGAAAAGCCTACGGAAAAGCCGTCTGAGACGAAGCCTGCCGAGCAGAAAGCTAAGTCGAGCATGGTGCCCGGTCAGGAGTCCGCTCCCGACGGCGTCCTCATCGTCCCGCCCTCGCGACACGAGCGCACGGGCTGGGTCAGCCGTCGTGAACTCGCAACTCGTCCGGGGGTCGAAGAGGCGGACGTGGGAGCCGTGAATCAGGACGCCATCGCGCGTCGAAAGACCGAAGGGGTGACGACGCCGACCGAGACGACCAAGATCGACAAGGGGGCGCGATTGAAAGTGGGGGTCCGGAAGCCCCTCGATACGGTGAGTCGCCCGGTGAACCCGGACTCAGAGAACCCAGAGGACAAGACGGTTCGAGGCCCGAGGGGGCCGAAGCCCGTCGCGTCGTTCCTGGCGCAGAGGAGGGTCTGATATGTGGACACTGGATTTCTGGACTCGGTTCTTGACCGTCATCGTGACCTTCGGAGCGGTCTTCGGAGCGACCTTGGGCCTTTCGCTCCAAGGTATCGCAGCCTCCGACTGGATGCCTCCAATGGCCTTGTTGATCCCGGTCCCGCTGGCGCTAGGGCTGGCCTATCTACCGACCCGGTTCATGTACCGAAGGTTGTTCCCCGAGCCCCAGGTCACACGCCGAGGATATGCGTCGGGCTCCCGAGGCCCCAGGTCGCGAAGGGCAAGTTCGTGAAGGGCTCGCGAGTCCCCGAGGACAGGATGCCGCCGAACTCCGTCCCGACGACGGGCGCCCCTAGATAGACACTAGTAGAACCCCGGACGACCGCAGGACCGGCGGTCGCCACGAGGCTAGCCGAGGTCAGCCCCGTCATCACCGCCGCTCCTGCGACTGCCTGGAGCGTCACGTTGCCCGCGAGCGCCGTTCCGGCTACTCCGGTCGGGCCTAGCTCCATGCTCGACGTGACCGCTCTCGCCGTGTACGTCCCGGCCAAAGTCGTGTACGACAGGTTCCCCACGAGAATCGTCGTATCGTGATTTCCGAGGACGAAGGTCTCCTCCCGGCTTCCGAGAGCATAGGTCACGCTCTCGCACGTCCCAGCGAGCAAGTGGACGTAGGTCCGTTCGTGGAGGGCTCCGTTCGTCGGTAGCAGGTTCTTCGGGCCGCTGAACGTCTCCGACGCCTTCCCGTTGACCGCGACACTGAGCGTCTCTGTGCTCATGCCGATGCGGTCCACGGCTTCAAGGGCCATGTCCTGATTCGCCCGCAAACGAACCGAAGGCCCCTGGACGTCTACGATGTTCCCTTGGACGGTCGTGGTCTTTCCCGACGTGATCAGCGTGTTCGTCCGGGCTTCGATCTTCACCGCAGGGAGGGCGCCTTCGCCACCGCCCGAGCCGAAGAGACGTTCGCCCATCGCGGAGGCGTCTTTGACCGGACCTCCACCGTAGATGACGACGGACCCGTCATCTGCCGTGAAGTTCATGCTCGACTTCCCGAGCGTCCGAAAGCCAATGTGGCCGTTCAGCAGGATGTCGAACTTTCCAGCGACCCCCAGCTTGAGCCCTCCTTGGAGATAAGCCTCAAGGGAGTTTTCCGCAGCAGGGCCTCCGAGAGAAGCCCGCATTTGACCTTTCTTGTTGACGGACCAGAAGGTGTCCGCCCCTCCCGCTATGGGAGAGAGGCGAAACAGGGTAGCGGCATGGTCCCCCAGGGATACAGGCTTCGTCTGGTTGTTTGCGTTCCGAGGGAGGGGAATGGCTTCGAGTCTAGGGACCGGACGGTCCCCCTCGAAGATGATGGCCTTCAGGGGCAAGCCGTACTTGGCTCGACCTGTCTGACTGAACGGATCGTTGCCGACCACGCTGCCCATGACCCATTCGATGAAGGGCATGTTGGGCGGCAATCCCTGGATGCTCGAAGGATTGACCCCCGGCAGACGTTCCGCGTCAAAGAGGTCGGTCTGCTCAGTAACCGGGAGACGGCCATCCGACGTGTGCGTGACTTCGACCCGGTATTCGGTCAGGGTCGGAGCATCTGGGTCCAAGACCGGATTGGCGCGGGTCTGTGCGGCGACCCGCAGGATGGGCTTGCCACCATACAGAGCCGTTGGGAGGTGCTTGTCATCTACAACGAAACCTGTCGAGTCAATGAAGCCGCCGCGCTGAAGAAACTCATAGGGGTCGAGGTCACGGTCCAAGGGCAGACGAGGACGACTCAAGGTCGCGGAAGGTTGATCCGCTGTCCCAAGTTGGGGGGATTTGCGGAGGACTCCCGCAGGTGTCAGGAAGCCTTTGGGTGCGCGAGCGTCGAGGGGAAGCTGAGATTGGCGAACCGGGTCATCCCCGATCATCTGTTCTTTAGCATCCCACTGGTAGCTGTCGGACACCATGTACGGGGCGAGCAGCGTCGCGTCCCGCTGGACCATGCCCTGATAGGCCCGAACACCCGCCAAGGCGTCGAATCGCTGAAGGGCGCGAGTGACCGCCGCTTGATCTTGGTCCCGTAGACGGAACTCGTTACCTCGCCGGTTCGCCAAGATCACGCCTTCGTCGAGCACGAGGTCAGAGCCTTGGGCCGAGGAGCCGACGATGTTTCCCGGCTGGATGTGCCGTAGCTTGTGTCGAATCGGATTGAAGATCCCGTCAAAGAGAGCCTTGTCTTTGGGGGACTCGATGTCGAACTCGTCCTTCTCAAACTCCGCCGTCGTGACCCAGTCACGGCCCGGGAAGATGCCGGGGAGTAGCCAGGCCAAGATGACGGGAGACCGATCCGACTTTTGACTGCTTTCTTGGTTCATCCAGCCGACAACGCAGTAGTCCCCGATCTGGGGGAGAGCCCCAAAGAAATGCCGGTTCCCAGCACCAGGGAAGGTCATAGGAACGGGCACCCGGACAGAGTCCACGGAATTCCCGCCGACGATCTTCAGGGTGACGAAGAACTCCTCGTAGTCGAGATTGACGACCCGTCCGATACCGAGGACGTTGCCCGACTCAGGGCGCATCCGCTCCTTGTCACGGCGAGCTTTTTCCGAGGAGACAAGGAGGCTGCCCCGACGGACGGATTCCAGTACGGTGATAGGGCGTCGAGTCAAATGCGTGCGGCTCATCAAGCCTCCTCGTCACCCAGGTTTTCAACCGCTTGGTTGAACCGGCCCACAGAGGTGTTGAAGGATCGTTCCGCTTGGGTGATGGCATCACTAGCGGAGAAGTTCCTTAGATCATTGAAGGTGTCGATGATGTTCGTCCCTCTTCGGTCGAGGACCGTCCCACGAAGCGCCTGCTGCTGAAGCGCCCACGGAGGAACGGCTTCGGCTACACGCTGTCCGAGCCACTGAGTCAACTTGTCGGGGCTCTCCAGGGCCTCGGACGAAGCGGCTGTGGGATCCACGCTCACGAAGCCCGCTTGGCCGAAAGCCTCCAGAAGAACTCCAGCTTCGGCAGCCTTACAGGAACAGACGTACCCCGAAGAGACTTCAGTAAGGTCAGCCAAGGAGTACGCGGCGTTCAGCAAAGGAACCTTCATCAAGGATTCCTTCTTGTTCGCGTAGAAGTTCTGGAGCGAAAGCTGTATGACCGAAGGGTTGTCCGTCCGGGTCGCCAGTCCGAGGTCCAGAAGGTCTTTGTCCGTGACGTTCTTGTTCCGTAGCTCTTGGAGCGCCGCTTGTTCAAGCAGGGAGAGGGCGCTCTGGAGTCTTGCTGCACCCTCGCCTTGTGGTGTCCTGGGCACGCGCTTGATCTGCCCGTTCGGGGTGACTTCCTCGACGAAGACGGTGACATCAGCCTGTCCGTCCACCAGCACCCGTATGATGTTCTCCACGAGAGGTCGGGACAACATCGAAACAGGATCTTGCTTGTGCAGGACGTCGAAGACCCCATTAGGCTCGACGCTGATACCGCGACCGTAGCGGTACGTCCCATAGACGTGGTAGCCCTTTTCATCCGAGACCGGGAACACGGGACTCTCAAATACCGTCTCTAGGGAGAAGTCTTCCTTTTTCTTGACCTTGTCGTTCGGGACGCTCTTGACCCCTAGCTTGGCGGAAAGGGTCGAGTCGAAGGTCGCGATGATCTTCTCCCGGTTCTCAGGGTTTTTGACCTCGATCCGGCTTATCCAATCCCCGCGAACCTGCTGGACGTCCACACTGAGGGCAAGCCCCAAGGACACCCCAGCCATCTGCATGAAGGTCTGCGGCGAGTTGGAGGTCATCGCTTGGACTGCTTGGGCTTGGGGGTCAGGAGCCGTCAGGTCCTCCAGAGAGGAAGACGTTCCGGAGTAGTCCATCGCGCCAAAGAAGGATTCCAAGGCCACGATGGATTCGACATCGAGTCCATTGAGCAAGACGGACAGGGGAAATTCAGGCGGGGTGATGTCGGGGACCGTCTCTTGCCCTTGGACGGCCAACGCTGCGACATCCCGAGCGTCCTTCAGATAGGTTGCGTTGGCAGTCCAGATTTCCTTGAAGAAACTGGAGATAGAGGCTGCCTTGTCGGGCAAGTTGTTGCTCTGCTGCTCGAAGACCCCATTGAGGGCTTCCGTGACCCCGGTGGACACCAAGGGGATCTCGGTCCTGTTCGTGTTGGACAAAGGGCGGCGGAGTTTTGATTCATGCCGCGCGAACGACAGTTCACGAATCAAGTGGGTTGGAGTCACTATGCCCTTGGGATACTTGGTCACATCCGATGTCTGGATGCGGATGCCCCAGGTCACGGGCTGGTCCTCGGCAAGCTCCGACTCAGGACGCTCCCCACCAGGGAAAATGGATGTCGGCGCAGGGCGATAACCCAAGACGGTGGCGTTCTGGTAGACAGGGTCGAGAATAGGAGCCCCTTTGGCGTTTTCGCCCCCAGCAGGGGTCTTGGGCTCCCGGGTTTGCCGGATGAGAGGTTGACCCTGCATCTCCTTTTTGGGGTGCGAGGCCGAGTAGTAGCGGTAGTAACCGGGCTGTTGACCGTTGGAAAAGACGGCCTTCTTTTCGCTGAGAAGGTCGAGAAGGTTGACCGTGGATTCCAGATCGGGAACTTCTTGGCGCCCGGAGATCCGCAGCTTCGACCCTGTCCGCTCGATAAGCTGGATCAGTTCAGGTAGCCCGTTGATCTGGGCGTTGAGCTTATCGTTGGTGGTCGAGTTATTGAGATCGCTGAGTTGCTTTTCCAAGTCGCTCCGCTGGTCGTAGAGCCCGGTACGGACCTCTTGATCCTTGATGCTCTGAGCCTGCTGACCACTTGGGTTCGACCCCGGCTGACCTGCGTCGGTCTGGGCTTGCGGTGTCGGAGTGGACCCTGCCGGAGCCCCGTACAAGAGAGCGCGAGCGATTTCTTTTTCCCCCGGCTGGACATTGGGTCGAGCATCCTGGAGGATGTTCTCGTTCCTCTGAATCTCGCTTCGGACTTCGATGAGTTGGGTCTGAAGGGCATCCTTCTCCTTGGCTCGGGTCGCGGTAAGCTGAGTGTAGGATTCACCCACGGTCAGAAGGTCGATGACCTTGGCCCCCTCTCTTGGTAGCCGTGGGTCCGGATTGTTACCGGGGGCCTGCAAGCTGAAGTAGACATTCTGGGGCTGAGAGGAGGCGTCCAGGGCCTCGTAGGTGTAGAAGCCCGTCTTGTCGTCGAATCGGATGACCCCAAACTCGACTGCCATGTCGAGCAGGTTTTGCAGCGTCTCCGGGTCAGACAGGTTATCAATGTCCGTCCCGAGCAAAAAGAACGCGGGGTTCAGTCGGTACGGATCGAGCGCCATGACGACGTTGGGAAACCCGGACAGTCGAGGACGCCCGTCTTGGCCCATCACCTGTAGTGGGCGTTCCGGCAGTTCCGGACGACTGAGGTCGATAGCGTCAATCCCTTCGATGCCGGGGGTCACTACACCAGGCGCAAAGAACTTTGACCGCTTGGCGACAAGCTGAAGGGTGGTCTGACACGAACCCCCGACCGAGAAGGAATGGCTGAAGCTCGGACAGTAGTAGTAGCAGTCGAGATACGGAATGTAGACGGGGTAACCGGGCCGCATCTCCGGACGCAGAGGGATGGTCGCGGATGCGGAGTTGACCCCGGCGTTCATAATGTCGAGTCGGTTGACCGCCGCAAAGAACAAGGACTTGGGGTCATTGAAGTACGTCGTATCCAGCGATCCCGGTCGCCACCCGAACTGAGCCACCAAGCGATAGTCGATGTACTGACCTCGAACACCCCACTCGCTTTCGAGACCCGTCCCTTGGAGGTTCTTGAAATGCGACCCCTTGGCTGTGACATACGTCGCCTCGGGTTCCTTCTCTGAGAAGTTGATGCTGATGATGTCAATGTCCTCGATCCGGTACACGCGCGATGAACTGGTGTCGAGGTTGTACATGGGGGGCTTGAAGACGAAATCCCCGTCCACGTCCTGATAGAACTCGAAGCCCGTGACCTCCATGACCTTTTGGGCCACGTCGAGCTTCGAGACGTAGGTGGACTCAAAAAGCTCGAACTGGCCTATCTTCCCGAGATCCAAGGGGAAGGGCTGCATCTCCGCGATGTTGACCTGCGGATTGGCCGAAGACCCCTGAAGCTCCCCTTCGGAAAGCTCCTGGATCTGGGACTCCTCCCGAGCCTCTCCTTGGGGGCGACTTCGCTGCTGCTGGATGAAAGCGTCTAGCGCAGCCTTGGTCCTGACGTGCAAGGCCCACGAGTTGTTGAGGAAAGCCTTGGCATCGTTGGAGGCCGGTTGGGCGAGCGTATGGCGATTCTTGATCTGGTTGACGAGGTCCGTCGTCGAGAGTCGAGACAGGTACGCTGCCTGAGCGGCACTGAAAAGCTCTCCCGAAGCTCCGTGGAGCCGGAGCTTGTTCATCCGGCTCTTGAACCGCTTTTCCCAGTAGCTCAGGTTGATGGAAAACAGGCTCTCCCCGTTGAAAGACAGAGCCTCTTGGTTAGTCGTAGACCCGAGCGCCCAGCCCACCCCGTGAGCGGCTCCGCCTACGTCGGAGTATAGCTCGTAAAGAACTTGGTAGGGGTGCTTGCCGCTGAAGTTGCTCCCCACGAGACTCATCTTCAGCTTGGAGTTGGTGGGACGCGCGCCGAGGAAGGAAGCGTTTTCCGATAGCTGCTGGTACGACCAGAAGTGGAGGATCGACCCGCACTGAACGGTGATGTTCTGAAAGCCCCCTGAGTAGTTGAAGGTCACCTGGGTCACAACACCATGAAAGACATGGTAGTAAGGGTAAGCGATGACCTCATCGATCCCAGAGTCCCCCAAGCCGAGGGTGTCGAGAAGGGATGGTCCCTGCTTGGGGTCAGCGTCTCCGACCTGTTGCTTCAGGACATAGGGCTTTCCGGGTTCCGCCACAGTCCCCAATGGGGGGGCCGCTGTAGGGTCGTAAGGTCCGAGCGCCTGAGTCGCAAAGAAAGCGGCTGCGCTTGGGGTCGCTCGTCTTCTCTGGTACTTGGAGGAGAGGAAAATGACCCGATTCGGGTTGTAGCCAAGGGAAACAGGACTCAGCCCCTCTTTTTCCCAAGACTTCAAGACTTCAGCCGTGCTCCGATAGCGCGTCCCTTTTCTTCCACCGGCTACCCATTCCGCGTGCTCTTTCTCTTGGGTGTCGCTGTGGACGAAGTTGACGACCGCCTCCGCAGTCTCGCCCCTTTGGCGCTGACGAAGGGTGTCTTCAACCAAAGCAAGCCTTCGATCCAGATCCTTTCCGGTCGGAATTCGTCCGGTGCTATACTCCCGAGACCCAACATCCTGAGCCGCAGTATAGGTGTTGCCCTTGTTGGCGATGTACCAGATGGAGTTGTCGCCGTTCCGGGGATTCCGGTACTGACCCGTCGCTTGGCGATTGAACAGCGTGTGGGCAATCGTGATCGACTCGTCGGGGCGTTCCGTCTCGGACTTCACGACGATAGCCGCCATCAGCATGTCTTCGGTGACGTTGAGACGGCGAGCCCAGTCGTTCACGTCTCGGCGCGTCAAACCCTTCTCCGGGTCAAAGATGGGCGGATTGACGTACTCCGCCGATATGCGGCCCTGCTGCTGACGTGCCTTGGCCTCTTGCTCTCGCTGCTGCTGGAGCTTGAGTTCGCGCTCTTTTCGCTCTTCTTCGGTAAGCTGGGCTTCTTCGACGACCGTCGTCCCAGTCTGAACCTCGGCCTGAATGGTCGGCTTGTCCAGGGCTGAAAACATCCCATCCGTAGGGAAGTAGCCCCGGTAGTAGATGTGGACCTCCAAGCCAGGACGCAACAAGAACTTGGCGTCCCGAGCGAAGCTGTCCGTGTGGTGCATCGGGACGGTGAGGCTGAAGTTGGCCGACGCCCCTCCCGGTTCCGTCCCGGCCTCGACACCGACCTCGGTCAAAAACTGCTGGACGTCGATGCGCCGATGACACTTCTGGCAACCGGGAAGAGCAGTATCCCCGTTCAGGTAAACGAGAGCGTCCGGGGTGTGCTGGACGAGCCGCTTCCCGTCGATCTTCCACGTCCCGACATAAGGGGAGTTGGCAAGCGTCATGGAAGGTTGACCCCCGTCCGAGCCAAGGTGAAGGGAACGCGAAGGGACCGGCTATTGGCCGGAGCCTGTTGTGGTTGCGCCGGAGAAGTCGAGACTACCGGCTGAAAACCTTGACTGTTCACCGGCTGCGAAGTAGGTCGCGCCGAGGATGCGGTCCTCGCCTCGAATCCGGTCGGAGGTGGGGAGTACTGGATGGGCTCCTCGGACTCGAAACCGTAGTAGGCACCAGGTTCATTTCGAGCCCGACTCCCTTGTCCTGTATAGCGAGGGTCGCTCCAGCTTGGCGTAGGAGCCCTCATAGGCTGCACAGCCGTGACGGTCTGAGCCGTATCCTGCATGGCCGAAACCACGAACTGCATCTCAAAGGTCAACCCGCCATAGACGTTGGACTCGTCGAGCGTGAAGCTGAATGACTGCATGTGCCCGTAGTAGACCCATTGGTCATACCGGATGGAAAGGGCTCCAACGTGATGGTGAGCGTTCGACCGGCCTATCGTATCGTAGATGTAGCCGTTGTTCTTGTAGACGTGGAAAAGCGTCATCAAGTTCTGCCAAGCCGCAGAGTCCCTGCGACTGGCAAACTGGACGCCTCGTGTCCCTGATATGTAGGCTCCGACCTTGCCGCTGATCCCGAGCTTGGGCTGATCCTCACCCCATGCCTGAAAGATGTACCCGTACCGAGATCGGTCGCTGTACTGCTGGACCTTGGTGAAGGTCCGCTGAAGGCTCTGGGGGTTGATCAACAGGACAAGCGGAGGCGTGTCCCGAATCGCCCGTAGCTGCATCGCGATGTCCATAGCGGTCTGGAGATCCGCGATGGCGGGTGCCGCCAGTCGCCCTGAGCCGTCCGCCGATACCGGGGGAGCCTGCCCATCACTAGAACTAGATTTCTGAACCCCCGTAGAGTTGAGAGCCCGCACCTCATCAGTAGCCCCGCCAAAGCTAGGGCTCGCGTAGGGTTCTTGGTCAAGACGGGACCGTGCGGCGCTGTAGCTAGACGCCGAAGCATTGGCGGCAGAGTCGTAGATCCCCACCAGGCGACGTTTCGCACGACCTTCACGGGGCGGGAGATTTCCAAAGACTAGTGGAGGCTCGACCTGGATGACGAAGGGGGACAGATTACGAAGAAGGTTGGAAGCTGCCGACACGGGCAGTTCTTGAGGGGCTTCGTACTCGATCTGTAGTTCAGGTCCGGTTCGCAACCCTTGGTAAGCGAGAGGGGGCGAGGGTTCCGTCACCCGTTGTGCATTGAGGGTGGTCCCACCACGCTCCGGGACCGCCACGGAACCCACCCGGTCTGCCTGTGCTGCCTGCGGGTCAGGCGTGGAGACATTTGCATCAGCCCCAAGGGAGGCCGCAAGAGGCCCCCCTTGGGCCGCAGGCGGAGAGGCGATTCGACCAGGAGACGCCCCTGCGGGTCGTGGAACCTCTATGCGAGCCCCCTCAGACTCAGAGAAATCGACGGAGTCTACACGAATTACCACGACTCGCTCCTACGTCTCGTCGGAGAAGAGACCGCCGACGAAGTTTCCTGCACGAGAGACCAAGGAGCCATTACGGCTCTGGTCTGGAGTGGGGGCCGTGTACGGCAGCGACCGGAGGCGCAAGACCTCGTGCTTGATGCCAAAGCTGGCGGTTAGCTCGAACATGAAGCCCTTTTCGGCAGTCTCCGTGACGACGAAGTTGTTGAACCAGCCGAGGTAGATCCCCCCGTCGAAGAGAACCTTGATGATTCCCTGGAAAACGATCTGGCCCGTGGTGTCATAGACCGACCCGTTGTTGTGGAACAGAGCCAAGAAATCCAGGTACTTGTCGTAAGCGATGGTTTCACGGCGTGTCCCGCCGACGTCAATCCCGCCTCCGGTGATGTGAGACAGGCCCGTGTAAAGCCGCTTGAACCCCCCGGTCGCTGCGGTGAAGTCGATGGACTTCGAGCCTTCGCCCCAGTGCTGCTCGACATAGCCCCCCTTCGTCTGGATCCGCTCAATGGCCTTCTCGTACTGGAGGGCCATCGAGTTCGGATTGACGTGGAGGACCATGCGGATGTCGGGAGGGAGGATGCTGGTCTCCATATCAGGAGCAAGGATGTCGAAAACGACGGGACGGATACCGAGCCCTGTGGCCCCATCGTCGGGGCTCATAAAGGCACTTCGGAATACCGGCGCGCTTTTGCTGCGACTTCCCGGCAACATGGCTTAGAGAACCCCCGCGCGCTGCGCCTTGGCGATGGCGCTGACTATGCCCGGAGCGTCATTATACAGGTGGAAGACGTTGGTCACACCCCCGGCCCCAGGGACGGCAGCCGTACCTGCTATCGCAGCAGAACCTCGTGCTCGGTCGATGGCGCCACCCGGTTTGGACAGGACGGCGACGTCGTTCGCGTCCACCCTCTGAGCGAACTTGACCCGACCACCGGAACCCACCTGGAGCAAGAAGTCTTGTGCAGGAGGGATGCCTTGGGCACTATCGGTTGGGAGTTGACTACCACTTGCCCTCAGTCTTTCCTGTCGCATCAAGTAGGTCTCACCCGGCAGGTATTCCTCGCGGGCTTTCGCAGCAATAGACCCCAGAGCCTCATAGACGTCCTCTTCCCGAGCCGTCTCCTTCAGTTTTTTAGTGATTGCTACTGAGAATTCATCAACGGTCTTGCTGCCTATGCCCTGACCTTTGGACTCCCTAGCCTCTTTGCGAGCCTTAGCGATAATGTCTTGCTGCGTTCTGATCTGACCGAGTTTCTTTTCCAGTAGATCGCCTTCACTTTTCAGTTCGGTGATCTTCGCCACATCTCCGGCTTGGGACGCCCTCTCAATCTCACTTGAGATTCTTCTTTGCTCTTTGGTTGTCTCTGCTTCCTGATTTCGGAGTTCGTTGGTCCGGGCCTCCAGCTTTTCGAGGATGACTCTGAGGTTTGCCTTCTCGTCTTCATCTAGGCCAGAGAAACTGATGTGGGACCAGATATTGTCTACAGCCCCCGCGATCCGAAGAAGCAACGCTTCGATCCCAACCTCAAGGATCTTGGAGATTTCCGTGACACGGCTCGCCATCTGTTGCGCGAGAAGTTTGTCCTGATCCACACCTTGCGCGAGGATGTTGGACATACTTTCGTCCATCATCAGAAGGTCGTTGGAGGACTTCACCTCCCGCTTGCCTCTCACGATCTGGTCATCTTTGATGGCAGCCTGGACGATCTTGCCGTTTTCAATCGTCGCGCCGGTCAGCTTGATCAGCTCTTTTTCTTGAGCCTCAGTCATGGTCTCGCCCGATTTCAAGACCTCCTGGAGCTTCAGGAAGCGACCCTCCATCATCTTGCTGAGAGCGGAAAGCTGCTCGTACTGCTGACCAGAGATGCCCGTGAAGGTCTCAAAGGCTTGCCTCTGGACGCTGGTGAACTGGTACAGAGCTTTGCCCGCCCCGAAGATATCCATGCCCTGAGTCATCATGGCGACGAGCTTCGCTCCAGGACCAAGGGCTCCCATACCCGCAATCATGCCCTCCATAGATCCCGTAGCCCCTGCCGAAGCCCTCATCAAGACTTCGAGAGATCGCACCAGATCGTCGTTCCCCGACTTCCCGGCCTCTACCAGCAGTTTTGCCTGTTCCTCCTTGGACATGGCGCCCAATCCGGAGACAAGACCACCAGGGGTGACCTCCAACCCGGCCCCTGTGAGCACGTCCTTGAGTATACTGCCGCCTCTGGCCGTCTCAAGGTTCTTGACAAACATGTCAGAGGCAGTTTCGGCACTCCTCTTCATCAACTCCGCCATCCCCGGCGTGGTCAAGATGCGCTTGCGCCTCGCCTCAACGCTTTCCTCGGCAAAGCCCTTAGTCAAGCCCGCGACTTGCTGTCCGGCTTCTTCAGCCCCCATGACCTTCCCGAGATTAGCGAGAAGCTGACCTGCCTCCTCCAGACGGACGTTGTACATGGACATGTCCGCCGTCGCCTGGTTGAGCAGGGTGAAGAACCGCTTGATCCCGAACCCCGACTGCATGGCCTGCATGTGGACTTGGGATAGACTCTGAGCGACCGATTCTAGGCTGTAGCCAAGAGACTCCATGTAGTCAGAGACCCGCTCCGACATTTGCCCCGCCTCCTCACCGAAGAGCCGGGAGTAGATGAGCGTTGTCTCAGTCGCGTCACGGAGCTTTTCTTGGGCCTTGGTGGCGTCCTGGATCCCGTGGGTCAACTCCTGATAGGTATGCCCGGCTGCGGCGAACTGACCGATGATCTTGGCGTTTTCCTTGGCGGTTGTCCCATACAACCGACTGATGTTGATTCCCTCAAAGCTGGTGAAAGCGTCGCGAACATTGTCGAGGCTCTGCTCCATGTCCCCGAACTGGTCTATCAACTCGCCTGCCGCCGCCCCGCCATCAAACAGTTCTTTGTTGAATTCCTTCAAGGCAGCGTCTAGCTCAAAGAACATGGTCAGGATGGAACCAAACCCAGAGAGCAGCGGACCTACGAGGGTAAGAAACTTGCCGATCTTCCCGAGGAGGGGTCCGAGCATCTTCCCGATGCCACCAGCGTCCCCCATTTGGGCACCAGAGACTTGAGCTTGTTGGCCTGCGCTTTTCAGCAGATCACCCCAGCTCTTGAGGTCCGCCTTCATAGCGTCTTGGAAGGCACCCGAAATCCCTTCACCTATTTCTTCGGAACGCTCACTGAAAGACTTGGCGGCGTTTTCCGCAATCGCGTCACCTATCTTCTCAGCTTCCTCCATCTCACGCTTGAACTTGCGTTCAAGGTTGTCGATTTCCTGCTGGTGACGGAGGTATTCAATTCGTAGAGTCTGCTTCTCCCGGTCGCTGAGAAGTTCACTCTGGAGTTTCCGCTCAAGCTCGGCGTCCCGATGGATCTGAGCTTCCTGAAGGTCCGAGATCCTGGAGGCTTGCTGCAATAGCCTCTGACCATATCGATCCGCCGCTTGGATCGAAAAGCCCTTGGTCGTAGCCGCTCCGACGGCCTCCTGAATTTTCTTACGGAGAGTATCCCCCTGCCTACCCGCCAGCCTATTCCATAGCCTGAGATAGCTCGCATCATTGGTGAACTGGGGAGTTACAAGAAGATTCAGTACTGCCGATGAAGCCATCGCTAGCTACCCCCATTTGTGAAGGGCACTTGCCGTTGAGCAACCTGCTCGGACAAACTGGCCCGCTGTGCGTCCTCTTCCACCACGAGCTTCTCACCCTCGACCTTGAGCTTGCCCGGCGTCAGAGCACTCCCAAGGTACTTCTCATAGAGGTATTCTTGCTGACCGCCACCCAAGGAGACCCTGCGGGTTCCAGGAGCACCTACCTGACGATCCCCCACGATATTGGTAAGCTGATCCGGGGTGTAGCCGACAAGGGCCGTACTCGGTCGCAGGTCTGCACCCTGTGCCGCAGCCTCTGCTTGTAGGGCTGCGATACGTCGGTCCTGTTCGATCTTGTCAGATTCGATCCGGGCGACGATCTTCTGCTTGTATTCGCGGACAACGCGGTCGTGCCAGTCCTCTTCCCCGCTGACCCAACGCCGCATCTCCTCCTCTAGTTCCTCGACCGACTTCGACCCGCCAGACCCGTGATCGAGCGACCTGCGACGGTCACCGGACGTCTTCGGGGTATCCAAGATCCCGAGCTTCCAGTAGAAGAACCGATCCATCACCTCCTGGCGACGCTGGTTCTCCTTGGAGCGTCGCTCCTTGTCCCTTTGGTCGAGTTTCTGGATGCCCTTGGGTGACATCGCAGACGCGGAGAGCTTGAAGCCCTCCCACAAGGTGTCATCTTGCTCCCGCTGGTCTTCGTACATGTTGTACGCCGACCACATCCGCTGGATGACGTTCGTCCCAAGCCGCTGGACACCCGGTATGCCCGCATGGTCCGGAAAACTGGTGCCCTTCAAGGACCGCCATTGGTAGCGGGACTGGATCTCGTAACAGTAGGACTCGATGGAAGTCCCCGCCCGGTTCTGGCGCGCGAACAAACCGACGATGACGGCGAACAGGATGTCTTGGGCGTTCTTTGGGAGCGACCGGACAGTGTCGGCCAATCGAGGAACCAGACCCGGCTCATCCAACAGACTGATCCCGTTGATCATCCAGATTGACGAGGCTACGGTCCAGGCTCGCCACTCCGAACTCAACGTGGTCATCCGGGCCTTGAGGGCGAACATGTCACCCGGCCCAAGGGTCCGCAGACAAAGGGGGGTGTCTTGGACGACGACGGGATGAGACAAAAAACCCGGGAGCAACAAGGACTCGACGTCCTCGTAAAAAGGATCCCGTTGCGCCGCCGTCGTCTCCGGGAGAAGCGACATGAGGCTCACCTACCCGTGGGCTTGAACCGAGGATTCGACCCACCCTTGGCGGGCGTGTTGATCGACACCTGACGTGACGGCTGTGGGCCTCGCGACACCTCCTCTACTGGAGCCTTGAGCGAAGAAGACCCTTGGTTCAGACCACCAAGAAAGTTCCTGTCTGGCTGACTGGCCTCCAAGGCATCGAGGTGTGGTGGACGCCGTGCTGCCCTCGGAGCCGTAAGCGCCGACTCAGGGGCCGGGGATAGGGCTTGACCCGCCCCCATGCGAGCCCGCAGCAACCGCTGATTCTCTGCCTCGATTTCCCGCATCGCTTCATCGGAGTCGCTCGTGTCGAGGAACGAGTCGTCCACCACAGGAAGAACTTGGGGGGGAGGGCTATCAGGGACTACCGTCTGAGCCACGGGGGCGGGAGGGGTGGCCCTCTGCGGGATCAAGGGACGACGACTGGGAGCCGCCCCCATAGGCTCCTGCTCCGGTAGTTGAGGTTCCGGCTGGGGAGGGACCTCCTGGACGGGGGGCTCTGGGGACTCCTCGCGGTCCTCCATCGCGACGATGGACCGGACCTTCCGGGCGAACTCGGTCCCTACGGTCTTTTCACCCTCTTCCTTGGCTTGGCGCTCCTGCTCCTCAAGTTCTTCAAGCCGCTTCCGCAGCCGGTCGATCTCGGCAGGTCGATCCGAAGGGTTGAAGACGATGGCCTTCTCCGCCTGGCGTTCGACCTCTTCGATCAACTCGCCGTATTTGCGGAACATCATGGCCTGGAGCGTACTTGACCACTCCTTTTGCCGGATGATCTTGCGGATGGCCTCCGCACGCGAAATCTTGACCGCCTTGCCGTTCGGGAGCTTCTCCCCTGTCTCAATGAACGGGGAGCCCCGGAGGTCTATCCCATCGATCTCGATGAGAGCATGGGCGACGATGCCGGTTTTGACCTCGTTGATGTAGGCCAAAGCGGAATACTGATCTTGCTTCCCGGACTCGTCAGCGACGATCATCTGAGAGGCTTGCCTGTGAATCAGGGCTTCCTCTTCAGGGGGAATGATCCGAAGAACAACGGACGTACCGGCGACATCAAAGGCAATCTCGCCTTTGCCGACGGAGCCAATGGTATCAAGTGCTTTCTCTAGTGCCTGTAGTGTGAGGGTCATATCTGCTCCCTTGGTCCTGGTAGGGAACAGCAACGGTCGGCCCTAGACAGCACAATGCGATGTCGTTCTCAGTCGTCTCGTCTGTCTGACCGGCTTGTCTGGCCGGAGGCCCCGACCCTTATCAACACGGGCCGGGGAAAGCACAAGGATAATACGTTCTTGTACGTCTGTCGGTCGGATGCCACCGAAGCTGTTGAGGTCACGTTACCCCATCAAAGGGGCTAGCATCATCCGCCTAGCTGAAGAGCAGCACCCCCGCCCCCGATTCCGCTACCGCTAGCGCCGTCGAATCGAGCGCCCTCCAGCGAAGCGAAACGAATCGAGCCTAGCTGCCCGATGGTCGGATCGTTTCCGGTCGCGAGAAACTCGCCGTAGACCGAAGCGAAATCGTGAATGTCCGACACCGTGACGTTCGCCGTCTCCATGACAAGCCCGGAGTCTTTGGCAAAAGAAGAGCCCGTAGCGTTGAACCAGCACGCCTCGTAGATCGTGATGATCGCCGTGTGACCGCGCGATGCAGAAGTCGGGCTCCGAGGATTGCCCGCATCCTGGGTGACCTCGGGATATGCGATGGCCTTTACGCCACCGTCGAAGTTACCCGAAGTCCCACCGTAACCGCCCGTCGAAGCAGCCCCGATGTCCGCATCCGCGAGCGTCGAGAAAACCAACTGCTGCTCAATGTCGAAGGGCCAGCGATGGTGCGTGAGCATACGCACGGGGCCGTCTACTCCCGCTGCGTAGCCGGTCGCCTGCCAGATGTTGCAGAGGTAAAGAAGGGCACGCTCCAGGCTGACGGTCACAGGCTCCTGGATCGAAGGGACAAGCTCCGCGACCTTGTCTCCGAAGCCGATGCCACGGACATTGTCGATGGTCCGCGACTGATCGACACCAAACGTCCCCAAGACGCCCATCTGATGAAGCGCCGCATTGTTGCCGTAGACGGGAGTCAGGACGCGGTTACGCTGAGATACCGCAGTCCTCGTGTTTGGAGTCGTACCAAACTGATAGAGGTACGACGTACCCTGTACGCCGTTCTGTGGGTTCTTATCGCTGCTGGCAACCATGTGTGGACCTCCCGAGGTCTTCTCTGAAGTGGTCAGTATAGGCTGGCAAACGGGAGGCCAGAACCCTCAATGAAGGGTAAAGCCTAGCGCACGAGAAAAGGAAAAAAACGAAGACGCGATAAAAAAAGGGTAGCGGAAAACGAAAAGGCAGGTAAGGTAAAGGCCGGGTCAGCAAAGACCTCAAAACGAAAGGACAAAACAATGTCGCTCGAAATGCACCTCAAGACCGTGTACCACCAGTCGCTCGCGCTCGCGAACGCCGCTCAGGCGGCGCTCAACGAGATCGAGTCGCTGAAGGCGAAGCCCGCCGCGACCACCGAGACCGTCGAGGCGCCCAAGGCCGAGAAGGCTCCGAAGGCGCCCAAGGCTCCGAAGGCCGAGAAGGTCGTGGTGAAGCGGAAGCCCAAGGCCGAGGCCAAGGTCGAGGAGGCCACCGACAAGGCCGAGGCCCCGTCGGGTGAGACTCGCACCCTCGCGGGCTTCACGCTCACCGTCTCGGACAAGGGCCGGGTGGCGCTCCCCTCGAAGGAGGAGATTTGCAAGCGGGCTCTGGACCTCGGTGTGGACGCTGAGACCGTGAACAGCTACTTCCCCTCGGGCGTGAAGCCCTCGAATGAGCGGAAGGTGCAGATCCTCAAGCAGCTTGACGGACTCGCCGCTGCCGCTTGAACTCCCAGGAAACAGGAAGGGGGTGTCAGGCTCTCACCCGACACCCCCTTCCCAGTCCTAATCCGTCATGGACTAGGCAGCCAACCGCGACCGCAGGTTGAACGTGATCACGATGTACAGCAGCGGGAAGATCGGGCTGTAGTACGCCTCCACGTTCAAGAGCGTCGGATCCTCCGCATCCGGAGTCGCCTTCACCCCCGTGTACGCCGCAACAATCTGAGCGGCGACCAGGTTCTTGAACATCATCGACAACCGACCCTCGACCTGCGAAGCGATGCCCGGCAGGTACTTGAGGCCGATGAACCGCTCCAACGTCGCCCGAGCCTGACGCTGAACCTCATCCGCGATCTGGATGATCGTCGGGAGCTTGGTTAGCTGGTTGGTCATGTCCGTGGTAAGCCCGTGGCGCACCCGGATATTGTTCCCCCGCTGCTCAAGCACCGTGACGCCCGACACCGCGATCTGGTTCATCTCGACCGCATCGAGGATGCGAGCGAGACTGTTGAACCCGGTGAGAAGCCGGTTCGTCCACGGAGTCGCTACGTCGTAGTTCGGAGAGACCACCGAACCCGTCATCGCCGCCGCAAGGTACGTCCCGTCTACCAGGTATTCCTTGATCCGGCCAAAGGCATCCGTGATGTCCACGGTCACAATGTCCGGATAGACGAGACGCATCCGAGTATCGCGAAGCTGCTCCGCGACCCGCTGCGCCGCATCAGGAAGCGTCCCCGCCGAGAGCCCGATGATGCTCGTCCGCTCCGAGCGATAGCGAATCGAGGACATGATCGCGTTCGACTTCTTGAGGATCTGGAATAGCTCCAGCGAATCCCCGCGAAGCGGAGTGATGAGATCCGGAGCCACTTGGCCCGGCTGCACCCCTTCCAGATCCTCGATAGCCGCCCGGTACGACTCCAAACTGCCCTGCTGCGACCCCTCTGCCTTCTTGACCTGCTTGATCCCGATCAGGATCGCGCCGTTCAAGATCGCCAGGTAGCTCGCAAGGGAAACCGGGTTGTCCGGCGAGATCGAACCGAACGCCGCCTCAATGGACGACATCTTCGTGAAGAACTGGGTGTTGTAGTCCTGCTTCTCGTAGATGTAGCTGACGTAGTAGAGGTCGCCAATCGCAGGCTCGTTGCCCCCTCGCTTGAAGGTGCTGACGATGCCCGTGTCCCCCGCCGCTACGTTGAAGGTGTTCGCCACCTTCAACTCGACCCCCGGCAAAGCGGTGATCGGAAGGTTCGCGTCACAGGTGACCGTCTTCGAGACCTGGACCCGGAACGTCGCATTGGCCCCCGTCGGATACGCAACCCACGGGCCGGTCGAGTTCGTCTGGAAGCCCCTCGGCAAGATGGTGAAGGTCAGGCCCGTGACCGCATCCCGGTACGTCTGGCCGATCACACCGTCCGACCCGGTCCCGTTGTTCAAGATGGAGTCGTTAGCCGACCCGGAGCCGTTCACGACGTTCGAGGTCACAAAGAACCCGTTGATCGCCGCCTCTCCGATGTCGCCCGCCGAATCCTGAACGTCGAGGCCGGTTCCCGGGAACGTCGCGTCCTGGGTCCGAATACCGCCCACGCTCGTGAAGCGAATCCGAACCTGGGAGCTAGTCCCGACCGTCCGAGACTGGAGGTACAGGTACTCCGCCCCCGCCGCATCCTCGATGACGCCCGCCAAGGCTTCGTCGAAGAAGTAGGTGTTCGACGACGCGAGCCCGAGCAGGAGGGTGCTGAACGTCGCGTGACGCTGACCCATGACCGCCGAAGCCAAAGCCTTAGCCGTCACCAGCGTCCTCTGCACCGTGGTCCCTGCCGTGAATCCGAGGACCGCGTTGGCGCTCCCCGAACCGACGGTAATGACCGACTGCTCCGAGAAGAGCGAACTGGTGAGCCGGATCCCCAGACCTTCCTGACGGACATAGCGGGCCGCGATGATCGCCGCCGCGTTACCGAAGGGCTGCCCGGCGACCGCCGCCATCGCCGCCGCAATCTGACCGAGGACCGTAGTCGCAGTCGTGATCGGACCCAGCGGAGTGACGGTTCCCGTCGCGGAAGCGATGAAAGCGAAGTTCACCGCAACTCCGTCCATCGTGAAGGCGAACTGGTTGTTCGCCGCCACGCTTCCGGTCCCGTCATAGAACGTGACCTGAAGCTCGCTGTTGGCGCTGTAACCGCCGTCCTGAACCACCTCGCCCGCAATCGTCGCCGCACGAACCACCGCTTTCGCCGTGGCCTCCGCGAACGACCCCTGCTCCAAACCTGCCTTCGTCAGCCCGGTTCCACCCCGGACTACGAGGCCCGTCTGGGCTTCCGCAGAAGCCGGAGCCATCGAACTGTTGGCTCCGCCGCCCGAAAGAATCCGGTTCCGTAGGATAATCCGGTCATACGGTCGGACACCGCCCGAAGTGACCGTATAGAGGACCGCGACCGGAGCCTGGATGAGCGCCGCCTGACCGCCGCCGCTTGCCGCCGCCGTATCGAGTCCGGCGAGGATGGCGAAGTCCTGAGCAACCGAAGCTGCGTTGAGGAACTGGAGCGACCCCGCCGAATCGGCACCCGGAAGCTGGATAGCGAACTGGAGCCGTCCGTCGGCGTCCGCCGAACATTCGATGTCGAGGCCCGCGAACGCCGCACCCGCACCGCCGATGGAAGCCGCAAGCTGGGTCTCGATCTCGGTCACGAGGGCTGCGACGCTCGCGTAAGTCCCCGCCGTGATCGTGATGGTATCCGTGAAGGTTCCAGAAGGCGTTCCAATGTAGGTAAACTGGAGGTCGTCGTGCTGACCCGCCGTGATCGTGACGGGACCGCTGAACTTCGTCGCACCCTTCAGGTAGCTTCGAGCCGTCGGATTGTAGATGTGGTATGGGTCGAGAGCCAGCGGGATACCACCGAGCGAAGAACCCACGGTCGCGACGCCCGTGGACCCGTTGTACGCGGTAACGACCGCCGTCGTACCCGCAACGGCACCGGCTGCGCCGTTACCGATGACGACCACCCAGCCCACATAGTAGCCGTTGATGCTCGACCGAGGCGTCGCGTTGAGGACGATCTCGGTGTTCGCCGCTGCACCCGCCGCCGCCGTGCTGGAGTGACCCGACGCCGCCTCGTTGATGCGATCCACGAAAACGCTAGCGTTGACGTTGTTCGCCGCCGGGACCGTGACCTCGACATCCGAACCGTCGATGAGAAGGCTGACCGTCTCATCGGAGTCTAGGCTGTAGGTCAGGCCGACCGTAGCGCCCGTCCCGCCCGTGTACGCAATCTCGTTTCCGAGGAGGCTGCCAAACGCGCTCGTCGAAGTCGTGATCGCGTTGAGGCTCGCGCCCGTAAGGCCCGACACGAGATCCGAACCGTCGATCTGGATCCGCAGACGATCCGACTGGCCCGGGATGAACTGGTATGGAGCCGAACCCGGAAGGGAGAACCGAGCCGGACCCGCCCACCGAGAGGCGAACTGGACGGTCACGGTTTCTTCGACCGGACCAATGAAGTCCGACCCGCTCAACCCCTCGTGACGAAGGTCGGGAGTCAACTCCGAGCCTGACGGGAACTCGATGGTCACGCCGTTGAGCGACGAACCTTTCGAGCTAGTGGGGAACTTGGCGTTGAAGAGGTCGTTCGCGCCATTGTCCTGAATCGTGTACTGACCGACACCCGAGACCCCGGGAATCGTGCAGGTAAGCGTGTACTCCTGATCGACCAGCCGGTTGTAGTAGAACGTCGCGTAGACGTTCGCCCCCACCGGGACATCCGACTCCAGGGTGATGACCAGACCATCGACCTTGGTGACGTTGATCTTCCCGCGAGCGAGAGCGTCGGGAACGTCATAGCCCCAGTAGGCGTCGATCACGTCTGGGCGATTGACCGGGAGGTCGATACGCCCGTTGCTGACGCTCTGGAAAAGGCTCTGGCCGAGCGAAGTGTCTCGACCGTTTCCGAGGGTCGGCTGGAACGGAAGGGTGAAGTCCCGCGCCGAAGCGACGCCCGTGGTCACGTCCACGATAGGGTCGCACGGCGAGAGGAAGGTCTTGTTGTCCACGAGGACCGGAGTGATCTTCGACTCGTTGAAGAACTCGCTCCCCGAGGTATTGACCCCCGCCGCCACCAAAGAAGCCGTACCCCAGACGACCTTGTCATCCTTGAGGATGAAGTCGGCCCCCTGGATGTAGTCCGAACCGCCCGGGGTAAAGCCGCAAGCGGTGATCTGGCTGACCCCGATGTTCGCAAGGTAATCGAACGTATCCTGCCAAGTGTTCCAGTAGTAGGTGATCGCGACCGTCGAGCCCGCCTTGGGCGCGTAGGGGAGCGTGACCGCCCGGGTCGTACCGTCTACCTTGGTCGGGATGACCTGACGCCCATCGACCTTCACGGTGACGTGTGCGGTGTCGGTGGTGGTCACGCCGCCGTTTGAGCCGTCGGTGATCGGCCCGTTGAAGACGTAAAAGACATTCGTCCGGTTCGACGAAGCCCCTTCGACCAGGCCCAGGAGCGCGTTAGCCGACCCTGCCCCTACGGTGATGTCAAAGTCCGCCGAGAGGGAGAGGGCGGACATACCGTACTGGTTCACGAAGGTCGAAGCGGTGAGCGTTCCGACCGCCGCCGCCGAGATGGCCGAAGCCACCTGAGCCATCGTGTACCCGGTGCGAGGCGGAATGACGATGTTCCGTCCGACCCCGTCCACGGTAAGCAGGAGGACGTTGTTCGCCGGAACGACCACCTGACCGAGCGAGTTCAGGACGTCCCCGTAGAAAGTGAGGGGCGTCTGCGGACCCGTCTGGTTCGGGGAGTTGGCGTCGATGATCCCGGTGACGGCTCGGATAAGAGCCGGAGTCGGGGTCACCTGATCCGACACGTTGTCGGTCGCCAGGGTGTCCGTCCGGTCAAAGTAGTAAGAGCAGCGGACGACCTGACCGACCGCCGGGGGCTGGGCCAGTTCGATGATGCCCCGAGCGCCATCGACCGAGAGGACCACGAGGGGCTGATTGTTCGTCGTCGTGACTTGAACGTCCGACCGATTGTTCGTGGTCGTCGCGGTCCCGTCGCCCGTGACGATGGGAAACTGGCGGACCCGGAAACGGGTGCGGATTCCGTCGAAGTCCCCGAGGGTCACCTGGCCCGTCTGGGAAATCGAAACGACCGCCCGACCCGTCTCGTCCTCCTGGGGAACAAAGATGTCTACGGACTTCGAGGAACCCCGGACGACTTCGAGGTTTCGCTGAAAGAGGGACTCGTTTCCCTCCCCGATCATCACGGGCACCTTGACCGAAGCAAGGGTCGAGGCCAGCGGGTTCTCAAAGTTGGTCTGGGTGTATACCCCAGGAGGGGCGTACTGATCATTCGGAAATGCCATCGGGGTTATCCTCTCGTATCCGAAGCGTAGCCCAAGGAGAGTTGTGCATCAGGCCGACCCGGGGGCCGGAAGAACTGAGGGTTCTCTGAAACGGGCTTCGGATAAGGTGATTAGCGAGAGGGCGGACCCTTGGCGACCTTGCGATTCTGCATCGCCAGATCGTGAATGTTGAGGGCGCGTCTCTGGACTTCGGTTTCGTTCGCAGACATCACCCGGTAGGAGCCATCAGGATTCTTGGAAAGCGGAGCCCTATGAACCCCTTGGTGGGCAAAGGTCTTGCGCTTGTCCACTTCGCGCTGCTGGTGTGCCTCCCACCCTTGATGAGCGTGTGTTCCGATGGCCCGATCAATGTGGGTATCAAGCTGAGAGATGCCCGTGTTCTGAGGGACCGGCCCGGTGACGGACTTGTTGAAAAATCCGGTGACGCTTTCGGGGACCATGCGCTCAGAGAGAGCCTGACAGTCCGGGCAGGGTTTCTTGTCGTTACGCTGAGACAGCGACGCCGAGGCGTCGAACTGAAGACCGCACTCAAAGCACTGCCATCGGTACACAGGCATGACGGCCCCCTAGCGGATAAGCTCAAAGGTCGCTGTACGGTCCCGGAAAAACGGATCCGTGAGCCCCTCAAGACCGAGCCCCTCAAGGACTCTGATGTTCCCCGCCTGACTCATGGACTCCTGCTCGTCTTCAGGGAGGTTCGCCTGGATCTTGGCTTCCTCATTCGTGAGAGGGGTGACGGCACGAATCATCAGGTCGAGGGGGACGTGGATCGACCAGTCAGTCTGGACGGTCGCAGAGAAGGTCGCGTTGTAGAAATAGTCGTCTCCCGTCTCGTCGTAGACTTCCTCGCTCTCCCCTCCCATCGAAAGCTCGGTAATCTCGATGCCTTCTTTGGTGAGGGCCGTGCGAAGGACGCCTAGCATGAACATGACCGAAAGATCGGTGATCTCCTGCTGGGCATAGACATCACGGGCGATGACCTCGAACTCCAGGCTGACGTCCCAGCGTCCCCCGTACTCCAAAGCTGCTGGCATACGGATCGGGTGAACGACCACCGCGAGCTTGTCCCCCTTTTCCCCCCGGCGCCCAAAAGCCATGACCACCCCTGGGATGGCCGAGTTGTTCGCCGTGTTCTCGTGATAAGGAAAAGGCCCCCGGGTGTCGATGGGATACCTGTAGTCTGCAACCAAGGACCGACCCCGGTTCACCGGACGAGTCATCGTGATGAGGCCCGTGGAGTCTACGACGTACTCAATGCCCTCTTGAAGCATATAGCCGGAGGGCGACTCGTACAGCCGCAGCGTCCCGTCCAATGGAGGGTGAGCAAGCTGCGCCGTCGTCTCGTCGATCTGCATCACCTGTTCGTGGTTCACGTCCAAGAGGGGGTCGACGTAGAACTGAAGAGTCTCCAGCCCGGTCGCGGTTCTCGGACCCTCCACGATCTCGATGTAGTAGACCCCAGGTGGAGAAGGAAACATCCCATCGTTCCGCTGGATCGCCAGGGAGTCTTCGCGAACCCACTCGATAGCTAGACCGGGAGAGTTCTTGACCCGCGTCAGATAGGTGTAGCTCTGGACGACACCGACGTAGTTATCGGCGGCGAGATCGATCTTGTTGGCCCCCGAGGTCTTGACGATGATCCCGAACTGAGGGCGCTCACGAAAGCTGTACTTGCCCTGGATTCGGTCCACAAGGTCTCGGTACTTCGGATGCGTCGCCCAGAACCGGCGTAGCTCCATGACAAAACGGTTCTTGAGCGCCGCCGAAAGCTGGTAGTACACGTCAACGCCTCCGCCGTTCAGGCATCATCGTCATCTTGCATGGCCTGAACAAGCATCCCATAAGCCACAGCGTTCAGCGGATCCTTGGCAGCCCGGATGTCCGACACCTGGATCGGAAACCGCTTTTGCTTCTCCTCAAAAACCTTGGTGAAGAACTCCATGAACCCGCCCGCCATGCTCGTTCCCCCTGAGATGACCATCGGGATAGGCCGAGGGAGGGCAAACTGGCCTTGCATGGCCTTGAAGCGGAGCGCGATCTGGTCGAGCGCGTACTCAATCAAGTTCTTGTAGTAGAAGGCGATAGCCTCCTGATCTCGACCCTTGGGGGCGTTGAGGTCCACCCCCGCTTCCTTGATCGCACAAATACGGGCCTTGGTCGAACCGACCGAGTTGGCCGCTCCGGCGTCGATCCAATCGCCGCCCCTCGCGACGCTGAAGGAAAGACCTTCGATGGTGTTGATCGCGAGGGCACAGTTCGTCATCCCGCTTCCGAAGGAGAGCGCCACTCCAGAGAAACCGTCTTCGGCGCACTCGCTGAAGATGATCCCCATAGCCTCGTTCGAGGCGACAGGGCGATAACCGCAGTCCCGAACGATGCGGTCAAAGACCCCTCGATGGTAAACGATGTCCCGATCCGGCTGATCGATAGGCGCCGCCGGGACCGAGAAGTAGCAAGCCTCTCCCGGCGACGAAGGCTCGCCCAAGACGTGCTTGATGAGGAGAGCGAGGACTTCGAGAGCCTCAGTCTCCCCTGCCGAAACCAGACCGGCGGAGAGCGGGCGACGGGGCTCGCGACCAAAGATGTTGGCCGTCTCCAGAGCGGCATCCCCCAGGATATAGACCTCGTCTCCCCGCTCCACGAAGCTCGTCTTCGCGAGACGGAGCATCTTCTTGGCGCTTGCCGGGAGGTCGAGGAACACGTCCCGCATACGGGACGTCGTGACCCCCTTGGAAGTCCGACGAGCCGCTACGATGTTCATCGTCCCGATGTCGAGGCCGCGCCCCTTGATGATCTTCTCCGACATGATTTCACCGTTTTTTCTTGAGCGCCTTCAGAGCCTCAGTAGCAGAGTCCAGCCCCCCTACCGACTGCTCCTTCTCGACGAAGGCGATGTCCGCTTTGAGCCCCGAATTCACCAGATCGCTAGGGATGAACAAAGGGGCTTCAGAAGCCACCGTACCCGACCCGGGAATCGAGGGTCGTGAAGAAACAGGAACCGCCTCACGGGCCATGACCACGGAAGGTCGCTGGGCGATCTCTTGCCGCAAGGCGGACACCTGTTCGATCAAAGGACTGACGACCCGCTTGAGGAGGGCTTCCAGTTCGACCATATCCAAGGGCAACCCAGAGGAAGTCTCCGGAATGGGTGCAAGGGGAACCCCCAGAACAGGCGAAGGGGATGATGAGACAGGAGCCATGAAGGGAGCTTCGATCTTAGGTTCGCGCTTTTCTCGACAGCGTTCGACCCATCGGACGGACACCCCGTTCGCGCGCCGAACCGTCTCCAAGTGCTGCGACCGACGGATCTTGTCTTCGGAGAGGTAAATGACATCCCCACGTTTCAAAGAGAGTCCCAGGTCCGCAATCTGGACCCCAGGCGAACACAAGCAGGTGATCTCCGCTTCTCTCATCGGGTCGGATCCCCTTCGGCAAGGGCTTTCGCGATCTCCTCCGCGATGATCTCCATGCAGGCTTCCCGACCCTTTCGTATCGCCCGCCCAAAGAACGTGAACTTGGCAATCCCAGGATGGACCCAAGCATCTGCGAAACGAAGCGGCGCGACCCGAAAAACAACGGACCCGTTCGACTCCACCGGAACGATCAGAGGCAGACGCTCACCTTTGCTCGGCTTGCCCGTGACCCTCATACCGAGTTCTTTTTCGCGGTCGGTGAGTGCATACTGGGAGGGGTGCTCCTCTTTGGCCTTCTGCGTGAGCCATGTCATCTTCCGAGCCGGGATGTCCCCCTTCGCAAGTTCCTTCATCCCATAGAAGGTCGAGTAAACGATCACATCTTGACCCCTCACGCTGAAGTGGAAGGACTCCCAGATCGGCTTGCCTCCCATCGGATCCTCGCCTGACCACCCCCGTTTGGCGAAGTCCTTGGCTGCTTCCCGTTTCAACTCTTTGACGATGGCATAACCGAGACGCCGCAACGTCGAAGGGGTCAAGGGAATCTCCTTGGTCTTGGACCAAGGCTTCCCTCGAACCCTCCGCATCTGGATCTTCGCCATAACTAAGAAGCCCGTTCTTCCGAAGGACACCAAGTGCGGTAAATCTTCGACGTACCTGACCTAAGCCTTATTAGAGCACCCAATAGATGATCTAAAGCCCAACCAGACTTTATCTCCGTTTCTGAATATCGAAACACAGAATAGCCTACATCGAAGTAAGCCTCTGCGGTTGCAACGTCTTCTGCGATGCGGGCAGTTGGTGACCCGTAAATGAATCTGGGGCCGTGAAAAGCCTCACCGTCACACAATATGACCGCTTTTCGACCGTCTTCGAGGGAAATCTTGATGTCCGCTTCACGGGGACACACACGACCCCCCACACTCAAAGATTGCCACACGTTCAGCAATAGATCGGTAATCCCAGAACGACGTAAAGCACCAGCAAAACCTGCCTCTAAGGCTGAACCTTTACCGAAATGCTTCTGATAATACGCAGCCTTGTCGTCTGAGGACATGGAAGCCCACTTAGCATGGGCGCGCTGCACGTTTACCGACCCCACCAATCTCTTACGTCTTTTGTGGGCGGCTTGATACACGTCCGCACCTAAAATAGCCATCAAAATGTCAGCATAGACCTGATATGTAATGCCCAGGCTATGAATTACCTTATTGACTGGAAGCCCCTCCTCAAAAGCCTCGAAAACCTTCCAAGTTAGGTCATCCCCCATAACCCAAACGGTATGTCGTTTTTCCAGCCCGTCCCAACCCGCCTTCGTTCCAGAATCAGTCATCACATGGCGGGTGTCGGAGACCATATCAAACTTTAGCTGTTCATATCGACGTTTCCCAAGAACACGCCTCAGTTCCTCACATCTTGGGCACCGCTTGTTTTCGTGGTCAGCTTTGTGTTTCGTGGTCCAAAGCTGACCACACTTTCGACAACGAAGAGTAGCCCTGTACTCGGAACGCCAATGATGCCATTTGAAGAGCAAATCCCGATGTGCTTGATCGGACGTGTGACGAAGATGTGCTGCCAGTGCCCTATAGTTTCGGTTCAGTTTCCCGCAAACTTCACAGGGGCCAAGATACTGCACAGAATGTCTCCCACATACTAGGAAGCAGAAGTATAGGCCAGAAAGCGCGAGAAATGTTGGACCAGACCGTCGTTCGGCCTCTCTGCTCAAGCTCGGGCGGAGAGGAACCGTTCGAGGTTCCCATCGGAGCCTCTGCCGTAGGTCCAAGGGGCCACGGATCGGCAGTCGGCGTGAGACCGTTGATCTGGCGCTGCTGGGGGGTCGGCGGGTAGCCGTCCACGAAAGAGGTCGGCGTCTGGACGATAGACCAGCGGTTCTGGGGCCAGGCGTACTTCTCGACTCCGTCGATGGGGACCGCGTAACGGATGTCCGCCTCGTCCAGAGAGCCGATCATAAAGTGCTGCTGAAGGTAGACGCCTCGATTGGTGGGCCTCCTGACAGGCCCAATGGAGTACCGCTCGTTCGTTTGCTTCACGATGAAGTCCCTCATCGTGACGACGGGGCTCGGCCCTATCCAGACGTCCTGCGTGTGCTCCCTGCGCCGACCCGTCATCGTCTGGGTGATCTTCCGCTCGGCGTCATCCGGCGCGATAAGAACGTCGAAAGGCCCGTCATAGCCCCCGACGAAACCCGTGCCGAAGCAAATCTGACACCGAATCGAAGGCTGACCCCCAAACTCAATGGTCCGGGGATCCATGCCGTGCGTACAAGGGATCCCAGCGGTTCTGCGAATGAAAATCTTGGCCCGCTCCCCGCCCTGCTGAACGATCCACTGGTTCCGACGAACCGCCTCGCGCCAGATGTAATCGAGGGCTTCCGTTTGCTTGCTGATGATCGGCGGACAGTAGCCTAGACCCGACTCCCGGTATCCGGAAGGAGTCGTCGGATCGATCACGACCGTCGTCAGCCGGTAGTAGCTGTGGAGTTCGAGGCCCGACCGAACGATGTTCTGGGCGGCGAAGTAAGAAACCTCGACCGTGGACGTCTCCGTCGGCAAAACCGGGTTGTCGATCTTCTGGCGAGCAACGTCGATGTCCCCCAGATTGACGAGGGTCACTTCTCCCGTGGGACCGAAAACCGACTCGACCGGAACGAGGATGCCGTTGATGTAAACGGTAACGTCAGAAGGCGAGTTCGCAGGCGTCGCCCGGCTGTAGGGCGGTTGAAAGACCGCCTTCACGATAGGCTGCGAGGTCCGCAGAGTCCACCGCCGAAGGTTAGGGGCGTCACCTCGGAAGATCCAGCCGGTATCCCAGGGGATGACCTCCCGGTGAACCGGAACCATGTCGGTGAGGTCGCGGTAGAACCCGCCGCCGACGGGAAGGGCGTTGAGCCGAAAGTAGGGTCCACGGTCGGAGGCGTCAGAGCGATAGACGTTGACGCCTACGACCGTGTAGATGCTGTTTCCCGCGAGAAGGGCGGGGTCATCCCAGCGGATGTCCAAGATGCCCGTGATGAAAGGACTGACCGCCTGACCGTTCTGCGGAGGCAACGGTCGGTCGGTTGATGTCGGATCCCATCCCTCGGGCATGGCCCCCTCCTGGTGTTCTCAACCCCCGTCGGGGGCAGGTACTGCAACGGGTCCGTTCACGAGAATCGCACCCTCGGGCGTCACCGAAAAAGCAGCACCCTCGGGAACACCCACCTTTCGAGCTTCTTCAGTCACAAGAGCCTCTCCCTGAGCCTCGATCTGAGCGAGATTCGACATGAGCCGAGTCTTGCGGACCTCCAGCATCCCGATTTCAGTCACGAGGTCACGCCCAGATTGCCGGAGTGCCTGCATGGCTTTCAGCTTTTGAGGGCTCAGGTAACCCTTGATGCGAGGATCGCTCGAAGCCTCGGACGAAGTTTCAACAGGAGTGGGGATCTCGGTGTCGTTCATTCCGGGATGTTACCCTCAGACCGACGGCGACCCTCGGCCCGAAGCCAGACAAGAAAGTTGATCAGGTGTATGCCTAGACGGCTCTGGACTTCTAGCCTCGTAGGAGGGGTGATCTTCCCTTGGATGAGCTTGAACGTCCAGTAGGTCGTTCCGTCCTCGGCCTTGTATTCGTAGATTCTAGGGAGTCCCATAGACCTTTCCCTTGGCCCGAAGGTCTTTCCACTCGTCGTAGAGGATCGGGTCTTTGACCTTGGTGGGGAGCTTTTTGTCCCAGCCGTTTCTTCGTGCGTAACCTTCGATTTCTTTCGCCCTTCGATCTTCGAGGGTCTTCTGGATAGCCGACAGGTCCCTCTCGATCCGACTGATCGCCGTCGTCGCGGTCCCTAGCGTCAAGGTACTCGTCTCCGACTTCGGGAGAGGTAGCCGTATGACCGTAACCTCTTCGGAAGGGAGCGGCGAGGGAAAGCTCACGAATAGCACGGAAACAAAGATCGTCGTGAAAATGACCGCTAGGAAAAGCGGCTTCCGTAAATCCTTCATCACTCCACGGGCCTCTTGTTCAGAAGAACCTTGATCTCGACCAGCTTTTCGTTCGCGGACTTGACCTGCTCCTCCAGTCGAACGAGCGCCGTGGCGTGACCCCGGGTCGCCGCCACCTCCTCCGTTATCTGCTGGATCTTCAGTTCCTGCGTCGTCTGCTTGGACTCCAGCCGAACCCCCCACAAGAGGAGCGGTAAGACGGAAGCCGCAAGAACTTTGAACAGGATCTCAACCCAGTTCAGCGTGACGGTAACTTCGTTCCCCCGCCTCGGTGCAGATTCGGGCATCGCGATCTCCCTCGAAAGGAGACGGACTATAGGAGGACTAGGCTCAGTCCCAGGAAGGGTCTTTCGTCGGGTCGCTTACCCAAGGATGATCCGGTCCCGCCCCGCGACACCAGATCGAATCCTCGGGGGACCATCGAGTACGGGCCGTCCCCCGCTTCCCATGCTTCAGGGCGTACTCCGCCTTCATGGCAGAGACCTTTCCGGAATAGGGACCGTACAATGCACGGGCGACCCACGGGCGATGCTTTGACGTGTACTTGGCTCCGCCGACGATCTCACCGTTGTGCTGGCGAAGTCGCCGGACGGGATCTGTGGTACAGCCGACGTAGTGGAAGCCAGGGAGTCCTCGGGGTCGAGGCTCTAAAGACTGGAGGACGTACACATACCAGACTGAACCGCCTTCCCAAGCCGGGGATCCTGCGGACCGTCCACCTCGGTCACTCGAACCTTGTGCTCCCGCAGATACTCCAGTCCATTCGCCCCGGCGTACCCGCCCGCGACCACGATGACGTGGACGATTCCCGCGTGATGGACGAGCTTGGCGCATTGGAGGCAGGGCTCGCCGGTCACGATCAACCAAGCCCCTGCTGACTTTACCCCGCCCGCCGCCGCGTTACAGATGACGTTCATTTCGGCGTGGACGCACCCGATCTCGACGCGCGTCCCCGAAGCGACGGGGAGGTTTTCTTTGAGGAGCCGGGCCTTCAAGGCATCTGCTTGATCGGGAGACCCCAAGACCCGCCCGTCTGGATAGAGGGCAGACTCCCAAGATTGTCCCGAACGAATGTGGACGGCGCATTGGTCTCCGAAAGAACGGATCTCGACCTGATCGGGAGCGAGCCCGTCGCGAAGACAACGGTGCCCCCCGCAGAGAGACCCTCCTCCACGGGGAGCACCGTTGTAGCCGTCCGCGAGAACGACGTTACGCTCGGGGTCGAGCAGAAGGGCACCGAAAGACCTGCGAGGGCAATTCGACGCCTTGGCCAGCAGAAGGCACTGCTCAATCCGAACCCGAATGTGCTTGTCCTTCATGTCTCGATGATGCCCAGTTCCTCGGCTTCCTTGAGGGCGATGACAAGCTCCGCGAACGCCATCAGGACAGGACGGTGCCGGAACATCGGAGTGTTCAGTCGAATCGTGATCTCAGGAGGACGAGGCGTTTCGTCCTCCACTACCGTATCCTCTTCGGGGATCTGGGGCAACACCCCGTTATCGGACAGATGGTACTTGAGTTCGTCGACTCGCATCTTCGACGCCCCCTTGATGCCCCTCTGCCTTGCCAGCTTGACGAGTTGAAGCCTTGTCATGCCTCTACATACCCGAACCTGAAAAAACCATCAGGGTAAAATGACGATAGCCGGTCCCCCAAAAAGGCCCCCGAGTTGCGATACACCAGCCCCCCACAGAACCCGACACCCGGGGTTCACCTCTACCTCATCCAGAGCCATACGACGGGGGCCGTGAAGATCGGTCGGTCGAGGGATCCGGAGCGTCGCCTCAAGCAGCTTCAGACGGGAAGCCCCTACAAGCTAAGAATCATCCTGGTGCTCAAGGATCAAGGGCACCTGGAGGGGATGCTCCACGAGCGACTGCGACGCGGACGGACGAGAGGAGGCGAGGAGTGGTTCGCCTACGACTCGCTGCCCGAGCTTCCCGAGTGGATCTGGGATAAGCTCGATCTGGAGGTCGTGGACTGGTGGTGGACTGAGACGGGGTGCTGCCCCCCGATCAAACCAAAGGAAGAGACTTGACCTACGGCTTACGAGTCCTGAAGAATCTCGATTCGGGTCGGATTTCCGGTCTGCATCTCGTAGCGCAACATCTCATCCGTGAGCTTTCGGATGTCCGTATGCCGGGCCAGCTCGACCCCATTGTGATTCTTCAGGACATAGACCGGCAGAAGGCTCTTTTGGGGCTTCCGGGGCATCCGGGGATCCTGTTGGATGAACTCAAAGGTCTCCGGGGTCATCACGAGATTGACGTAAACGTAGCCCCCGGTTTGACCCTGGACCACGACCATCCCATCAGCAAGAGAACGGGAGGTCGTATCCGTGTCCACAGGGGAAGGCTTACCCAAGCCGCCTCCGCCCCAGTTACCGTACTGGATGGACCCGACCAGCTTGGGAGGATTCAAGCTGACCATACCGAAGAAACCCCGGCTGCCCTCGTTACCTGGAGAAGCCATCGAATACTGGGTGCTCACCCTCACGTTGACCAGACGCTTCCGGAAGCCTAGACCGCCCAATACGGTCTTGAGGACAGGAGGAAGCAGCTTCGTCTCATAGGTGGTATCCACCGCGCGCCTGGCAAATCCCGCTTCCCTCAGTAGGGGCAACAGATCGGGCCGCAGATGAGGCTGCTGGTGAGCCAGTCGAATCAGCTTGGAACGTAGAATACCCACGGTCGAACCCTCTCCCGCAAACCCGTGTGGGAAGCGTCCGTCACATCTTTCCGCGAAGGGCCTTCTCCATAGAGATTTCCCAGTCGTCCCAGATCAGCTTCCGAGACTCGGTGTCTTCCGTGCCCAGGTGGCTGTACTTTTTAATCAGTTTTTCGATGTTCTTGTAGGATTTGACGGTAGCCATGACGGCGTCGTCGATTTCTTTTCGGATCTCAGCTTCAGCCCTAGCAGTCTCGGGGCGGGGAAAGAGTTCATAGACCGACAACTCCAGATCATCATCCATAGAAGAAGCCTCCCTCAGTAGGGGCAGCAAGTGCGGGCGAAGGGTAGGCTGCTGGCGAGCCAGTCGGATCAGCTTGGAACGTAGGGTGCTCATCACTTGATTGAGTGCATTGAACAAAAAGCGAGACCCCCGTGGGAATTCGGGAAGCGTCTGTCGTTTTGTGGCTAAACCGGGCTCGGTCACGAGTAGCTATGGCATGAAGGTCAACGGTTTCAACTACAAGGCGACTAAGACCGTCCCCGCCAAGGTGGCGGAGGGGCGCTGGGATGTCCCCCGCGCCTTCCAGGGTCAGATGGTGACCCTGGAGTTCGCGGCGGACGACAAGTATGAGAGCGGGCCGGGAGCCCGCTTCATGCGCGTCACCGACGCCGCAGACAAGACGACCGAGTACTACCGGCTGGTCCGGCCCCGGTAGTATCAGAGGGCCTTGTGCCCTCCCGGGAGGGCGCCTCGACATCTCGCCTCCCACCTGATGAAGTCCCGGGGCTGTTTCGTTGTCCGGCTCCGGGGCTAAAGCCCGCTACCCAAAGGGTACGGGTTTTGAGGCGTCCTCTCTGGAGGGCACAAGGAGGGGCTATGCCCTACGGCTCACTGACCCGCGAGATGGAGCGGGTCGTCGCAAACTTCGTCTGGAACCGAGCCGTCTGGGATCTCGGAGCAGGCGACCTTACGCACACGAGAGCCCTCCTGGGCATGGGCGCCTCCCAGGTGGTCGCGATAGACCGGACGCCCATGAACCTCGGGGTCTTCTCCCGCGAGCCTCCGGAACTGGTCGTCCGAACCGAGTACTTTGAGGCGACTGCTCGCCGTCAGGAAAGACCGGACGTAGCCTTCTTGGCTTGGCCGGTCAACTGGAAGTCCCCAGGTCTTCTGGAGATCATCGAAACGAGCCCGGTCGTGATCTACTTGGGCTGCAACACCGGAGGGTCGTCCTGCGGGACGCCCGACCTGTTTCGGGCCTTGGCCCGGCGAACCGTCTTGGCCGAAGTCCGCCATCCCCAGAACGATCTGATCGTCTACGGGGGAGAGGGGAGCCCGCGCGATCTGAGACCCGAGGAACGAGCGGCGTTGTCCGATGACGTTGTGCCTTGGACACCGACCTGATTTCGATCAGGTCGGTGTCCCAAGGGACTTCACTTTGCCGTATCCGTCGTGAAGTGCTCCGCCGAAGTGAAAACGCTCAGGACAAGACCCCCAGGAAGAGCATAGAACATCGCCTCCTTCTCATCCTTGGAGAGCTTCACCGCCGGATGACTCGAAACGAAGTCATCCGGCGTCATGGCCTTGGCCCCAAGAGCATCTGGAACAAGCCCCGTGGCCCCAACGTAGAAGGCCAGCGGGATGATGTCTTCGGAGTAGATCGCTTCGATAGCGGCGTCCACTTGCCGAGAGACCCCGAGAAGAACCTCGCCCACCTTGTCTGGTGCCGTGACCCGATGAGCCAAGGCATCCAGCACGGACGTCGAATCAACACCGATAGAAGAAAGAAGGTCTTTGAGGGCACCCGTCGAGTCGAGACCGAAGACCTCGGCGTAGATCGGATACGTCAAGGCGTCGATCTCATCCAGCTTGGTACGAGAAGAAAGCGCCTTGATACCCCAGACCCCCTTCTGGGAAAACATCGAAAGGAGAGGCTTCTCAGCAGCCTTACCGTCCTCCCCCGTGAACGTGAACCTCCGCTGGAGATAAGCGTTGCCCGAGTAAAGCTCTGCGACAGAGCGGATAGACGGGATGCCCATCTTGACCTTGTACGAGGTCCGAACATCGACCTCGCCTGCCGCCAGCGCAGCCTTCAAGTCCGCATGGGCCGTGGTCGTGGGAGGGCTGAAGTACAGAGCGGGAGTGAGGTAGTGCCGCTTCAACTCCACGATCTGCTCAGACGTGAACACCTCAGACGCCTCACCGGAAATGCCGTTCAGGATCTTCTGAAGGACCGTGAGCTTCAGAAGCCGGTCATACCCCTGTGCCGTGATGCTGCCGACCGGACGGTCGTAATCGACCAACGGGAGATCCGCAAGATGGATCTCGGACCCCTGATTGGGGTCGAAGTCCCCTTGAGCGACCCCCAGAGACTTGAGATCCGAGAAGCACCGCTTATCGGATGTCCTCACCTGTAGACGCCCGACGTTGACCTGTCCGTCGGACACGAGCGTGTAGTTCTTGAAGTCCTTGAGATCGAGCTTGATGCCTGCCACCTCTGGGATGACCGTCCCAGCGGAGTCCACGAGGTCAACATCCTGCACCAGACGCAGATTGACGGTGGCCGTGTCTCGGTTGATCTCGACCCCGGAGACCGGAACCCACTCCTCCTTGGACCGGAGCTTGGTCGAGAAGTCCGGCTTCGTGACGGAACCATCCGACTCACGGGTGCCCGGAATCCTCTTCACCCCTCGCCGCTTGTAACCGTCCAGCAGGGTGGGCATATGCACCCGCAACGAGCCCTTGTGCTTCGCAAGCACATCCAAGACAGCCAGGGTGTTCGTGGATGCCCCCGAGAGCCCATAGGAAGGGCTCTGGTGAACGGGAGTCGTGAGGTCGCGGAACAGCAGGGTCTCGACGGCAAGCGCCCAAGAGGCTACCTCCGCGTTGACCATCGCTCGGACGTGCGGCCCGATTAGGTCAGGGATCCGAGTGGTGATCATGGCGTACTTGGCCGGATTGAGGTTGCCCAGGGCGATGTTCGACCGGCAAAAAGCCAAGAGAGCATCCAGATCGTTCTCGGAAGCGGGGGAGGCCGCGTAAGCCGCCTCATCAACGCGCCGATACCTGTAAGCCGTCATGTCGTCATCTGCCGAAAGCCCCCGGACCATCAGGGATGCGGTGCCTCCAAGGATCTTGCGAGCCTTCTTTGAGACGAACGTGACGAAGTCAGCAGAGCCCAGCCCCACCTCGACCGTGGGAGCTACGCGACCACCAAGAAGTCTCTGGGAATCGACCAGGGCATCGTAGACGCCTTTGGCGGAGGTTGCCTGAACACACTTGCCGGAAAGCTGGTTCGCTACCGCCGTGAGGAGAGCGAAGTCGCAAGAAGAGCGATACGCGACCGTGTTGCAGAAGACGTTAGGGTGAGCCGCAATCTCCCGTGCGGCCTGGAGCAACCGCTGGCTTTCCGCGAAGGGCGACGGATCGTTCGCGTAGCCATCCGAGTGGAGGGAAATCGCGGTGATCTCGTCGTCGTGGATCAACTCCTCGGCAGCCTCAAGTGCCTGGGAGATGCAGGTCAAACCGCGCGTATGAAGCGAGCGGATCTCCCGTAGCGGAAGGCTGCCTGGAGCAAGAACATCTGCCACGGTGATGCGGCTGAAGTGAACCCGACAATCAGGGTTCGACGAATAGGTGATGAGGGAGATCAACTGAGAGGGGTCATTGAACTCCTGTGCAGTAAAGACCTTCTCGACGGTCGAACGAACAGCCTCCATGTCCCCGTACATGGATCCCGACACATCGAGGATCGCGATATGGTGGCTGGCTTTCGGTCCCGGAGTCGTCGGCGCAGAGACCGCTTCGGACTCGACCAAGTAGTAGGTCGTGGGGTTTCCCTTGAGGTTGTGGAGTGCGAACTTGCTGTGCATCTGTCCGTCCTTTCGTCCTGCAAGGCACTACTCAAAACGGACACGGTTCCAGACAAAAAAAATCACCCCCTCACACGTCGCACCAAGCCCTCCTGTGTACACGCTGGGGGCTCCGTTATTTCTTGGATAACCCGGCTAAGACGAGCCATGACAAAGACCAAATACCCTCGGACATACCATCTTCCGTGGTCTCTAGGATCCACGTCTGACGACAAGACGCACAGCCTAGAAACCGTCGAGAAGATGTTTGAGGGCAAAGAGGTCGTCGTGACTGAGAAGATGGACGGGGAGAACACCACCATCTACTCGTCAGGCGAATGTCACGCTCGGTCCACGGAATCAAAGGGGCATCCTTCGCGCGACTACGTCAAGGGCAAGGCTCGCGAGATCGGTTGCATGGGGGCGCCCGATGGTTGGCGGTTCATGGGGGAGAACCTCTACGCCAAGCACTCCATCGCGTATGACCTTCTTCCCGACTACTTCGTATTGTTCGGGGTCGCAGACGGGAGCAACAACGCTCGTCCTTGGGACGAGGTGGAGGAATGGGCGAAGCTGTTGGACATCCCTCACGCCCCGGTCGTCTGGCGCGGACGGTGGGACACCAAGAAAATCATGGGGCTCTATCCGTTCAAGTCCCTGTTCAGTTCGTCGGCTCCAGCAGAGGGCTACGTCGTGCGGGTGGCGAAGGCGTTCCCGATGTCGCAGTTCGACAAGCACGTTGCGAAGTTCGTCCGAGCGGGCCACGTCCAGACCTCGGAGCACTGGATGCACCAGGCGATCACGCCGAACATCCGCAAGACGTCTAGCCTTCGAGGCCAAATCGTCCGGCTGGCTTACCAAAAGCCAGAGTTTCGACCTGCTCTCCTCCCCTTGTTGAAACGTGCCAAGTCCTACAGTCGCGCGTATGATGCCGTGAGCGACGACTACCGCAAAGGGGAGATCACGGTTTACGAACTGAACTTCTTGTACGCACTCATCGAGAAGGCGAAGTCGGAGCAGGAAGCCATGCGGATCGTCCAAAACCACCGCCGAGGACGGTATCCCTGACCCCCAGCCCTTTCGTTAGCCTTCTTATTCCCCGTCTTGGGGTATGAGCCTACGATCCAAGGTCATCCGCCTCGCGCACCAGCGTCCTGAGCTTCGGTCTCACTTGCTGCCCCTCTTGAAAGAAGCGTCGACGTCGATATACGACATGTCCTGGTATGACGTGTCCAAGCCCACCCGCCAGAACCCGAAAATGGAAGGGCTCTACCAAAAGGCTCTCGCCAAGATGAGGAAGAGCCCGTGGCTCAGGAAGTACGTCAAAGAAACAGGGAAACGCCGGGTGGAGGAGTCATACTTCATGGGGTACGACTTCAATGTGGATGGACCACTCGACGCTAATCTGGACACCTCACTCTTGAACTATATCAAGAACAAGTGGGGTGGCGATTACATCGCGTTCTTGAGCCAAGACCCAAGCATCAAACTTCCACTCAAACAGCTTTTTCAGGTGTTCGAGAAGGGAGAGATAACGAACCTTAGCAAATACCTCGACGACGTTGACCCCACAGGTCACTACGAAATTGCCGAAATGCGGTTCGACCGGATGCGAAAGACGATCAACGAGCAACTCGCAAAAGACCTGCTTATCACCATCCAGATCCACCTCCATGCACCCTGAGCGAATCACATGGCAAGCCTACGATCCAAGGTCATCAGGCTGGCCCACGCCAAGCCTGAGCTTCGCCCCCACCTGTTGCCCCTTCTGAAAACTGCCGTGGACATCATCCCGATCCGGCCCTTCGTGCGGAACACGCACACTGAGACCGTCGCAGGAACGAAATACGTCCTGTCCACGCACTCCGGAAGCCTGGCCGGAGACACGGCTGAAGAGCCCGAGGTCGGCGGACCCGGCGCCCGAGAGATCCGCGTCCGAAGTGGGCCTCAATGGAAATACCTATGGGTGTACGACACGGACAAACAGGAAGTGTCCATGTGGCGGGTGACGGATGGAAACCTCAAGGAAGTAGGTGGGGCTCGTGAGTACGCAGGACTGATCCGGGCACTGGATAAGAAGAACGAAATCAACCGGGTGACCCACCAAGAATACAACAAGATCGAGCGGGAGATGTCCCGTCGCGAAGATGAAAACGCCCGTGCCTTGGAACAGTGGGTCGAGGAACTCAAGACGGACACCCAGCGCAAGGTGGACGACCTAGTGCGAGAGTACTTCGACCGCGAGGTTCGCCCTGCGATGGACCGCGCTCTCTCAGACGTAGAGCGCGGAGTGACGCCGCTGGGGTTCAAGGCCGACCCTGAAGGGTCTTCAGTAGAGCGACAAGCCAAAGCGTTCGTCACGGGCAAGCTGTACGACAAACTGTTGAATCTCGACCGGGTCGACGCCTATGTCGCTCGCAAAGGCATTGATCTCAAGAGCATCGACATCCAAGCGACCCAGTGGGCGCGCGACGACGTGTGGATGGATTACATCCGGTCGGCTCTTCGGTAAAGCCGTTTAGTCGATCCTCCGTTACGCCATCAAGCCCAACGAAGAAGACGCAAGTCCCGAGAACCACAGGAAAAAAGGCAAAACGAGGAAAGACCTCGGGAAGCGAATCGAACTCGCTTTGCGCCAACGTGAAAGGAACGAGACCCCAACCCGGAAGATAGGAGGGCCGTTCAGCAGCTTACCGAAGAAGAGGAAGCAAGTGGGGTCGAAGGTCCGAACGAGCGTAAGCGAGGCGGACCAGACGAGAACGTAGATCGCTCATGTTAGACGAAGAAGATAGGGGGAGTAGACGCCGGGCGTACCGAGAGGCGATACGCGGAGCGGGGCTGTCTGCAAAAAGAAGATCCCTATCATCGAGTTCGGTGTAGACTGCCTTCAAGATAAGCGCCCGGTTCCGGGGCGTAAGCTCCTTTTCGATCTCCTGCCAGCTAGAACTGAGCCTTAGTATTGTGTCCATTAGCCTCTGATTAGAGCCGTCTACAAGCGGGCGCAATTGCTTGGCCAGACGCACCGCGTCATCCGCGATCTCCTGCATTTTCGCCCGAACCTCAAGCGGGTCGTTGTAGTACATTGATAGAACAGAGGGATCCGAGTCGAGCTTCCCCTCCACTTCTTTGGAGGAGTACGTTTGCTTAATGCGTTCGTTGAGGAGAAAATCTGCGATGTGGGTGACCTCGTGCATCAGAGTCATGTATAGCCCGTGAGGTAGATTAGTGAGGCTGGTATTCCTCCAACCCATGCGATCAAAGACTGGTTGACCGAAAAATTCCCTAGGAACCAGATACTCTTTCGGGCTTAGGTCGCCGTTTATGAACAACTGGATATCAAAAGTATTGTCGGAATACTTTTGAGCCTTCCCTCCGACAACCGCCAACCCCACCCCCTTGATTTTGGACCCAGCCGGGCGCGCGTGGACATAAACCTTCACGTTGCGCGAGCGATACCCGTCCGCCGTCTCGACACGAAGGTCGTCCTTAGCGATATTGCGAACAGACCCAATCGGAGAGTCCTGATCCGGACGACGCCTTAGCCATTTCTCGATTTCCGGAACGAGAAAATGAATGATGGAGTTAATTAGGGACTTGTCAATTGTAATCGGTCGAGCCGCTTGACGATGACGCATACCTAAAAGACGCTAGAGAAAGAATAATGACGAATCCGAATCCCGTAACGTCTGATCCCCTCCGCTCGCCCTTCTATAGAACCCTGCGTATATGAGCCTACGGTCCAAGGTCATCCGTCTCGCGTTCTCCAAACCTGAGCTTCGATCCCAACTCCTCCCTCTGCTGAAAAAGAGAGGCGGAGAACTTACCGTTACAGGGAACAGTCGAACTTCATCAGGCCCCCGACGAGAAGGACCGCGAGAAAAAACCTCCGCTTTCGACGGCTTTGAATTCTTCGACGTCGGAGAGGAAGACCCCTCACCCCCTACGACCAGGGCGATCTCCGAGATCGAGCGCAAGATGGGAAGCCCTTCCCAGGTACTAGACGCCCGTCCGCTCATCAAACCCGCCGGACTCGGTCTTCTCGCGGAACCTAGCGTCCGCTACTGGAATCGAAAGGCGTGGCTCGTCTTCACGAAGACATCGAACAAATCGGGGGCGCTCAAGGCAGGAATCAAAGTACAGCAAAACCTTACAGGGAAAAAAGCCCTCAGTTCATCCGACCCCTACCTCCATCAGCTTCCCCTTTACGCGGTGAGCCAAGATGGGGAATGGGTCGAGATCGAACCCCTTCCGGAGAAAATCAAAGAGCGGAAGGGTCCGACCCTGAACGAACAGAAAGCGTTGATTGTTCGCCAGGGAGAAGACTTTTTCGGGAACGGGAGTATCCGGATCACGGGGAAGGAAGGGGCCTATAAACTCACGATCACCCCGAAAAGACCCGAACACAAAAAGCTGTTTCGCGATAGCACGGTGTCGGGGGCAACCTTCGAGGACCTGTCGAAACGCCTCTCCGAAGCGGTGAGAAAGGTCGAGACCCACCTAGCTACGCGCTAGTTATGCGATTTCGTCGAACCCCCTAGACCAACAACGGACTACCGGCACCAATCCGCTAGCCGAGCCCGAACCTCCTCGGGTTGAGTCTTGACCTCCGACTCCCAGATGACGAGGCAGGAGATTCGGATCGAAGCATACTCTTTAATCCTCGAAGCGACGTATGCGTCTCGCGGAAGACCTACAATCTCTTCGCGATGCCACCAATCGCCTATAACCTCGACGATCTTATTCGTTCGGACTTCGTTGGGCGGGGTTCCCGAATTGACGAGAGCGATTTGCTCCGGCGCGTAGACCACAAAGTCCGGGTTGCGGTTCTTAGGGACGCCGTCTCCTCCCTCGCATCGAACCCAATATGATCGATTTCCGGTGTAGTAGAGACCTTCAATTTTGAAGGCGTCCACGATCTCTTCGGGGCGGGTCTTGCGTTCTAATCCGAAGCCTTGAGGTACGGGAGATCCGTATTTCTGAATGTTGCTCTCAATCGTTTTTAACCGAAAAACCGGAGACTGATTCGGATTCGCTACCCCGAAACGATCAAGGTTCGTCTTTCGGATCTTCGCTTGAACCTCTGGTGAGGCGAAAGGATTTTCGACTCCGAAGCGTTCTAGATTAGTCGCTGCGACCTTCGCCCGTAAGGCCGGGACCTGCAAAGGACTCGGAGCCCCGTAGTTCCGAATCATCGAATCGCGAATCTCCCGTTTTACGGAAATTGCCTGAAAGACGTTCTCAACACCGTACCGGGCACGGACTGTCTTTTCTCGTTTTTGGCGAGTACCTTCAATCCGTACAGAGGCTCCGGGATAGGACGCGAGGTAAGACTCTTCAGTAAGGGAATGAACTTTCTTGAGATGGTCCATCATTCTCTTGAAACGAGCGTCCCTGCCTTCAGAGAAGCACAATTGACAACGTACCCAATCAGTTCCTTCGAGGAGCCCTTCCGCGTAGGGGCCTCGCTTGAAATATAGGTCCCAGTTGTAATCGGAAGGCGGAATACTAATCTTTGATGACCAACTCGGACAACCCGAAACGTGCTTCGGAATACCCTTGATAGGTAGCGTCTTCTTACAGGCCGGACAAGAAACGGGGTCGCTCATTCGACTAATCTAGCCGAAGATTCTAGTTACGTCTATCCCCTACCCGTATTTTCTTTGATGTCACGCCATCAAGCCCAACGAAGAAGACGCAAGTCCCGAGAACCACAGGAAAAAAGGCAAAACGAGGAAAGACCTCGGACTCAACACACCTCTACCTACATATGGTCCGAAGGCGCTTCGCACGCCCACCCCATACTTGGGCTGTTGTAGACCGCGAATGAACTTCACGGTTCGCGCCTTCGCCTCGGTGGCCTTGTCGAACTGGCCTTCGGCGTTCTGCTTGAGCGACTCGTACTTGCTCGACCTTTCGATGCTCAAAGAAACGCCGCCGATGCTGTAATCGAACTCGTCCGCAACCCAGTTCGCAGCAACGGCAAAACAGGCGTGCGTGATCGCCGCCCACATGACCGCCGTCCTCCAAGCAGGATACTCAGCGCACAGCTTGTCAAGGGTGTCCATACCCCGGGTCGAAGGGGGAAACATGTTCCACCAGTCGAGCCCTCGCTCCAGGTATTCGAGAAGCTCGTCGTCTTCCCAGATTCGACCGAAGATGCGGTTGAACTGGTCGATAGCCCCCTCGTGCTGGGGCGGACGGAAATGGTAGTTCTTATCGGGGTTGTTGTCACGAAGGAGAATCCGAAGCCTCCGGATGAGGTCTGTCTGACAAGGCGTATACTGGACCGCCGTTAGCTGGGTATCCGGGGTAACGACCTGCCACTCCTGAACGACCTGCTGGGGCGTCGAGTTGACGTACTGCTGGAACGTCCAACGAATCCTGTAAGTCCCCGGCGTCGCCGTCGGAGGGACCATGAGGGCTGCGTAGTACTCCCCGATGGCCGGATTGACCGGCGTCCGGGTCGCAGAGCCAATGAGGACTTCGACCTCGGGCGGACCCGGATCTACATAGTAGAGCGCGTAGGTGATGACGGCAGCGTTCGTCGCGATGCCGTTGGCGTCCGTGAGGAACAGGTCGAGATCCCCTCGCCCTAGCGTTTGCCCTGGGGTGAACGACATGTCAGTTCAACGCTCCTTCCCCCGGCCCCTTGACCAAGAAAGTCTCGGTCGGGGGAAGGGTGTCATCGGCTAGCTCTTTGAGGGTCGAAGAGAGCCGGTCCCGTATGTGCTCGATGAAAGAGACGTGTACGCGGACCCTCGCCACCACGACCCCCTTCTTATCCCTCTCAGAATAAGAGCAAAAATCGAGGAAGAGGTCCGACCCCTCATCTTGGAGGATCCGAAAGGCGTTCGCATACGCCCCCGCGACAAGGTCGTCAGGGACATGGAGAGAGACCCCGTGGACTCGACGATCAGTCATGGATGTTCTCTAGCCGGTCAAAGACCGTCTCGGAGAGGTAACAGAACCACCCGCAAGCCAGACACCATGAGGCAAGGGAACCGAGGGACACGACCTCCGTGAAGCCGGACTCGACCCAGAACATCCCCCAGGTTATCCAGCCACAATGAAGGCCCGTACAGAAGGCGCAGTCGAGGGTCCGGTCGAGGACTCCGAACCGCCCATAGAGGGGGTCGATCTTGCTCCTCAAGGCGAAGCACAGGCCCGAGGCCACGAGCAAGTAGAAGACCGGAGGAGCACCAGGGAGCATCGAATCAAGATACCGGCTCCCCATTCGGTTCAGGTATGCGTGAGGCTCTTCATCGCCCGACACTCGTCGGCATAGGTCATGGCGACGACTTTGGCCGTCCGATTGAAGTACTGCGTCTTGAGATCGCGAAGAACATTGGGGTCGGGGGCATCGAACTGGAAGATGACACGACCCCCGTCTCTCTCCGATCCCAAAAAAGTGACCCCGGCGACCTTCAAGTACGCCGCATAGTAGATGTCAGAAGTCTTGTGGATTTCGTTAGACATGGTACGTCCTGTTGACGGCTCTGGTCCACCCGGCGAGCGGACTGAGACGCCCTACAGCACGTTACCCTGCGCGTCGTAAACCACGAGGACTGGGTAAGTGCCACTGGACGGAATTGCCGTACCGTCCAAGGCATAGGCACGAGGGAGAAACGGGGTAACCGCCGCTGCGGTATAGGCGAAAACAGGATTGCGGAAGGTCACAGGATTCTTGTGGGCGGCGAGGTAGCCTGCCGCGACCGAGACGTGAAAGTAGCCGGACTCGATGTACGTCGGGAGAAGCCGGTAGCCCGGTTCCGTCGGGCCGACGAAGTACCCTTGGCTCACGAAGTTCTGGCCAGTAACCGTCGTGTTCTGACCCGCGACCAGCGTGGTCCGCTCCGCCAAAGACCGGAACTGGTTGAGCTGGTTGCAGACGATGGTGAACTCCGGCGTCCGGTACGTCTCACCCGCGAGAATCCGAAGGATGTCGAGAACCGACCCAAACGAACTGGACGCCGCTCCATCCAGGTCGGTGTTCGCCGTTCCGCCGACCCCGACGTTCACCAAGATGGCATTGATCGCTGCCAAGGTCAATGCCGAACCGGAGTTTGCTGCCGACTGGATTGCTGCCGCCTGTAGAACCGCGTTCGCAGCGGTCATACGGCCCGCTAGAGGCGCCGCCGTACCTCCCGGCTGCACCCGCTCCCGAAGGTATCCTGCGAGCCCGTAGGTGGTCGAAGGCGTGGCGAAGACATCGTTCCCGCCCCCCGTCGTATCCTCCACGACCGCATCCGCGATAGGGGACGTGTTCAGGCTTCCTGAAGAATAAGCCCCTAGCGCCAAGTTCGTCGTCCCCGGGAAGTCGAGCGAGTACCGGACGTAGTGGGTCTGACCCTCGGGGTCGTAGAACCCACGCTGCGACGTATTAGGAAACAGGTCGGTGATGTAAAAGTTCATCCCCACCAGGTCATTACGCCGAGGGATGATGAACATTTGGCCGGTCGGCATAAGACACGCACCCTTCTATTCAGAGCAAGAGGAGTCAGCTAGGCCACCCATAGAGATCCCAAGTCTCTTCGATGAAACGCAGTTCGTCGCGGCTCAAGATCCCAAAGGCTTGAAGCGCCTTCAGATCCCACTTCTCCCAAGCCCGTTCAATAGCACGCTCTTGCTCGATGAACTCTCTGATCTCGACTCGGATAGACGCTATACTGTCTTTCGCCCTCCCGCCCACTTCAGCCAGGATCTCGTCTACCATGCCCAGCGCCTTTTCTTCGGACATCTGCTTGGGATCTCTGAAACTCGAAACCTTGTCAGCCTTCAGCAAAGGCAAAACGTGCTCGCGAATCTCAGGATTGGAGCGGGCGAGTCGGATAAGTGACTTTCGTAGGTTCGACATTTTTTGTTTCCTCAGAGCGGGGTTCCGGTCTCGCTGTACACGGTCACGCCCCGCTGGACGTAGCTCGTGAGGTTCGCGCCCGTAACCGAAAGCGCCGTTCCCGTCGAGGCGACGTAAGTGAAGCCGGGGTTGAACCACGAGAAGGTGGCCGAATCCAGCTTCGACAGAGCCCCTACGCTCGCGGACAGCGTGAGATAGGTGTTCACATCAAAGCGACGGACGTTGCGGAAAGTCAGATCGCGAGTCCCCGACTGCGCCGGAGCCTGATACCGGACAACCGGAAAACCGTAGGCCGGATCCGCTCCGCCGTTCATCCCGCCACCGAGGCCGGTCGAAGGCGTCAGGTCGGGAGCCGTCACGAAAGCGCCGACGTTTCCCACGAAGGTCGCCCCGACGCCCGCCGCCACCACGGCGCCCGAGGACAGCCGGTACACCTCGCCGGAAAGCACGCGGAGAAGCCCAACGATGGACCCCGTAGACTGAGAGCTTGCCGCCGTCCCGCCCGTGAGGTCGGAGTTAGCGCACGTCGCCGCCACGAGACCGTCCACCACGGCTGCGGTAAGGGCCGTCCCGGCGTTGACCGCCGAAAGAATCGCGTTCGCGATGGTGGTGCAGTTGGCGACCGAGGGAGTGTTGTGGTTTCCGCCGCCCGCCGCCTGGTTGTCGATGTTCGACAGCAGGTAAGCCCGAAGACCGTAGACGGTCGAGGAGGCGGTGATGGGACCGGCCCCCGTGACGGTCGGGAGGTCGTTCTGGCGGAAGAACGATAGATAGCCCGTCTGTCCGGCGGGGTCATAGATCAGGTTCCGCCGCGACGAGTTCGGGAACAGATCGAGCACCTGAAGACCGTTCGGGCTCAGGTCGTTTCGCCCCAGGACGATAAAAGCACGGGTCATGGTTCTTCTCCCTCAGTAAACGCAGGGGAGGGGCTCCTTCACGGAACCCCTCCCCTGTTCAGAGCCAATCAGATGACGTTGCCGGAGGCGTCGTACACGGTCGCAGCCCGAGCCGAGGTCGAGATCAACTGCGACCCCTGGACGCCCTGAGCGGCACCCGCCGGAAGGCTTCCGAAGGTCACCCGAGCCGGAGCGTTGGTCGAGAACCAGAACTGGTTTCCCGAATCCTGACGTACCGTGATCGCGGGGCCGACGTTCGCGACCGGCGAGGTCATCCCGGTGAGGGCCACGCTCGCCGCGTCATTGATCGCCGTCCGAAGCGAAGCGGCGACCGCCGTCGGAGTCGCCGCACCCTGGGTGATGTCCGCGAACTGCTGGAGCGCCGGGTTCGCCGCACCCGCAATCGCGGTAAAGGCGACGCCGTTGATGTAAACCACGTCGTTCGTCGCCGCCGCGAGGCTTCCGCAGGTGATGGTGCTGGTGTTCGGCGCGTAGATGTAAGACGGGTTACGGAACGAGTACGAAGCCAGGTCCAGCTTCGAGAGCACGCCCGTCGCCGTGGACATCGCAAGCTCGCCCGTATCCTGAATGGGCCGGATACGCCGGAAGTTGACGTCCTGGGTTCCCGTCTGGACCGGAACGGTCGTCGGGATGACCGGGAGGCCAAAAGCCGCACTGATTCCGCCCGAGCCGAAGCCGAGATCCTGAACGATGTTCGGAGCGGTCACGAAGACGCCGACCTTGGCCCCGTGGAAGGCGCCGCCGCCGTCGCTCAAGGCCGCACCAGACGACACCCGGTAAACCTCTCCGGCGAGGATACGAAGAAGCTCCTCGACGACTCCAAGCGAGGTCGAACCCGGAGCAGTAGCCCCGGTGAAGTCCGACCCGGTGAGGAGCCCGCCCACGAGAGAATCGAGAGCCGCTCCCGTGAGCGGAAGCCCTTGGGCGACCCGGTTGAGGATCGCGATGGAGACGAGGTTAGCCGAGGCTACCGACATGGGGGCGTTTCCGCCGCCCGACTGATCGTCGATGGAGTCGAGCAGGTAGGCCCGGACGCCGTAGACAGTCGAGTTCACGGTCACGGGCGGACCCGCCGTGAGGGCGACCGCATCGTTCTGCGGGAACCAAGTCAGATACCCCGTCTGCCCCTGACCCTGATAAATCGGGTTCAGTTGCGAGGTGTTCGGGACGAGGTCGAGGACTTGAAGAAGGTTATCCTCCAAGTCGTTTCGGGCGAGACAGATATATGCACGAGCCATGATGGGATTCTCCTTTGTTTACCGGATCAAGCCAGCACGGCTCCGGCGTCGTCATACACGGTCACGACCCGGGTAACGGTCACCGGATCAATGGGGTCCGCGACCGCTTGGGTCGAGGTGAAGTAGTTCCAGGGGAACACAGGAGTCGGAGAGCTATTCGGGAACAAGGTCACCGGGGTCATGCCCGCGACGCCCGCAAGAACCGCAAGCTGACCCGTCGCCAGCGACCGCTGGAAAGCTCCGCCATCGTAGGTCGCGGTGTACGGGCCGACCGGACGGTTCTCCACGTCTCCGCCGATGTTGAGAGGGCGGATCTCGCCCGCCTCCATCGTGGTCCCGTTCACGAGGACCGGAACGGTGAAGCCGCCCCGAGGCGTGTTATCCCACGAGTTCGTGGCGCTCATCAGGTCGTTCGCCACACCCGTGAGCGGATTCGCCCGAGGCAATAGGTACTGACGCCCCGAAAGAATCGAAAGGACATCTGCCACGGTCCCGACCGACCGAGAGCCACCCGCGTTGGTAAGCTCGGTCCCGGTCGCCGCCGCCGCGAGGGCCGTGTTGATGTTCGCAAGGGCGAGAGGAAGGGCTCCGTCCACGCGGACCATGATCGCGGTAAACACCGAAGTCAGAGAGGCGACGGTCCACCGCTCGACCGCACGGAAAAGACGACCGAGCACCGTGTTCAGCGCAAGGCGCGTTCCGTTTGAGGACGCGAGCGAGACATCCCCGCCCGGACCACCCCGAAGCGTAAGGCCCGCTCCATAGCGAGCGGAGAGGGTCACGACCGCCGTGCCTCCGCTGACCGCGTGGGCGTATCCGAGGCCCGACCCGGCGACCATGAGAGCGATGCTCGCTGCGTCGGTGATGGTCGCGACAAGAGAAGTCGCCGTCTGGATGTCGGTTCCGCTCATGTCGAACGTCTGGTTCGCCGCGACGGCGCCGCCGTTGACCGCCGAGAAGACGACGCCCGCGATGGTCACGGTATCGCCCGCCTGGACTCCGGCGCAGGTAACGGTCGCGCCCGCCTGGAGCGTCCCGCCCGCCTCAACCCGATCAAGAAGGTATCCCGCAAGACCGTATACGTCTCCCTGAAGGGTTCCGTCCGCGTTGAAAGCGACCGGGGTGTTCCGGGGGCGCTTCAGGTAACGGGTCTGCGCCGGGGGGTCGTAGATGGTCCGCTGGGAAGCGTTGGGCTGAAGGTCGAGCACTTGGAGGGTGCCGTCCGGAATGTCGGTTCGGGCCAGGCAGATGTAGGGCATTTCGGTTCTCCCAAGGCCCACGGGCCTTCTTCAAGGAAGCCAAAGTTATAGGGAGCCTATTCGGAAAATCAGGACTCCATGTTGATGGCGGCGAAGATCGAGAAGGCGCAACCTCCCGCTCCTGATGCGCGAGCCAAGACGATCTCCCGAATCCCGCCCTCGAAGTTGACAGGCGTACCGTAAGCGATCTCGACCATCGGCAATCCGAGACCAGGGGAAACCAAAAGGGTAACGCCTGCGGCAGAATTCATGTTCGTGATGGTGATCAGGCTTGTAGGACGAGGCAGGACGATGTGCATCGGGAGAGGGATCTGGACGGTCTCATCTACGACCGGAATGTTCCCTGCGGTGCAGCCCGTATTAGAGGGGGCGATTCCTGCGAGCGACAGGGCAGGACGGCCCGTCTGCCAAAACATGACGGGAGGGATCACGAGGATCGGCCCCCGGATAGGTTCGCTGGCGTTGTTTACGGCGCCCGCCGGAACGGCCAGGAAACCGCCCGCCGCCATGCTGCTTTGCTGCATCCGGACGTACAGGATAGCGTCGTCAGCAGGCATCGGGCTCAGTAGCGCCGGGTTCACGAAGTCATCGGGGTTGAAGTAGTAGCGGGTCATCCCCCGATGAGATTCTTCGACTAGCTGGGTCCGGTCGAGCGTGCGGGAAACGAACGACGTTCCCCGAGTCGCTTCCGCAAACGCCGTCCCCCCTGACCCTGCGATCCCGCTCGTCGACAACGTCCCGTAGGCATCCGTCAGATTAGTCGAGCCCCAAAGCCGGGTCGCGTTGATCCCAGGAAGGTCTCGGACCTGAAGGTCGATGAAGTACCGGGACCGTTGAACGATGCCCGGAAAAACCTTGAACGGTAGGGGGTACGTCATGTGTCAGCCTTTTCCTTTTGAACGAGAGGGTCGTAAGAAGAGGTGTCTTTGCCGAGGCTTCCGGCGAGGGACTTCGCCTCGGACCACGAGTTCACCTGTTCCCCGTTCACGTTCGGGACGAGCTTCACTCCGGGAGCGTCCCGTCGCCGCTCTTCCGACTTCGCATCGAGACGACGGTTCTTACGGGCCATCTGCCCGTTGACCTTCATCGCCTTTCCCGGCCAGCCGTCTCCCTTGAGGACCATCCCGAGGTTGGCGGAAATCAAACGCTCCAGAGGCGAGCCACAACTCCCACAGGCTTGGGAGTTGTTGCAGTCCTTGATCGAGAGGACGCGCTCGCTCAAAATCTCACAAGAGGTGCAGCGGTACTCGTAGACGGGCATCAGTAGTCTCCTTTGCCCTCAAGATACCGCCGCGCAATCCGCTGGATGAAACCCTCGTCCCGCCACACGGAACCCAGAGAGGCCAGCTTTTTGGTACGTCCCGGAATGTCACCGTCTTTGATAGCATGGAGAGCGGCAAGAACGTGTTTGCAGGCTCCATGCTCCTTGTTGGCATCCTTGATTTCAGGTCGAGACGCCGTGCCCCGAGGACGACCATACAGGTAGTCGTGTTGGGTCGCCCAATGCTCCGGCCCCTGCCACTGCCAAAACGGGCAGGAGCAGGAGACCAGGACATCTACCTTCTTGGGGTCTTTCACGTCAGACCGCTTCGGCAACGCTTTGATCTTGATTTGATAAGGACCCTTCGATCCCGTCGCCTCAAAGGTCCAGGACATCGCGCGCGAATCCACACGCCGCAAACGGACTTTCACCTGTTGGGCTTTGCCGCGAAGGTCCGAGTCGCAAAGGGACTCAATGTCTGCGATCTTGTACGCTTGCCGGTTGACGAAGCCCTTGCCTTCGGGGATGACCTTGGCAGAACCCGGATTGTCCGTGATCTCGGTGATGTCGAGCGTCTGCCCCGGTTCGCCATGAGGCCAAGTCAGCGGAGAAGTCGCCCGGTCGAACTTCGACTCCGGGTCCATGTCCGGTGGACGCTTCTCGTAGAGGAAGTCTGCCGTCATCGTCCGGCGCTTACGCCCACCCTGAAGAGGTCCAATGTACGGCGACCCGTATTCCTCCCCCGGCATCCCGAGGGTCCGAGGCTTGTCCTGACTGAACGACTTTCCGTCGGGCGAAGATCCTGAAGAACCTGGCCCGTTGTAAGCGGGCTGCTTGAAGTTGCGAGAACGCGGCTTTGGGGCGACCGAACCACTGGGGACTTCTCGCCGCTGCTCACCATCTGGATTGTTGACGAACGTCTGGGCTCCGGGAAGGGCGCTCGCGGGCTCACGATAACCGAGGGCGGTCTTGATGGAGCACGGAGCACGGGGAGGGGAAGGATCTTTTCGGCCCGTCCAGTAAGTCGTGACGATCTTGGCAACCCCTTGACCAGCGAGCGAAAGGACAATGGTGACCTTGAGCTTTGGGTCATCCCACCGAACGGTACGACCCCGTTCCAATTCGGCCTTGTTGCGGTGGTACTCTGGGGCGTTCCGAGACTTTGCGTCGGACATCGCCTTGAGGAAGTTCTGGACAGCCTGCTTGATGACCGGAACAGAGACCGTTCGCAGATCCATCCGGTAGGCCGCGTGCGGCCCGATGATTACCTGCTTGAAGAAACCTTCGAGCCGCTCGGTATTGACATCGTACACCTTGGCGGCTGAAGGGTTGTCAAGTTCAGAGCCATCCTCGACCTCTTGAGTCAGTTGTTCCCTCAGAACGGGACTCCTGACCCGTTCATGGATACGCTGAACGACCCGGCATGGCCCCCCTGGTGAGCCTAGCGGGGGGTTGAGATCGGCACGTCGGATCATGGCTACAGCTTCCCGAGATAGCGCCGGGCAACCCGTCGAGCGACATGAGACTCCTTGGGTCGCGACTTCCCGAACGCAGAGGAGATCGACTCCTCAACAAGATTCTTATCGGAAAGTGACAGCCGAGACTCCAGGAAGTCTTGCCCCATGCGAGACAAGGCCAAAGACGTTCGATCAAGGTCGGTGATCAAGTGGTTGAGCCGCTCAGGGAGAGCGACGATCACATCCCCGGCGACTTCGTACAAATGGTCCCGCTGCTCGGACTTCTCCACAAGCTGAGAAGCGCGGTTGATCATGTGCTGGAGACGATGGGCCTCCAGACGAGCGGAAGTGACCCCCTCGGTCAACAACGCCCAGGCAGCTTGGCTATTGGCTTTTTTGGTAGGCATGGGGGCTCCCTATGAGAGCCCCCCGATAGATAGGCTAGCGGGACAGGTCAGACAGTCTTACCGGCACGGATGAGCTTCGACTGGATCTGCTTGGCGACGCTCGGTGTCTCGACCGCGAGAATCTGCTGGATGATCTCAGGCTGATCCCCGTAGTTCTTTACCGCGAGATCCACCCGCTTCGACCAATGAAGCGTCTTGTCCCAAGCAAAACCCTCGACGTTCTGACCGACGATGGAAGCCTCCGGCTTACCACCGGCTACCAAAGCATCCGGGAGCAGTTCATCCAGGTCCGACCCGGTGCGGGTCTCAGTCACGTCGCCCGTCGTCCCCGACGGCTTGGCGGACAAGCTCTCGCCATCGACCACCTGAGTCGCCGTGCCCTGGGGAAGATCATGCTCGAAGTCTTCCTCGACAGGGGGCTTCTCAGAAGCGGTCACGACCGTCTTCTGCTTCGCTGCCGCGAAGGACGCCGGAACCTTCGGCTTCAGGGTCGGAAGCGTCGGACGCTTGGAGCCCCCCACCGGCTTGACTGCCGCCTCGACATCCTGAGCCGAAACCTTCGATACGTCGAGCTTCTGCGCCTCGACCCGCGCACCCTCGGCCCCGACCGCAACCCCGACGGCAGAGGTCTTGATCTTCCCGACGACCTCCCCGCCCTGATCATCCTCAGAAGCCTTGATGGCGAACTTACCGTCTTTTGAGCCCTTGGAAGAATCCCCCAAGGAATCGTGACGCGCTCCGCCATAAGCGACGGTCGGATCCTTGGGCTTCGGAACAGGCTGGGAGAGCGCCCTCGCCAGGATCGCCCGGTTCATCGCCTCCGCCTCTTCGGGCGAACGGGGACGCCCAGTAGGCAGTTCTGGCTCCTTGATCGCAGGGACATCTGCTTCGACAGAAGAAGTTGAGGCGACAGGGGCAGCATCCTCCTCATCGACGACCGTGTTCTGATCGACAAGGGGCTTCTGGACTGCCGACTTGGCGAAAGACGCCCGGATGACCTCGCCATCCTCGGCTGATCCAACATCGGGATCCTGACGGGCCAGGGTGATCCGGTCGTGAACCGCCTCCTGAGCCGCTTTCCGTCGCTCTTGGAGCGACTTGACGTTCCCGACCTCCCGCTCATCATCCTGAGCGTTCGCCATCCTGAGCGCCGGTCCTCGCTCGTTACCAGAGGTCTTGGCCGGACGAACCTCGACGTTCGCTGCCTTGGGGATGTAACGGCTGACGTTGTCGTCCACCGGGACGAGCCATCCAGCCTTGATCGCCCCTCGAATCGAAGGGGCTCCGATGGACTCCCCCTGATACTTCAGGGTCTGCCCATCAAACTCGACCTCATCCCCATCCCAGATGTCCCGCTGCCGCTCCCCGAGGTGGAACTTGGTCGTGGCGCGAAAGGCGACGAACTCGCCTCGCTTGAACTGAATGTCCGGCATCTATCCTCCGTAGTCGTATGAAACCGTACCCCGACCAAAGACGGGAGGACGGTAGACGAATCGCTGCACCTTACCTTGGGCTCACGAGAAAATGACCGAATTCCTCCCGCAACGAGGCGAGCTTCTTCTGATGAGCCTCCTCCAGCCGGGACATCTGAGCATCGAAACGGGTTTGCGCGCTCTCGCGAAGCCTGGATCGAATACCCGACAAGACCTCCTCTACCAGAGACTTGGTGAGGTCCTCTTGACTGACCCCAAGAGCTTCCGCTTCCAAAGAAAGCAGTGGGCCTAGTTCACGAAGCACTTCGGCGTGAAGGGGATGAGGACTGGCAGGCGTTTGTACCATGATCGAAGAAGGCTCCTTTGCTACGGCAGGGGTACGAGGGCTGACGCTCATGTCGTCAATACCCTCTAGCTCAGATTCCGAAAACACCAAATGGGGCGGGAGCTTGAAGGCCCCTTCCTTTTCGATGAAATCGACCTTGAACTCCAAGGTGCTGACCGAGGCACCGACGTTTGCTTTAGCCCGGAACCCCTTACGCAAAAGGGACAAGGCGGCTTCGATCTGCGAGGGGGACAGGGAGGTAGCCCCTTCAAGAGACGGACGCCTTTCCCGGGAAGTCCTGGGGGTCGGCTCCGATACGATGAAACGCGCCCCGCTGCTCATCGCACCGAGAATGAGCAACGACTTCCAGTAGGGCTTCGAGTGGGGCGACAGCAAATAGGGCAGGACACCTGAACGCCCCAAGGACGTGAAAAGCTCCTCGCCCTTCTCGTAGGCAGTAAAGAACGGGCGGTCCTTGGTCGAGGGGTCGGGTCGGAAACAGATCAACATGGTCCGAGTCAGGACGGTCAACTGAATCGCCGCTTCGTTCCAAGCGCCAGTCGCCCTGATCCCCCGCGCCTCCGGCCCCAGACACTCCCGCAGATCACGCTCGATACGGGCGAGATCGAAGCCCGGGAAGTTCCTTGCCGGGTCCTTCCCCACGGGCTTATGTGCGCGATACTCAAGAAACTGGGAGCCACACGCAGCAAGAACAAGAGCAGACCGCCATGTCATCGAGCTTTTGACGGTAGTCGAGGGCTTCCAGAATTCGTAGTCTCTGAGATCGTACATGAGACCTCCTAGCCCGAGTACCCGAACCGGAGGAGGAACCAACGAAGGCGTGATACGTTTTTTCGTGCTTTTTGTGGCTAAACCGGGCCGGGTCGCGGATAGCTATGTCATAGCAGGGACGACGCCAATAATCGGTCGGCCCATCCGGAGTGAGCGGATTGCTCCGGGTGGTGGAGGGGTGCAAAGGCCCCCCTATCCTGGTGGCCGCGTGGGACGCGAGGTCGCCACCAGGGAGGACGAGGTCAATCCGCTGGGCCGTCACCCCCTACCCGGGGGTGACGGGCCTTTCGAGGATTGAGAGGTAACGGGACTGGAGCATCGAGGTCGAGTAGACCTCGAAACCCCTGTCCCCTTGAGCCTTCCACGGGCCTCGCGCCAGTTCTTTACAAGCGTCCGCGAGCCCTTCGTAGGGAGCAAACCGGACAGCCTCCGCGTACTCCGCTTCCACCTCGGACGAGGCTCCGGTTTCAGAGACGACCGCGATCCGATTGGACAGGGGGTATTGGCAGCGGACCTGCTCGAAGATCCCCTTGTCGGAATGATAGTGGAGGTTGAGGACCACCTTCGACTGAGCCATGAGCCGATCCCGCTCCTCCCCGTAAACCCCGAAACGAGCGACGACGTTCAACCCGCGAGACCGGATTCTATCGAACAGGTCAGCACGCCGGGCGTTGATCGACCCGTAAAAGAAAACGTCGATGGGGCGCACGTCTGCGAGTGAAAACTGACTGAGGACCGGATGGTAGCCTATCCGGCATACGGGCCAATCCTGGGTTCCCCTGTTGACCGGATCGTAGTCCCAGATGCGGGACCGCTTCAACACCTCTTGGTACACCCCCCAGGTGATCGGGGCTCCCGACTGCTCCAGGTTGTAGAGGACGGAGCCTTCAGGGAGGTACTGCGCCCACGAGGGGGCGAGGACGACTCCGAAGACGAGAGGGCGGTTCAGTCCTCGAAGAACTTCCGGTGTGTCTACCTCGAAAACAGGCTGTTCAGAAGGGATCCACCCCAAGTCTTTGGCGGCTTCATTCATCGCGAGAGCGCACTCCGCGAAGCAGTTGTGGACATACCCATGAGGGCGAAAGACGACGACGGAATCAAAGAGCGACATGACTAAGGCCCCAATCACTCAAAAACCAGCACAGGCTCTGAGGGGTTATCTCGATTCAGTTTCGGCAAAGGCATCCGAAGCGTCTCTACCAGACGGAAGCCCTCCTCTTGGGCGACCTGCATCGTCACGTCTACCAAAGGAATAGCCTCCCGATGGCTACGCACGTTCGCTACGTTCAGCACCAACCGCCCCGTCGGACGTAACGCCTTTCGAGCCTTCTGTACGACGGGCCGCAAGAAGCCCTCGACCCATCCATCGAACTCCGAATACTGCTTCCAGGACTGACCCTCCTCTTGCGAGTATAGCTCTCGGTTGAAGTAGGGGGGTGAAGTGAACACCAGATCCACGGGCGGAGGCACAAACTTCTCCGCTGGTGTCTTCTCGACTCGTACCTCTCGCCCCAAAGTCTTTGCAAGCGCCAGGTTGCCCTCCACGGTCGCAGAGTCCACGTCCGTCCCAACGTACTCCACACCCGCAGCCAGGGCACCCAAGAGGCGTCCACCGAATCCAGAACAGGGATCCCAGACCGTGCCCCCAGCCGAGCAATATCTCTGATAGACGAATCGGGCTACTGTCGGTCGAAAGATCGTCGGCGTCCGGCAGTTCATCGTAACCGCCCGAAGCACCCGATGAGGCAGCACCGGGTCACCTACCTTGAACTGAAACCTGATCGCCCGCTCCAGCAGCTTATCGGTGTGCCACGCCTCGAACGCGGACTTCTCACCCAAGGACACCGCCTCGTAACGGTTAGGGAAGAAGCCGTTGCAGAGGGAGATACCAACCCTTCGGATAGGCTGGATGACGTTGCCTATCAAGGACATCTCAGCTTGCTGTACCTGCCCCAGCAGGTCTTTAGCTTCTTCTGGTCCCGCTGCTGGGAACACCGGCAGCGGGAGGCTCCGCAGCACACGGAAAACGTCCGCGACCCATCGCTCTTGATCGTCCGACGAAAGCCCTGCCCATTGTGAAGAATTGTACCGGGCGAGGTATTTCTGTGCAGCATCCAAGGTCAGGGACGCAGTCTTGCCCTTCGGTCCTGGACGCTGATTCCGCTTTGTCCCTGCGGCTAGCAAGCGACGGCCTACAGTCGAGGCGCCCACGTTGAAGGTCTTTGCGATCTGCTCAACCGCCAGACCCCCTTGATAGAGACTCGCTGCTTTCTCAGGGGTAAGCTCCCGGGCTTCCCGATGATGAACTTGACCGGCGGTCTCCGTCGGGAGCTTGTACGCCATGCAGGGGATGATGTGGGGTTCTATCAGGGCTCGGAACTTCATAGCCTGCTTGGGGAACTGGATGCTCTGGTTGCCACCTTCACCATAGGTGACCGGACTGAGCCCTAACCCCCGCAGGGACTTGAGAGCCCGTGACCGACTCTCATCGTCAAGACCAAACGCAATCCTCGGCTCCCCTCGGGTAGTCAGACTGCCGTCGTCCATGTACCAAACGGCCAGCACCAAGGGAGTCATCCGAGCAGCAAGATCCGAAGGGAACACCCGGACCCGATCAGGAGCCGGATAGAAGAGATCGTAAAAGAAGCGAAGCTGTGGACAGGACGTCGTCACGAGCACCTTGGAGTAGAAGGTCTTACCGGCTTTGAGGTCGTTCTTTTTTCGGTCCATCAGACCTGAGACGAACGGCTGAAAGACCTCGGCTTTCCACTCCGTGTATGCGGCCTGCTCGACACAATGCCCCTCTTGGAAACGTGCGGAGGCTTTACTGGTCGCATCCATCCACCCGTCCCCCAACAGGGAGCCGGTGAGCACCTGAACTTGGTAGTCCGACAATGACGGTAGCCGCCTCTGACTCCGCTCCGCCTGTGTGATGGTGGGTATCCCGTACTTCTTTCGCTTGCGGCTCACCCAGACTTGATAGGTGCCCAGCTTTTCAGCGATGGCCTCCTCGGAGAGAAGCTCCACCTCGTACCACTGACGTAACTGATCGGGGGTTACTTCCGGGGATGTAGACACCACCACAACAGTATACGACCAGATGCGCGGTATCAACAACAATCGTACACACAAGAACCGAAGAGGGTAGGCGGGAGGGCCGGACAAACAAAAAACGCCTAGCGTTCCTTTTGAGGGGAACGCTAGGCGTCTATTGTCCAGCGATTACGCGGGCTTGACTAGCGGGTCACGGTCAGACGCGCCAGGCCACGGGGGTTGTACGCCCCGATGCCCAGGTTCTCGAAGCAGGAAAACCCGATGGTCCGAGCCTTCGGGTCATCCGCCGAAAGAACAGTCAGTTCCGTACGGACGGGGATGCGACCGAAGTGTTCCGGTTCGCAGCACAGGTACACCGTGCCCACCGGGACCAGACGGCTCGTGATGACCTGCGAGCCCCAGAGGGTCGCCATAAGGCCGGTCTTGAGCAGGGTCGCCTGGGTCTCGATGTCCAGGATGTCACGCCCGAACTTGCGGAGGTCCGCGTAGTCGCGAGCGTTCATGTACACGCGAGCAACCCGGAGATCGTGACGCTCGATCAGAGCGAAGGCGTCCGCGAGGACGGCACCGCTGATCGGAGCCACAACCGGGATGTCCGCGTTTAGCTGCGCCGGGAGCGAGTCGAAACCCGCCGTGGCGATAGCGTCCAGAATCGCGAAAACCCGCTCGTCCTCGGCAGCCTGGATCTGCGCCTTCGCGAGATCCTGGGCACGCTCGATGAGGTCGAAGCGGCGCTCCTTGATCTGGGTCAGCGGGATCTCCGGGTTCGAGGCAATCTCGAACAGCGGGAAGATCACACGCCGGGGCTTGGTGATGCCGACGATGTTCTCGCCTTCCTCACCCACCACGAACGCCGTGACGTCCGGATCCTTGTCGTAAATCGGAAGGGCACCGTCGGGAAGCTGCTCGACGAGGAAGGTCTTACGACCCACCGCCGCGTAGTCACGACGAGTCCGCAGGGGCTGCGTCATCGACGCAGCGAGCTTTGCACGACCAGCGGCGGTCTTGATGTACTCACCGATGATCCGCTGCTTGATGGCGTTATCTACTGCCATGACGAACCATCTCCTTTCTCAGATCCGCTGGTCGTAAACGACTTCGGTCTGCACTGCATCCGGCGGCATCTTCACGACGCCGAGGATGGTCGCGACGCCAGCGGCGGTACGCGCAAAGCACTCCGCCGAGGTCACAACGACGTTGAAGTCCACGAGGACGCCGCCGAACACCATCGCCGCAGGCTGGATGTAGCCGTTGCGCGAGGCGAGGAGCGGCTGACCCGTGGTGTAGGTCAGCGCGTCGCCCGCCGTGATAGCGCCGGTCGAAGCGATGGCCTGGGTCTCGTAGGTCCGGTTGCCGTAAGTCCCTTGGGCCGAGACATAAGGGCACTTGCCCGACGCCTGAGCCGGAAGGTTCTCATACGGGTTGCCGGTAGCCGAGTTGATGAAGCAACCCAGCGCCCGGTAGCCAGTGAACCAGACGTTGTTAGCAGCAATCGCCACCTGGGTCGCGGCAAGGCCGGGACCACCGATGAAGTTGCTACCCGCATCCGCCCGGGTGAAAGCCACCGAGCCCGAGAGCACACCAAACTTGCGCTGGTTGATCCGGGTCGAGATGGTCGCAGCGGTCGTGATCGCCGGGGGGTTGGTCTGAGTGAAGCTATCGTCGGTCACGATGCCCACGGTATTGCGAATACCGACGTGAAGCAGTCGCAGAGCCGACGAAGACTCCGTCCAACCACCACTGGCCTGTCCAAGCAACGGCATATACGCCTCCTGAGTTGCTCCCTGTTTACAGGAAAGTGGATTCGTTTATGGCCATACCCCCCGACATGGAGAGAAGACCTCGCTCGACGAAACACGTTTCCGTGGTTCGCCTAACACTACGTCCTCGGTATCGAACGAAAAACGAAGGTGGGGGTCAGAGGGAAAAGAAAAAGCCCCTTGGACCTAGAAATCAGGTCCAAGGGGCTTTTAGTGGTCCGACTAGCGGATCACTTGCCGAAGACGGCGCTCACGTCCGGGGCGGTCTCCCAGAGATTCTCCAGGTCACCGACCTCGCTCCGCGAACCGGCAGAACGCGACATCCCGCCAATGGTCTTGATCCCGTGATTCGGCTTACGGGGCTGCGGGCGGAGAGCCTCTTGGCGACGCGCCGCTAGGCGGCGAGCCTCCTTCTTGGCCTCTTCGGCCTCGACCTCATCCTCGGCCTCGACCTCATCCTCGGCCTCGACCTCATCCTCGGACTTCTTGGCCTTTGCCCGACGCAGGAGGGCCGCACGGAGAGCCGCCTTCTTGGAAGCGACTTCCTCCTCGGACGCCTCTTCCTCTTCAGCCTCGACCTCATCCTCGGACTTCTTGGCCTTCTTCTTGGAAGCCTTGGGGGCCTCCTCGTCCTCGGCCTCGACCTCATCCTCGGCTGCCTTCTTGCCGAAGATTTCAGCCAGGAGCATCTCATCTCCCTCGTGGATCTCGGCCTCGCCCATCAGACCCATCGGGTCGTTGGCCTCCTCGTCGATAGCGAACATCGCGCCCGGAGAGTCACCACAACCCATCGAGGACTTGGCCTTCTTCTTGGAAGCCTTGGGGGCCTCCTCGTCCTCGGCCTCATGCTCGTCCTCGGACTCGACCTCCTCGGACTTCTTGGCCTTCTTCTTGGAAGCCTTGGGGGCCTCCTCCTCGGCCTCGACCTCGTCCTCGGACTCGACCTCCTCGGACTCGACCTCCTCGGACTTCTTGGCGCGACGGCGAAGAGCAGCCTTCTTGGCCTCCTGCTTCACCATCTCCGCGAGCATGGACTCCTCTTCGGCGTCCAACTCGTCCTCGGCGGTCTTGAACTCTTCATCGGCCAAGGCCATAGCCTCGGCCTCGGCCTGTTCAACCGACTTGGACTTGGCACCAAGGGTCGGACCCTTGGGGTCATTCTGATTGGCCCGCCTGCCCGCCTTGAGAGCCTGGTTCTCAGCCTGAAGAGCCTCAATCTCCGCGAGCATGGACGCCATGAGACCGTCGTCTCCGGCCTCCATGCCTTCCTCATCGCCCGCCATCATGCCTTCCTCGATCATCATCTGAGCGAGCATGGCATCTTCAGCGGTCTTCTTCTTCGGCATACCGCAGTTCGTCTTGTGATCCGGGCAGACGTTCTCACGGAACCACTGGTTGTACTTCTTCCGCTCCGGAGAACCATTCGCCCCTGCGGGCGGCGAACCGGGATGCTTGTTATAAGGGACGTTGTCATCGGGCGTCCGACGAGGGAAAGGGTTGCCCCAAGTACGACCCGCGAGCATCTCGTCTCCGGCCTCTTCCATCATCTCCGCGAGCATGGCCTCTTCGTCACCACCCTCGTGCTCCTCGGCCTCAACACCCTCTTCAGCCATCATCTCCGCGAGCATGGCCTCTTCATCGCCACCCTCGTGCTCCTCGGCCATGAGCATCCCACCGCTCATCCGAGCGAGGGTCGCGTCAATCTCCGAGTCAGGGAGATCCATGAGGGCGAGCGACTGGTCCTCGACCATCGCCATCGGGGCTTGGGGGCCGAGCATCGACTGCGCGATGCGAGCGCACTTCGCCGCCTTGCGCTCAATACGGGCGCGAAGAGCCGCCGACTTCGGAACGCGCGGCTGCTGGACATAAGCCGGGTGATCCTGATCCTCAGTGTCGTAACCCGGCATCGCCGGGGGATTGCCCTGCGGGTAGGGCGGGGGCTTCGGGGTCTCCGCCCACGAGTCCGTGTCACCGTTCTCGTAGAGGTCAGCGGCAGGGTCCGGGTAGTGCGCCGGGTGATCCTGATCCTCGGTTCCGTAGCCAGGCATAGCGGGAGGGTTCGACGCCTTGCGACCCGCCCAAGTCATGCGCTTCCTGATGCTCATTTGATTCTCCTTTGCATGAATGGCGACTGCGTTGCGTTCCATTCGCCCTCACCCAACGTGGGAGAGGAGCTTTCCCAGTCGGATGAGGACTCCCGCTTCCACCTTCGTGGGGTTTCGACCGAGAGCCTTCCGGCAGGACGACAGGAACTCCTGTTGCGACCCGTAGTTGCCTACTGCACCTACCTTTAGGCAGGCTCTATAGACAGAAACGGGAACTTCCAGACCGATTCCTTTGTGATAATCCGCAATACGGTCCACAAGCTCAACATCCGTAGTGGCCGTTCGTGCGAGCTTCCGTAGACCTTGCTCGTAAACCCGGATCATACCGGGGATGTGAGCGACCCTGCTGAGACTTTCGTTCGTGGCAATCGAAGCCTCGGGCGGACCCATAGGCTTGGTGTCATCCTTGATGGTGTCCTCGACCCGCTTCCGCACCTTGTCGAGCAAGGTCTGGGTCAACTGGTCCTCAATGTCCTTCAGGGGGCTCGCAGGCTCCGCCTTCGCAGCTTCACCACCCCCCTCAGAGGGGTCGGACATCCCATCATCTTGGGCGTAAATCGAAGCGAGCCGTGCCCGGCGACGGGCCTCTACCCGACCTTCCAGAGACTTCTGGTCAAGCGAGAAAGCCGCTTTCTTACGGGCGCTCTCGTCCCACTGATTCGGGGGAGAGGATAGCACCTTCTGAGCCTTGCGAGAAATCTCCACGGTCGGCTCCAGGACGTTCCTAAGAACCGCGCCCGTGAACGCCGGAGTCGCCACCCAAGAGGCTTCGATGAACTTCACGCCTCCGGTCGGGTCCAGATCCTCGTGACCGCAAAGCTCTGCCACGATGTGCTTCCGACCTTCCTTGTCGTAGAAGGTATTCCCCTTCTCGTACTTGACGTGGGGGCACATCTCCGTCTCATCCGAAGCCCAGTGGCCGCACTTCGTACATATCGTACCGTCTACCGTACAATTTGAAACCGAAGCCCCCTCTGCGACATAGGTGTGGTCTTCGTCCACTTCCATATCGTGAACCCAACCTTCGTAGGTGCTCTCCCCAATAGCCGTGATCGGGCTGATCACCCAGTCATCGAAGACGCGATTGTTCTGTTTGCCGTACTTCGACGTGGCGGGAGCCTTAGCACAGTAGCCTTGCAACTCGACCGATTGCGTGTTCCCGATGGTCAACAAGAAAGCCGGGAGGCGTCCTGTGGACTCGTCACGAACAGCGACCCCACCGTTGATGGCCTCTGCTACCGTGATCGACTTCGATCCAATGCGGGCTTCAAAGCGAGCAAACCAGCCGCATTTCGCCATCAGGGCGTGCAACTGGTTAGCGAGGTCCAATGACACGGTGGTACCCACGAGGAACCCCCCGTGAGCCTTGGCACGGTGACCGTCCCCATTGAGCCACGTTCCGATCAGATGCTTGTGGTTCTCCTGCGACCAGTTCATCGCGTCAGCAGACAGGCACTTGCCGTGGCTGTACTCGCCGCCGTGCTTGTGGAACCAATCTGCCGCCTTGCGACTGGTCAGGTGGACCACGCAGGTGTTCCGCTTGACCCGATCTTGCACCCACGGCTTGTTTTTGCCGGGGAACTCTTGTTCCAACAGCCGAACCACCTCTGCGACGAGGGTGTCCTTCTCCTCCATTGAGAACGAGAACACCACAGTCGTCCGACGACCCTTCCGCTTGTTGAAGCTACCTTCAGCCAAAAAGTATCCCAGCAAGCGAGCCTTGCCCTCAGAAACAGGGACCGTGTGCTCCCCGTCTTTCACCCGTGGAAAGGCGATGAAGTCCCCGACCCGAAGCTCATCAGCCCGAACCTTCACCAAATCGGGGTTCTGGATCTCGTTCATCTGCGCCTTCCGACGCTTGAACTCGTCCATCGAGTAGGTGTTGTTTGGATTCAGGATGCGCTTGTCGTGCCCAACCTTGAACCGTCGAGTCAGGCTACGGGTTGTCGGCTTCTTCACCGCCGGGGCATAAACGGGCAACGCCTCACCGCACCCGCAAGCGCAAACCTCGGCTGGGCGCAGGACGTAGTAGGGGTGGTTTCCGGTGGACGTGATGGGGGAGGCCAGCCCGACAGCGTGGATCGTCCGCATGTCCCACTTGCCGCCTCGGATCTGCTTATTCAGAACCTCACGCGAACGACCTTTGTGGGTCAAAACCATATCGCCAGGCTGCACATCCTCAATGGCAATACGGCGTCCGTCCGCCATTGTGACCTGAGTCCCAGGAAGGAAACAGCCCATCGACAGGGTTCCCATCTTGCCCGACTGGATGGCCTCGACGAGATCCTTGTGCTTACGGTCGGTCGCAATCAAGATGTCGACGTAAATCGACTCCCCGATGTCCCGGGCCACCGCGTCGATGATACGACCCTTCGACAAGTCCTCAATCTGGACGTGCTCGACGAAGTTGTGGCTCCCCACGAAGGTCTTGTAGGATTTGGCAAGAACAGCACGGGACCAACAGTCCCGGTTGTTGTTGATGTACTTCTGGCAGTCCGCCTTGACCCTGTAGTCGGCGTACTTGCGATTGACCCGAAAGCCGTCCTCCTGAACCTTGCCGACCTTCACGCCTTTGGGGGCGAAGACATCCACGGAGGCGACGATGGTCGCGTGGGTCAAAAGGTACTTCTTGGGGTCGAAGGGCTCGTCAAAAAGGGTAGCAGCCCTCTCGACGAGGTTGGAAGGAAGATCCACCTTGGCCGACTCACCTGCGACGCGGACGTTCGTCCACTGCTGCCGGGTGACGAAGGGGGTGACGACCGCAGCCTTGGCGTACTTCAGGAAAGCCATGCCTCTCCCCTATTCATCCGTCGGGTGGTTGAGAATCTGGTCGGGCTTGATCAGGAACAGGCATTTCTTGCAGGCGAGGAGACGGACACTCTGACCATCCTCCCGCTTGTAGACAGCCTTTTGGAGTAGGCTTTCCTTGTCACATCGAGGACAGCAAAAGCTGTTCTGATCAAGCTCCGACCGAGTGGCCCGGTAGTGCCGGTCAGAGGCCCCCCAGTAGAGAGCCCTCTTGACGTAAGCCTGAGCCACCCGAGATGCAATCCGAGAAGCGGTCTTCTGACCAGGATCCGCATCCTTCGGACCCGCTGAGACAGGCTCCGAACCCGCCCCTCCCGGAACAGTATCCGCCGTCGGCTTCGGCGGAACAGCATCCTGGGAATGGGTCTTTTGTAGCTCTTCGACCGGGAACCGGGTGTTACCCGTGGGAAACTCCACGTCCACCATCCCGATAGCGGGCCAGACGGCAACGATACGCCCCGAATACGCCGTGGGGTTCATCCCAGCCCCGACTTGGGTGTAAGGATAAACCATGTCACCGATGGCAAAATCCTTTGCCCGGTTCTGGTAGTTCACCACGGCAACTTTTCGCGACAGACGCTTGGTCATGGCGGCTCCCAGCCGAAGTTCATACGTTCAAGCGGACAGGTTGTAACCGCCCCGTCTCAGCCCCACTCTACGATGAAGTCCGGATCGATGGGAACCCCGTGCTCCGAAGCCATATCTGCGATGAACTTGGCTCCCGCTTTCGTCCGTTGCCTGAACGGCACCAAACCAATACGGTTCTTCACCCACGCTTGGAGAAAAGCCTTGGCGAAGGTAGACGGGAAACCAAGTTTGACGATTTGTGGAACCGCTTCAGACACGGACTCGTAGTGCTCCCAAGAATTCTGCATGAAATCTAGGAGCATGTACGCATCCGCGACCCTCGCAACCTTGCGCGTGTTGGAAGCGATCCGGTGAGCCATCGCGACGAGCTTGGCGACCTTCTTCTCCTCGCCCGGCTCCTTCTCCTCGGCTTCCTTCTCCTCAGACTTCTCGACCTGCTCGGCGGCGAGCTTCGCCGCCTTCACGGTCTTGGCGACGTGGCCCATCGAGACCTGGCCCTCAAGGTAGCCAGCCTTGACATTGAGAACCTGAGCCGCGAGACGGGTCAGACCCCCGGCGAGACGGGGCGAGGTCTTCGCGAGGCGAAGAAGATTTCGGTTGGCAGCATCCAGACGAGCGAGCGCCGCCTGCTTCCCCGGAGTCGGAGCACGGGGACCGTCCACGACCTCGGGGCCAAGGGCTCCCGCCTGCTGAAGCTCGCGAAGCTCCCGGTTCTCTTGGGCGGTGAACTCGCCCGCCATCCAGGGCTCGTCCGAGTCCACGGTCTCAAGGGGGCCGTCCTGCTCCATCCCGATAGCCTCGGGATCGAAACCCGACTCCTGAAAAACATCATCGCCGGTCAGGGCGGTACGACGAAGTCCCGCCTTCTTTTCGATGGTGTCCGACAGAAGATCGAGCCGGTAGGCGAAATCCGTCGCGATACGCGCGGGGACACCGAGCACCTTGTGGTTCGTCTGGAACAGATTGGCGAGGCGATCAAGGTCCGCCGTCACGGCCTGCGCGCCTTTCTTGGTCAGCTTGCTCATCATCGACTCCTTTTTAGGGCTGGGCCGAGGACTGCGACCCGAAGGCGCAAAGGCATCCTCTGCTAGTACGCCCTTGGTATAGATTGAAAACCGGGAAACCAAGTACGCCCATCGTACCCGCCCCCAAGCCCTCATTTTATTGGAGATAATCGCCCCACAGTTCTTCTAGTCCTGCGGTTCTAGTGGGCTGAGACCGTGCCCCAGACGGGAGGTCGCCCGTCTGTACGAACAGCGTCTTCAAGATTTTTTGGGCGTCCTCCACGTTCTCTTCCTGCTGGAACGCTTCCATCTGAGCCCTGGCCTCACTGCCTTTGGGGATCTTGCCGATGTCACGCAGAATGTCCTTGAAAAGATCATCAAGGGCGGTCTTTTCGACATCCAGAGAAAGAACCTCACATTCGCTGGTGAAGCCCTTGTCCCTGATGCAACTGTTTAGATCCTTGATCTTCCTCAAGGTCCTTGGGCTCGGCTCAGACTTCATCTTGTCAGACTTCTGCTTACGTTTCTTGGGACGGCGCTCATCGGACTCGTCGAGAGCGTCTTGGGTGAACATGTCTCCGAACATCAAGTGGTTGACGATGAGATCCTGGAGGACCGCTTGGGTCTTTAGGCGAACCAGAGAGGTCGTATCGGAGTCTTCCAGGACATCCACCATGTCCGAAAAGGCATCCACGCTCTTGGCAAAACTGAGGAGTCCATCCTCCCCCATAGACTCCAGCGCCTTCACGAAGGCTTCACGACCTTTCGGAGTCCCGCGCGCGGAGACGGCATCAAGAACCAAGCTAGACTGACCCTGCTTGTCCAAGGCTTTCAACAGCTTCACGGTAGCTGGAGGGATAGGGGGGTGTAGCTCTTTGTCCTCTTCTCCCCATTCGCCCTCGACCTTGGCCGAGCAAGGTTCATCTTTCATGGCAGCGGCAAGGGTGAGTCCAACGAGGCGAGCTTGGAGGTCAGCTTTTTTAGCCTCCGAGGCTTCGCTCTTATCGTCCGGGATCTGAGTCATCTCCTGGTGGATGTTCTTCATGGCCTCCGAGCGAATCGCGGGGGACATCTGGCCAAAGTGCTTCATGGAGTCCACACGTCGCTTGGATAGCTGGTCGTCAGCCAAGGGGGCGGCACTGAGGGGGCTCCCGACTTGGAGAGGGTTGGCCAGAACGGTCTTAGCAAAGAGGGCTTGTGCGAGTCGCTTACCCAGCAGGGAAGGCTCCACAGAAGAGGAAGGGTTCTCAAACGCCTCCGAGACCTCTTTGAGATCCTTGTCGGAGCCGAGGAGCGTACCATCCTCAAACGCACGTCGAAGCGTCTCGCTCTCTTGGGCAAAGGTCTCTGCAATCTTGGCGCGTTCCGCGTCTGAGAAACTTTCGAGAGTCGATTGGATCTGCTCGTCCTCTAGGTTTGAGAGGGATTTCACCATCTGAGAGATCGACTCCTCTGGGCTCGGCGGCGGCGGCGGCTCTTGGGGAGTCGTATCCTTGGTCTGAAGGTCACCGTCTTCTGGGGCTTCGGACTCTGAGGTCGCTTCGGATTTCGCGAAGGATTGAGCCTCTTCCTTCGTGTCAAAAGACTTCGACACACCTTCGGGGTTCTTCCCTAACCAGCGACCAGGAGTACGTTCAGATTCCCAAACGTCACCGGGTCTGTGGTCCGTAGGATTCAAGGGGGCATCTGCGAACCGTAGAGCCAACCACTCCGCGTTCGATGCCCTTTTCCCGTTCTGGGAGAAAGACTCTGCCTTCGATCTGTCCTCAAAGGAATGTACAGTCTCCTCCGAATTCATCGCGAGCCAACGACCCGGGGTCTTGGATCGCCACACGTCGCCCGGCTTGCGGGACTTTTTCTGGGCAAGATCAAGGGTAACAGGGTTCCATCCGGGGATCGGATCCCTCGGCGGTAGAGGGGGCGGCTTCGGAGGCTTGGGGCGAGGCGGGATGACCCCGTACCAACGAGCGGTCAATTCGGCGGCGACCTTCTTGTAGTTCAGGGAGAGATCCCGATCCGACTCCGCACTTGGACGCTCAACGTCCTCGTCCTCAACCTTCATCCGATTGCGGCGAAGGTCTTGACGCGGGGGCTTGGTCTTGGGGGCTGGCTTGACCAGCCGCTCGACCTCTTCGTTTTCCTTCTCCCCCTCGGTCTTCGTGGCGACCCGGTCAAAAGAGGAGGCGAACCAATGTTGAAGAAGAGACTCGGAAGCCGACCGGGGTATCGAATCGAACGGGTCTTTCCCGAGATTCGACATTTCTTTAGCCTTATCCAAGATAGCCTTATGGTAAGGCCGCAACGAAAAATGCGGGGTTGCTCCAACTAGCTCGATCAGCCAGTCGTCTACCGTAGCTATCCGTTCCGTTAGCACCCCCCCAGACTTCTTGATGTAGAGGAAGTAATCGTCCTCTATCCCCTTCTCGTATGCTTTGAATAGATGGAGAAGAAGATTCCAAGTATCCGCCTTCTTGATCTCTTCCGCGATGAACTTCCCTGGGCTAAATCCTAGCTCCAGAACGAACAAGAGCGCGCGAAGCCCCGTCCGCCCGTAGCGGTCTTCTTCGATGACAGAACGAGGGGAAATCTCAAGCCGGAGAACATCCCTCCAAGCCTTGTCCGAAAAAACCATCCTGTCCGGACGAAGGAGAACCTCGTTCACCCCGAAGTCTCTCGACCCCATGTAAGCCGAAACGGAGGATGCGAATTCGACGGATTCACCCTCGACTTCCCAAGGACCCTCTTGACTGAAAGTGACGAAATCGAAGTCCCTAGCCTCTTTGGGCTCCGCCCTAGCTCCGAATAGCTTGAGAAACGCCCAAGAAACAAAAGTCCCGCGCGCCGCCCCGCCCTTCAGCCACAAGTCGGGATACCGATCAAATACCGCTTGATTCCGGTTGAAAAAAGAGCGAACAGACGAAGGTACAAGGGAATCTGGGGTAGGGACCGTCCGAATCCTTCCCGCGATCCGCGACAGACCGGAGCCTTCGCGTAGAGCGACCTTCACGGATGAGCCCCGCTTGTCGAGCGTCTGGCTCACCTCACCGTCCTTCATAAACTCGTCTTCGAGTCCGGGGACGAGGTACTGGGAACGCAAGGTCGAGGGTTCGTGACCGACCGCCTCCGCCGTCTCCTCCAGGGCTTGATCGAACTCCTCCTTGAGCGTTTCCTTCCGCTCTTCCCGATTCTTGGGGAGCGCCCCGTTCTCGGATCGAATCCGCTTCAGCCGGGTCTGCATCTCGGTGTTGGCGTGGTAGCCCCGAAGGTCTTTAGCGGTGATGTCGAAGGGTTCCAAGTATTCGTTCACGTCCTCGGCAGAGCACCCGCAGATGAGGTCGTCATCCTTCTTACCTTCGATAGCCTTCTTGATCGCGGCAACCGAGGCAGCGTTGTCGACGACCTTCTCGTGCTTGACCCCCGACTTGCCGACGTACTTGATCGTGATCTTGTCCTTGCCAACCGTGAGGTGCTTCACCTTCCAGCCGGTGACCCCGACGTGACCGTCTTTGGCCGAATCCTCATTCCCGACGCGCTCGTAAGTTTTGTCCAGGAGACCTACAGCTAGGGCGACGTTCCGGGTGTGCTCGTCTTTCGACTTGAGGTCTTTCCGGACTTGCTCCCTCAGATCCCCGATGGACCTTCGGATCTTCTCGACCTGCTTGGCCTTCTCTCGATTTCGGAGGGCGACCTGACGGTCGCTGTACTCGTAGACCGTCGTCTTTCCCTTCCCATCAGCCTTCGGGACTTGCTTCTTATCCTTGTAGCGGGCCGCAGTCCTGTTAGCCGGAACCGGGCCTAGACTCTTCGGGTTCGCCGTCGGCTTCAAGATGACCTCTTTCTCGTGCCCGAAGGCTTTGCTACTAAGCGGGGTTCCGGGGACACCGTGATGGACGAGGACGTCATCGGCTTCAACCTCGAACGCCTCCGCCTCGACGTAGCCAGGAAGGGCTGTTGTGAGAGACATCCCTCCCATCCGGCTAGCCTCTCCGGAGGATTTCAGCCGTCGGTACATGATAGCCTTGGAGGAGCCTCCGAACGCTTTTCTCACCGCGCCTGCCAGAGCCATCTTCGCTTGAGGCGCAAGCCCGTCGTATGCCTCAAACAGTTCTCGCTTGGAACCGGAACGACCATAGTGAACCCAGTCGGAAAGGGGTCCGTGAAGTTCGTCCAGAGCGGCTTCCAACCAGATAGACATGACACGCCTCGAATACTCAACGCCTACTCGCGAGCCATCGACTAGCGACCCGGCTAGCGACCCGGCTAGAGGAACCTCGCCCGTAATCAGGGCGTGTCGAGAGCGGGGAGCCGAGGTACTCGCGGGGGCTATCGCTCTCCTCGACCGAGGGACGACGAACCGAAGCCAGAACGCGCGAAGCAACCCTCTTGGACATGAGTCTCTGACGCACTTGGTCAGAGAAGCGCCGAGAGTCGTCAATCAGGTCAGGATCTTCGAGCAAGGACCGGCGGGCAACGTCTGTAAGAACACCAACCCCCGGCCCCTTCAGATCGAACTCCTGAATGAGCGAGGGGAAGTCCAGAACCCGACCCGGCTGCTTGAGGACGGAGACGTAGGCTTCACCCTTCGCGGGAGTCATGTCGAAGGTGACCTCGCGAACCCTGGAGACATCCTCTGGGGACAGGAAGGTCAGTTTCTTTCCCACGGGCATACCGAGATCCATCAGGTCGAAGAGGAAGGCTACGCTCGCCTCAGACTCCGCCCAGTTGGCGAGACTCTGTCGGAAAGACTTGTTATCCTGAGCGATCTCTCGGATGACCGCGAGAAGCCCGAGACGGTCCATCTCCATCAGAGCCTTCTTGCCGGACGGATCCCGCAAGAAAGTCTCGATGAGCATGTTGGTGATGTGCCCGGGAGGAATCTGGCGAAGTCGAGAAGCGTTCCGTCGAATCGAGGCTTCTAGGTCCGGGGGGATCTTGAACCCGTACTTGATGGTAAACTTGACCGCCCGGATCATCCGGCTCGGGTCATCCGCGAACACCTCATCGGGATCGCGGGGACAAGCCATGACCCCTCGCTCAAGGTCGCGAAGCCCGCAACCCGTGAGGTCAATGATCTCTGCCTTGTCCGGCCCTTGCGCGAGATCCTTTAGCCGCCACAGCAAGGTGTTGAAGGTGAACTCCCTGCGGTAAACGTCTTCTTGGATCGTGGCCGGAACGACTTGATCGGGCTTGTAGCCCCCTTCAGCGTAGGACTCGCTGCGGGCATTTGCGATCTCGATCTTCTCCCCGTCCAGGTCGTGACCGCCAAGAACCCAAGGGCCGTTCACCGACAGGATGGCGACCCCGTAGTTGTTGGTCACGAGACTGGTCGGGGCGGGGATGAGCTTCTGTAGCTGCTTCGCGAACCAGGCCGAGTCCTTACCGGGCTGAACGGTGGGATCGATGACCAGATCGACGTCCTTGATCGGAACCCCGAGGACGTAGTTCCGGACGGCACCCCCTACGACATAAGCGTGATCGCCTACTCCGAGCCGTCGAGCAGCACCGGATAGGAACTTCATCAAGGCGACTGAGGCTTTGGGGTGCATAGGCTCCTCTGACTAGGGGAGCCTGATAGAGCTAGAAACGATCTCCGCCTTCAGCCGGGGGCTTGTATTTCAGGCCCATGACCTTCGCCGCCCGTTCGATGATGTCCGTCTGCTCCGGAAGGGCGTTTCCAACCCCGCTGTACGCCGACCGCAGGATCTCGTTGAAAAGGGCGTCATTCGGCGTGAGCATGTCCTTTTCCAGTTTTTCTTTGGTCGTCAGCGGGTCGATGTTCAGGAGGTCGAGGATGACCTCCACGTCCAGAGAGCCCTTCTGGTACAGGTTGAACAGGGCGTCGAACGTCTCCTGGTTGTCCCGAAGCGCCAGACGGGTGAACGACAGTCGAGGGAAAACCACTTCGAGGTTGCCGTCCTCATCTTCCTCGACGAAGCCCATGCGAGCGCACATGGGCTTGAACATGAAGTCTTCGACGAGGTCTTGGAGAGCTTCGCGGAGAAGCATGAACCGCGTGTTGATGACCTCCAGGTGAATCCGGTCGCCTGAGTAGCTGCTCTCGCCGGAGAGGAGGCTTTCTGTCATACCGAGGCCCGCGTAAAGCTGCTTGTTCGTCTGCTCGTAGACCCAATCCCAGTTCGGGAGACGCTGGTCGGCCCCCATCTCTTCCCAGTTCACTTGGAAGTTGGTGATGATGGAGTAGTCGGGATCCTGAAGGGCGAGGTCAACCTGGGCACGGAGGTCTTCGGTCTGCTCGGCGTCCATGTCCTCCGCGTAGATGAGCCGGAACGGGGTCATGTGCCGGGAAGCGATGCTGGTGAGAGCCTGACGGACCTTATCCCGAAAGACCAGGGTCCGAAGGCATCGCTGTAGAACGCTCTTTCCCCGGGGCTCGTAGTCAGACTTCTTGCGGGCGAGATGAAAGCAGAAGCTCCCGGCATCGGGGTCGGTGTTGAGGGGCAGGTTCTGACCGCTGATTACAGCCTCGACGATCTCCTGGGGCATGGAGTCCACGATCTGCTGCGCTCGAAGATCCCCCTGCTGCGCCTTCTGGACGATAGCCTTGGTCTTGCTGTCCACCACCAGTTCGATGAGCTTCTCGTTCGTGAACGGGAAGCTCTCCATGTGGATCTGCTCAGGTGGAAGGACGCGAACCGCCGTCCAGCCCTGGTAGTTCTTTTTCAGCCAAGCAACCGCACGCTCGTTTGCATCGGGGTAGTCGAGCCACTTCTCTTCGGTCGAGCCGTCTTCCTTGACCTCCCGGATTGCGTAGGACCGGACGTCGGGAGGCATATCTGGCGAGGTGTCCTCGCAAAAGACGAAGGCTTCCCCGACCAGAAAGTAGTCGTGGACGATGGAGATCAGCCGATGAAGGAGCCCGATTTTCCGGGACCACCGCTGACAGAACCGCATCGCCTGTTCAGCGATCTCTCGGTTCTTGGCCTCGGGCATCCGAAGTCGGATCTTGGACAACGGAAGTTCAGCGGTCAGGTCGATGGCCTGCCCGATGAACTCGTCGTGGTCATAGAAGAACCTGTAGTAGTTCCTCTGCTCGTCGGTGGTCTGCGGAAGCTCAAGGAAGTCGGTCGAAAGCTCCGGCGAGTAGAAGTTGCCGCCAGAACCCAGGGTGGTGCCTCCGACCGTCGGAAAGGCCGTCTTCATCCGCATGGCGGTAGTGACGACCTGACCCGGCTTCCCTACCTTGACGTTAGGACGAGGGGGGATCTCCGCCACCTTCACCGTATCAGCGGGATTATTGTTCCGAGCCATCCTGTTCCCTCATCTTCTCCAAGGCTTGCCGGACCCGGTCTTGGAATGACAACACCCGCTTGACCGGCTTTGCGGACTGTTGTGACGCTTGCTTTTCCGACTGCCTCGGACGCTTCGTAGTCTCGGGCGTCAGGTCGGGGTCACTCTTATCGTAGCCCGGAGACAAGGGTCCAATCTGTTCGATGAGCGAGCGCACCCTGCTCAACGTCTGATTCGCGACCCTTGCACGTCGAACCTCAATGCGGTTCATGGGATCCGCATCCCGTGCAATCCGCTGACATATCTCTTGGGCTTGGATCAAATGCCGAAGGGACCGGGAAATGTGCTGCTGCATCTCCCGACCGAAATCTTCCTGAGCACGGCGACGTACCCTTGACCTAGTCACGAGCCCCCCACGGCTCTATCTTCGTCAACAATCCGAGCTTGTAGGCTCTTCGGACGATCCGTTTGAGCAGATGCACGTCTTGGGGGGAGCCCTTGAAGATACGTTCCCACGAACCACCTACCTGAACGAAAGCCCGGGAGATCATCGAGAACTCGCTCGGTCGACTCTCTACCTTACCCCCAAGGATGACGGAGACGACTTTCTTCAAAAAGCGATGGTCGGCCCGAACGGGACTGGTAACCGAAAGGCTTGGCATGACATCACCTCCGACCGAGAACCCGACCCCTGCCTAGAGGGGAAACTTGCCGGGAAGGGTGCGACCCCATCTTACGGGCACCTAGAGCCGCTTTAGCGACCTCCCGGATGTTCGCCGTAGCTGCGGTCCTCTGCGACAAGGTCGCCCCGTCACCCCTGGATATGTACTTGGGTTTGGTGATGTTCTGGCTAGCGAGCCAGACCATACGGACGAGGGCGTCCGAACGGTCATCGTGCTTACCCTCGATGTTAGGAGCCTCGACGACCGTGATGTACTTCGAGACGGACTGTGCCTGTAGCTCCAAAAGCTCCTGGATGTAATCGCAGTGGTTTTTGCCCGGAGGAATGGGGGCGTCGTACAGGACCAGTCGACGGTCGAACATCATGTCCTTGAAGTTCTGGTAGATGGAGCTTACCAGATTCTTGGTCATGTGCTCCGAGACCAGTTGACGAAGCCCCCGCTTTGCCAGAGCTTGCTCGAACGGGATTCCCGCCCACTGGTCGAACACCCCACCGGCCAGATAGAACCGCTTGGAAAGCTGGTGGATCCAGTCCGCGATGTCATCAAAATCTAGCCGTTCGACGTTGGCGAAACGGCCATCCCCAGCCTTGATCTGGTCCACGAGATCCACGATGATGACCTTCTCACCCTCGCGTTCCTCGATGTGGCCGATAGCCACGGCAGAGGCGTCCTCCACCATGCCCAAGTCGATCCCGATGAAGTGGGGGCGACGTGCCGGAGCAGCATCTACCTGCTTTGCCGTGGGGTCAATGCAGGCTTCCAGGTCTTCGGCCCGCTCGATCCACCCTCGGGTCCGGTCGGTGAACTCTGCCCCGTACTCCGTGAAAAAGACCGTCTGATTCTTGAGGTAGTGCTTCTCGAACTCGGTCGCCGGGACCGTCGGGTTGACTTCCCAGGTCGGAGCCTGGATCGCGAGCATGTCCTTGCTCGCCTCGCTCCCCCGCATGGCGATCTCAAACAGGGAATAGAACTGACCCTGACGACCCAGAGGAGAACTGATGCTGATCACCCGCCCCTCTACGGGGCCGGTCGGGACTTGGGGGCTGTTGGGGTCTTTGGGCGAAAACGCCGACTTGCTGGGCGTGATCGCGTTGTACACCAGTTCGGCGGAGGACTGCCCCTCATCGACGAAGTGAGCTAGCTCGTCGAGGATGATGACGATGTTGCCGGGACCACGAAGACCCTTGGCGACACAAGCGTGAAAGCTCACGAAGATAGAGGACCGGGTGGTCTCTGCCTCATTGAATCGACCGTAGCGTTCGATGTCGTAGGGGGTCTGTAGCTTGGCGAAGCTCAGGGTGCTATTCGCCATGTACTGCGAGAAGAAGGAACAATCCGCGAAGTAGCCTGAGACGTTTGTGTAGAGGATACCTGCCTGTTTCTTGTCCGTCGCGACGCTGGCGATACCGATCTCGTTGGTCGTCGGAAGCCCGTAGTACTTCTGAGGACACCCCTTCAGCAGCAGCTTGTACGTCTCGTAGGTCGCGATGACCGACGCCATCAACGTCTTCCCTGAACGGCGCCCGATGCTCAGAACTAGCTCGTGGCGTTCATCTCCCGGGACGACCTCGCGGATACTGGACCGCCCGTCGTCGAAGAGCTTGCGGAGGTAGTCCGCTTCCGTCATGTGCGCCCAGCTTTGCCGACGCCAGTCCGAAACGGGGACCGTCTTGTCTGTATCGTTGAGAGGGATCCCGTAGAAGGCTTTGAGGATGACTCTCTGAGCCGGAAAGAGGTTACACCCCAGTCCCCAGTCGGATTCCGCGAAGGTGATGATGTCTACGACGGAAGAGGGGGCGCTTCCCGAGGGCTTGGTACGCCCCACGCCCATCGCGATATTGGCTAGGCCCATAGGCTACACCAACTTCTTCATCCGGGTCTTCGCTTCGGCCTTCCACTCGTCGTTGATCATCTGGGCGAACTTGGCGAAGACCGTCTCGATCATCTCAGGACGCGCCTTGGCGGAAGTCATGGCTTCCTTGAACGTCTCCATCGTGTAGGCGAAGACGGACTCGAAAGCCGGAGAGTCCAGGTCGATACCCCGGGCGGAAACCTGCTCCTTGCGCTTGAGCCACGCCTCTCCCACAGCCCTCATCGCTTGGATGCGCCGCTGAGAAAGCGTGGCCGTATCCTTGCCCTGCCGTTCGGCCTCCTGACGCTCAAAGGCGATGGAAGCTGCCTCCTCGCTGATCCCCACCATGACGTGCTGGAGGACGTCCGGAGACTCCGGATCCTGGTGGGTGATCTGGCAGAGGGGATCCTTCTGGACGAAAGCCTCTTTACGCTTCAGGATTTCTTTGACAGTCGAGTTGACCGGCTCCAAAACCACATGGCGCTTGCGACCTGGAGAGGCGAACATGACGATGGGAGTCCCATCGTCTTTCGTGAGAATCTTGTCCGTGTCAGCGAGGTTGTCGATTTCCTTGTAACACGTCTTGCCGATCTCGTTCTCGACCTTGACCCGAGTGGCCCCCTCCGGGAGTCGGCTCAGTAGGACTGCACGCTCCTGACGGTCCTTGACAAAAGCTCTAGGCATAACCCACCTCAGAGGATGACCGGAGCGCCCACCGCCGGGGTTCCACGAGCGAGAGCCCCGACGCTGACGCCCGGCGTCAAAACCAAGTTCGTTACCGTACCGTTATGCTGAACGGAAAACGGAATGACCGCGTTCACGTCGCTGACGTACCCGACGGTCACGACGGCCAGCGCAGCGACAGCAACGAACCCGGGGAGACGGTTGATCGCATTAGCGATCCCGGTCGCCCCATCGCTAGGAGTCGCCGGATTCCCAGGGTTGATCTCCAGGCCCATCGTCAACTGGTAGTCTCCGACCGTAAGAACACAACGGCTAGTAGGGGGAATGGAGGTGTAGTTATTGTTGACGACGGTGATCGTTCCCACCTGGGTGGAATAGCCTGCCGTCACACCCCCCACGACCCCCGGCTCCCCGGTAACGAAAGCGTTGCCGGAAGTGATCGCCGTCCGGAGCTTGGGGGGGACAGCGTAAGGCAGGCTGTTCTGGCTAGGGTCACTCCCGTAAGGTAGCGTCCCTACGAGAGCCCTGAAGTCATCCTCAAAAACCCGCTGGATCATGGATCATCCCCCCACCAAGGTCGAGCCCCACTGCCGGACCAAGTCGGTGTCCCCGGCCTTGAAGTGCTGCTTCAACAGGTAGACGTGCGTCTCATGGAGGTCCGCGACGCCTTCCAAGAAGTTCTGCATCCCCGGAGACAAATCCAGGGAGTCGAGCGCCGACTTGATCGCGGACAGGAAAAGGGTCTCCGAAGTAAGCGCCCTCGGCATGAGACCCTTGACCGCACAGGCGGCAGCGACATGACGATGCGTACCTGCGATCATCACCACTGGATCCACGGTGTCGTCACCCAAGAGCCCCACGAGCTTCTCTGCGAACCCGTCGATCTCATCCAGGGTGTCCTTGTACAGCCGCTCAAAGAGGAGGTGGTCCTGGTAAGCGTCGGTGCCCTTTGCCTGCCAATGGGCGGCATGATGAGTCCAGCTAAGGGCTCGAAGCTGACAAAACAGGCTCTGAAGTTCGGTCTTCATACTTCCATCTCCCCGAAAAGAATCTCTCCGAGCGTCTCAGTCGAGGCAACGCCATCAAGGTCGAAGTCATCCAAGGGCGAGCCGAGGTCGTACTCCGATTGATCGAAGTAGCTCGCCGTGACCTCTGCGTCCGTGGCCTTGGTTGCGGCGAGCATCTTGCGCTGATAAGCCTTGGGGTCTTTCGTCGGGATCTCTACGGCCAGGGCCTTCTTGTAGACCTTGCAGTTCCCTGCGGAAACGTGGATACATCCGGAGCAGCGATCTGCCGCCAAGACGTACTTGATTCCGTTCGTCCTGTGCTTGAGGGCGCCTTCCTCGCAGCCTGCCGTGCCCGTCTTCGACATGTACGCCTCGGCGTCCACATAGAGATGGCCCGCCAAGCCCTCGTGCTCATCCCTCAGAACGCGCAACAAGCTGGAGGAAGCCTTGCGTAGAGGCTTGGCGAACTTGGCCTCTAGCATCGCGTCCAAGTGGTGCCCTGCCATTCCTTCGGTCATCTGCTGCCGGGCGAAGCGAAGTACCTTGGTGATGTTCTGAGCCTTCTCACCAGCCTCCTCCGCTGCTGCAAGAATCTGGCGCTCCTCTTCGGACAGCGTGGTCTCCTGGGCTCGACGAGACGACGCCCCCTTGAAGACCGGACCCTTGTACGAGGCAGCCTTCTGGACTCGAACAACCTCGCCCTCGGAACGGTCACGCCGACTGGCAACCTTGGAAGCCAATCGGTACAGGGTATCCACAGGCTGATCAAGACCGACGAGATGACGGGCTTCTTTCTTGGTCAGCAGACCCCCGCGCACCATCCGGGCAACGTGGACCTTGAACTTGTGGAGACGATGTGATTCGATGTCCTGAGCCTGTTTAGTCGCCTTGTCCTCGGCGGTGCGGAGAGCGGCCCAAGCCTCATCGCGAGTGACGGATGCGGCCTTCGGCACAGCGAACTGGAAAGTCCCCGTCCCCTGATAAGGAACAGGACGACCAGAAGCCGCCACCAGACGCGCCCCCGTCTTGAGGATCATCTCCGCCGAAGCCTTGGACGCCTGCAACTTCAGGGCGTCCTCTTGCTCCAGGAGGCCCGCCTTCACCCATCGGGCGATCTGAACCAGAGCCTCTCGTCGCTCGGAGGCTTTCCGATTCGCGGAAGGATCAACAACTTCACGCTCCTCGACCGGAGTAGCGTAGAAGCCCTCCTTGGCTTCAGCAGCGGTCACCCTATCGGCGGGCTTGACGTCGATGGGCTTGAATCCTTCAGGAGAGGGAGCGGCCTCGGGACCATCCGCGAACGCCGCCTTGAGGATGTCCTGCGGGGATCCCTGACTCGCGAGCTTGTAACCCGCAGACTGAAGGGCGGGTCGGTACTTCGCGAGAGCCTGCTTCCAAGGGACCTCGGAAACCGCCGTCATCTTCAGCTTGTCCGCGACCGCAGGGTCATCCGTGATGACATATCGGGCCGTCCGCGCTGCTTTGCGGATTTCCTTGACCCAACGTCCATTCTTGATGCCTGGGAAAGCAGAAGCACGGATGAAGACCTTGCCCGCAAGCCCATGCTCGGACTCGATCAACTCCATCGCCTTTTTAGCCCGGACGGCATCTTGCCCTAGCAGCAAGGCGACTTCGGTCTTGATCTCAGGCAGGGAGTGACCGAACGCTGACCGACGCATGGCGTGCAGGACAACGTCCCGGATGTCCTCTGTACTGGCTTTTTTAGCCCCCGGTTGACCGGACTTGGGTCCAAGAGCCACCTCCCGCTTGTACTGGGTGGCCTCCTGCTCGTTCGTATTAGGGACAAGCTCCAAGCCGGTCGTCTGTTTTCCTGCACCCCAGGCTTCTTCAAGCTCCTTGATCGAAGCGTTGGCGTTCTCAATCTCAGGGCGCAGACCCTTTGGCAGCCGCCTCGGATCCTGCTTCTGAGTCGGATCTAGCCAGGATAGGTCTACCACCTGAGCGGCAGCCTTGACCTCTGGGGAAAGGTGGAGTGCCCCCTCTTCCTCGGAGAGCATGGTGCTCAGATTGAAAGCATGACGCTCACTCGTGAGGTCGTCATTGGGAAGGTCAGAAGCTGCGGGAGGGGCGACGAATCCGTCAGGCAAGCCAGAGAGACCCTTCACCGAAGGAAGGCGAGCACCATCCAAGACACCCTCGTTCATGCGCTTGTCGAAGCCGAAGCCGTCGAGACCGTAGTTGGACCCCTCGGTGAAGGTGAACTCGTCCGCCGGTAGAGCGGACTCTCCGACGTGCTGAACCCAGTCATCAAAAGATTTCTTGCTGCTCATCACTCGTCCTCACCAAGATAACGACTGGCTACTCTGGAGACCAACCTAGCGTGCGGATTGAAGGAAGCGGTTTTGCGGCGGGCGGTCTTCTTGGGCTTCTCGACCTGCTCCTGTTCCTCTTCCTCGGCCCATTCCTCGGGGTCGTCGCGAATCTCCTCAACGCCGTCAAGAATCTCGAGAACCTGCTCACGCTCCCGAGGATCCTGATCGCGGATCACCGGACTCCAATGAGGAGCATGGATCTCATCATAGAGGGTATCCGAGAGAGCAGACAAGGCTTCGACGCAGTTCATGTACTGGCGGCGCATATCCGCAATCTTCTGGATGTAGCCTTTGCCGCCCAGAGACCCGTCCGGCGATACCGTGGCCGACTTCAGTCGAGTGAACAAGGTGTACGCTGACAAGGAGTGGCCCAGAGCCATGAGGGTAGCTCGCAGCGTCTTCGCCAGAGGCTTGATGTTATTCGGGTTGAACTCAAATCCGGGGGATAGCTCCCGCTGCGACGGGCCAGGAGAACCCCAGCCCCACTCCTTTGAGTCCCCGCCTCGATCCTTGATGAAGCGGACTTCGCCCGCCGTCTTGATCCGCGACCGACGCGGCACAAGAGCCCCAGGAACCGTTTTCGTCTCGTCTTGTTCAGCGGACATGAAGGGCCTCCGGCCTCAAAAGGTCCGAGGTATAGACGGACTAGGGACGGGCTAGAGGCCCCCAGAGCGCAGCCTAGACGGATCGAAGACCAGCAGACTCAAAGAAGTCTGGTTTCAGGCCCAAGGTCGACTCCAGCCGCTCCCAGTCAGGAAGGATCTTACCGCCGTTCCAGCGGAGGTATCCACTTGCCAGAGCAAAGGCAATCCGAGCCAAAAGCGCATACGGCAGCAGGGCGTAGGTGTCGAGAACCCCTCCGGTCAAGACCGTAAGGACTTTACCGATAGCGGAACCCGGAAGGGAGGCCCATAGATCCTCAAACGTAAGGGCACCGACCGCAGCTTTCGCCAACGAAGCGGCATCCCACTCGAACTCTTGAACCCGATTCCAGATGTACCAGTAGAGAGCCCAGATAACAAGGGGGTTGTTCAAGACCTTGGAGCCCACCTCAACCAGTGCAGGGAAACTCTCCTTGACCCAAGCGGCTGCGGAAAGAACTTTGCCCTCGACGTAGCCACCTACCTTGGAGGCAAAGACCTTGAACTGCTGGGGGGCCTTGGCCTTCAGATGATCGAGGATTCGATTCAGGAGACCATTGACAGAGAGCAGACTGTCCGAGCCCGCCGCCAACAAGTCGAAAGGCGAACGCTTGAACAGAGCATCAATGAACCGAGAGGCGTACTTCGCCCCATCGACCATGAGTTGATGGATCTTGCTTGGGAGCCACTTGATGATCGCAGGAAGGCTCTTGACACCCTCCCAGTCAGGGGCGTCCTTTAGGAGAGTTTTCTTCAACTGACCCCACAGCCGGGGCACCTTGGAAAAAAGAGACACCAAGTTTTTCAGCTTGCGGGTGACCAAAGACGCTGCAATCCGACCCTTGGAAAGAGGCTCCACGAACCCTTGACCAAAGGCTTCAAGAACATCGACGGTGAAATGCTGCAAGCCCGCAGTCCGACTCTGCAACGGTCGGGAAGCGGCATAGACCTCCCGGGCGATCAGACGAACCTGATAGCGAGCGGCGATCTTCCTGGCGAACGGGGAGGTCATATCACACCTTCAGCGGCTTACCCTCATCATCGAACAGTCGCTCAATAACGAAGGAACCGTTCTTGTCTTGGCGGAACGACCAGAGATCGCGAGTCGCTTTGTGGATCAGCTCATCCCCGTTCGCAGCCTTGAAGATGCCTGAGATGTCCCCCAGATTGGCGACCGTCATGCGAACCGCAGTTGCCATGCGCTTCCGGGGAGAGGCCCGGCGAAGATGCTCGGCCAGCACGGGGCGGAACTTGCCGTCATCCCAAAGGACGAAAGCACGGCCCTCCCGATGGGTGATCTTCCCCTCGGCGGTCTTGACCTTGATGATGGTCCCCTCCATGTCCCCGGAAGGAATGTCGGAGTAGCTCAGGACCGAGGCCAGACTCGCGACAAACTTCACCCGCGTCCCTGAAGGTAGGGGAAGAGAGACGGCATCCGACGCAGATCGGTCAGTAAGCGCCCGTACCGAAGTCGCGCGTGGACCCTCAAGGGTGTTGGCTTGGAGAACCGTATCAATAGCCGAGTCAACGGTGAACGCAGTCCCCATGTCCTCCCAAAACGAGTTGGGGGCTTCTTGGGCGAAACGCTCAAATAGCTTGGAGTTCGACACGTTAGACCTCGCTTCAAACCCGTCGAATGACGGACCAATCGACGCTCATGCTCTGAGCACCCGAGAAGTTGATGGTGAATCCGGTAGCCGCCTTGGCAGAAATCCAAGGGATCTGATCTGACGTGGTCGCCAGAGGCGTCAGGACAACCTGGTAGTTGTCGTCTGGTTGATCCGGATTGAACGTCACGCTGACAGTGCTCGCCGCGATGAACGTAGCCACCCCCTGTAGGAGAGGCTCTGCCAAGGTCGCCGTAGCCCCCGTCGCCGTCCCCCTCGACGTCGCGATGAGCGTCGCCGCCGTGGTCCCATTGAGCGTCAGATCCCCGATGGCTGAGTTGCGGACTTCCAGAGTCCGGTCCCCGTCCATGATCACGTCCGCTCCGCCCGTACAGCCCACCATGAGAAGCGAGCCTAGCCCGCTCAACGTCGAACTGACCGGGGGGAGAAGGGACGACGTCTCACCAAGGCTCGGACATCCGATCAGGGCGTAAGAAGAACCGAAGAGGGACGGCAGGTTCCCGCCCGAGTCGTAGTCCAGTTGGACCGCCGGGATGTCACGAACCCCATCGAACCGAACGCTCGCGCACTCCTCGACGTAGACCAGGGCAGTTGCGTTGCTCCCGGTCATCGACCCCCCTTGGACAACGAGGTTGTTCATGGAGGATGCCGAGATCGGTCGGTTGCTGGTGGGCGACGTCGCGCGAAGGGTGCAATCCAGAAGGGTGATCCCGCCCAGACCGACCTCGGACCCGGCGCCGCCGTCGATCCGAACGCAGGCGTACCCGGTATGTGCGTTGGTGATGGTAAGCCCTTGGATGAGGACGTTCCTCGGAATGGTCCCTAGACCTTCTTCGATGACGAGGGTGTGGAACGCCCCCGGCCCGTCCGGGTTGGCCTCGGCGGCAGACTGTAGCAGCGCCCCCCAACCGATGATGGTGACCCCATCGCGAACGACCGTGACCGTCTCCTGATACTGACCGGGACCGACAAGGATGACGTAGGGGTTGGTCGGGCTAGATGAGGAAGGGACCGCATCGAGCGCCGACTGGATGGTCGAGTATCCCGCCCCGAGTCCCGTCCCGACGGTGTAGAGGTTGGCCAGGGCTAGACCCGCGAGATCGCGGAACAGCGTCCCGACCGTTGAGGCATCCTGAAAAGCCAAATCTCCAGAAACGTCGTAGATGCGAATGAGGGACGCAGCCTCCGGTCGGATGCGAAGCTGATCTACACGGAAGGGATCCTGTACCATAGGTTCACCCCACGAACACGTCGTAACCGACGGTCACGCTCTCTGCTGCTCCCAGCGTATAGCCTAGCTCGACGGAAAAGCCGGAGCGGGTCTTGTTGGTCACCCGAGCGACAAAGAAATCTGAAGGCGTCAGGACAACCCGGTATTCGTCCGTCGTGAACGCTTGGGTGAAGGCGACGTTCCGGATGCTGTTGTCTGCCGGGATGAACGTGAGAAGTCCGCTGGTCGTGCTTGCTTGAAGGGTCGCGACTAGGACGACGTAGGGGACAGAAATCGGAGCCGCTACGGTCCCGTATGTCGTCGGAGCGACCGCCGTGAAGCTGGTGGTCGTTTGGTTGGTCGTGCGGAGGACTGTCCCGTCAGGCGTCGTGTACGCCACCCGGTAGCTGGTGTTGTTCAGGGTTCCGGGCAAGATGGAACCGTTGACGGAAGTGACCCCGTTGAAGACGAGAGTTCCGCTCGCGACGTTGGTCTCAGTTCCTAGCTGGCGGACGATCTCGCGGGCGTCCAGCATGTCGTCGAGGACAGCCCTGGGCAAGCCGGTAACGGGGTCGCGGATGAGCCCAAGAGGACTCCGAAAGTTCTTGGCTTCGACTTGACCGAGAGCGTCCACGGTCATGTCGAAGTAGTAGTCCACTCCGCCGGAAGCCGACCGGAAGGTGTATAGGGTCTGGACTCTTGACAGGACCATAAGTTATCCCTTACGCCGCTCCAGGTTCATCTGTCGCCACTTCCGGTTGTATTCGGTCTTGTTCCCCGAGTTCGGGATGTTCCGTTTGACGTAACAGCGACTTCGCTCTGAACGCTCTCCTTCGGGGAGCTTGTACCAGCACTTCTTCGTTCCGCGATTCGTCGGGGGTTTGGTTCTGTACTTGACATCCGTGTAGGGAGGTCCGTACACTTGTCCTTGGGTCCAAGCGCGACCAGCGAGAAGCTGAAGGTCAGCCTGTTTGCCCGAGGCCGGGCGCCCCTCCAGAACCAGCGGTAGAAGCTGTGACCTTAGCTCAGGGCGAGCATAGGCCAGGCGGATGATACGTCCGCGAAGCTCTTGGTCTTCGGACGCATACCGATACTTGGAGCCCCCTACATGGGAGGCAGAGCGTCTGTTCACTACCAGACTCCCGAGGTCTCAAAACCACGCGCCTCAAACCAGTTCTTGAGAGCCAAGACGGCCTTTCGATCTCTGGACCATAGAGCGAGCGTGTCCCCCTGCTCCTGAATCCCGAGATCGGAGATGCGAGGGATACCCCTCATCGCAACTTTCCCGTCTCGAAAGGCCCGAAGCATGTTGGGGATGTTTCGGAGATCCGTCGGCCCAGCCAAAACCTCAAAACGGTACTCCGCCTTGGCCGTGCGGCGGAGCCACTTTTCGGCCACGCGCTTCGCCATCACGACGCGACGTTCCCGATCTGGAGGCGCTTTTGGCATGTCTAAGAAGGGAAGGGGATAGACGAGTTAGCGACCTGCGAGATCAGGCGATGTAGTGAGTGATGTTCCGTTCGCCTGCGGGTCGCTGAACCTCGCGCAAAATGTTCAGGTTCTCTTGGATGCTATCGAACAGGGAAACGTAGAGGACGAGCTTCTGATTGTTCTTCATCCGCTTGAGAGACCGAATGAAGCGGTGTCGCACAAGCCCCTGACTGACCCCCAATCGCTTGGCGACTTCTGACTGGCAGGTGGTCCTCCACATGAGGATCATAATCTGCACGTCTAGGGGATCAGACAGGAAGCCGGTGAGGTCTTGCTCCATCTGGTCGGCCTCGATGTGAGGAAGCTCCAAAAGAAACTGGATTCGCGCCGTCGCACGCTGAAGCCGATAGCACACGGTAGGCTGAGACACCCCGAAAAGGCGTGCGATGTCCGTCTGCTTGATCTGCCTGAAGTAGTAGAGGTCGATGAAATCTGCCTCGCGAGGCGGGAGGTTCTCCAAGACCTCTTTGACCCGCTTCATCTTCGACTGAGACTCCTCCGAAGGCTCCTCAAAGATGGAGTCCATGAAAGCCATCCCGTCCTCGACACTAAAACGAGACTCAATCTCGTTTGGGTCAATGAACTGATGGCCCGACCACGCCGAATTCTCCAAGGAAATCATGCAGACCCTCCGGAAAAAGCAGCGCAAGAAGTCGAGTGGGGCAGGGCACAAACGTAGGCCCAACCCATGAGAGGGGTCAATCGGTCATCTGAGCATCCAAAAATACCAACGGAATAGTGAGGATAAGGTCAATGGACCTCAGACGGACTTGGACAATCGCCTGGTCAGCCTCAGTATCCAAGACTAGACCTTCGAGAGCCTTGTAGGGGCCATCCGTGACCTTGACGGTGGCACCAATCTCGATGTCGGAAGACACCAGCTTGCGAAGCCGTTGCCGCATCTCCTCGATATGGGAGTTGGGGATGACACTGGGCACTCGCAGCTTGTGCGGGCCGGACTTCGTGAACACGACCTGATGGACATACGACTTGCGTTCGAGGGCGAAGTACCGGACTTCAGGGAGCCCGGAGCCCACGAAGGCATACCCTTCCACGAGATAGAGGGTGATGGTCCGATTGTTCTTGGTGTAGGTCGTGGCAGGAATGAAGATCGGAAAAGAGGGATCTACGCCGAGGTCCGAGCGAAGGGAGGACTCCAGGGTTCCGTCCTCAACCTTCTGCTCCCCCGTTCGGTTCAGTTCAAGGGCTATCCACGTTTGGGTGTCTCGCTGGTCCAAGAGCACCCTCGCTTAGTTCTCGGACCCGCCGGGCCAGGAGCCAGCAGAATTCGGTGGTGTTGAACTCCGAAGAGCCCTCCGAGGGAGAAGGCTCTGACGCCGGAGCGGGCTTCCGCTTCTTCGCCTTCTCCGAAAACTTGAACTCGCTCTCCACATGGGACGTCGGCGGATCCAATCTACCACCGTTCAGGGGCGAAGATACCCCAGAAGCCGCAACAGAGGGCGACGGAGACGCGGGGGACGGTGAGACAGGTAGGGCCACGGGAGCCGAGGCGACCTGCACTGAAACCGGCACAAGAGCCGGAACATTGACCGGGGGGGACGAAATGACGAGCCCCTGACCCGTGGACATCTGAGCATGAAGCTGGAGCAGATCGAGCTTCAGGGCGGCTGCTGATGCCCTTGCAGGGCGCTCAGAAAACCGGGTGGCTAGAGCAAGCAGGTTGTCCCCGTGCTGAGACGCCAGAGCCTTCAGACGTGGGACGTCACGGTAGGCTTCGACCCGAATGGCCTCCAATGCGACCTGGTACGACCGCATGGCCTCCTCCGACAGACGCTCATAGCAGGTCGCCGGGGAACGGCGCTCCAAGAGCGCCGTGAGAGCGGACATGACCTTGGCGATGTCTCGACCCAAGTTCTCCAGGATGTCGAAGTAGAAGCCATTGAGGTCGAGGTGCAGGTAAGCCGCGACGTTGTCCCGGTTGACGGGACCGAGCATCGCGATGCCCTCCAGAGCCTTGAGGGCATCACGGATATGGCACTCAGTCATCTCCGCAACGAGCTTCAACTGGTCGAGGTCGTATTCGATCCCTTCCTTCTGGCAGACCATCGCCAGGCGGGCGGCGATCTTCTCCGGGGCGACGGGACGGACCACGAACGCCGGAGCGCACCGCGAAAGGATCGTCGCCCGCATCTTCTCTGGCTCGGTCGTACAGAAGATACAGACTAGCTGCTTGTCCGTGGACCCCGGAGTGTTCTCCTCCAAGGGCTTCAGGATAGCGTCCAAGGCTTCCTTGGACAACTGGTGGGATTCGTCGAACAGATAGATCCGGTGACGCCCGCTGAAGGTCGAGAACTGGATCTCCTCAACCACCTTCCGCATCTGGTCCTTGCCGGAGTTAGTCGCCGCATCGACCTCGACGTAGCCCTCCGCCGTCCCCAACGTCAGAAGGGAGTTACAGGAAGAGCACTGGTCGCAGGGGTCACCTTCGGGCGTCGGAGCGGAGCAGAGAAGTGCCCTCGCCAGGATTCGACCAAGGGTCGTCTTACCGGAGCCGTAGGGTCCGGCGAACAGATAAGACTGCTGCCGGGCCTTACCTTGCCGGACGAACTCCCGCAGGATCTTGATGGTCCCCTCTTGGCCGAGGACACCCTCGTAGGTCGGTGGGCGGTATTTGGTATCGAAAGACACGACGATCTCCCACCTGACCGAAGCGAGCGTTCAGGGACGCTTCCGAACCTTCTTACCTTTGAAGTTCTTACCCGGTTTGACCACGGGAACCGGGGCGCTCTGCTGCGCCGCCGCCTGTAGAGCCGCTTGATCGGGACCGAACAGATCCATGATGAGATTCTGATCGGGAACCTTGCCGGTCTTTGAGCGCCAGAATCCGTGACGCTCGACCTCCTCGCGGTAGAAGGCGACGTCCGGCGGCTGAAGGGAGAACTTCATGTCTCCCGTCTGCTCGTCCTCCGTCCCCCGACAAGCGCAGAGATGGTGGTCGAGAAGGGCGACCCGCTCGCCGTCCGTGAGGAGCGCCCACTCGTCAGCGGCGATCTCAATGATGAACTTGTAGTCGATGTCCCCGAGGATCCCGAGAACCGCAGGGGCCTTTCGGGACTTCCCGAGGATCGCCTTCTCCCCCGCATGGCTCGCCTTCTCGCGAAAGAGGATTGCGATCTCTCCCCGGATGGAGACAAGGTGCGGGTGATACTTGACGATCAGGTCATTGACCGTCGCCACAACGTCATCTGAAGCCTTCCAAACATCCATGCCTAGCTCTCCTTTTGATCAACTACCGGCGAAGGCAGCCTTCAACGCGGGGACTCCGCCGGTCTTCCAGATGTCCCCAGGGTCTTTGCCGCCCAGATAAGAAACGGCCCTGCATTTCAACCCTACTCGATGTAGCACGTCTTTCGCCCCCAGGTGACGCTTCCCGGTCTCCGAATCGGTCCAGCCGTGCATCCCCTTCTGTCCAGTAGGGTCATTGTCATAGACCAAGTGAACCCAACCGCGACAAAAGCGCGAGAGGAACTCGACGTGCTTGTCGGTGAGCTTGGCTCGCCCTGAGCCTAGAACTACATCGGTCGGAGGCACGACCCACTCCAAGGGAAACAAGTCAAAGAGCCCCTCGACGATCCAGACATCAGAGCCCGCCCATATCCGGCCCATCACGTCCGACGTCATGCCTACCCAGACAGGATTCCAGGCAGCCTCTGGCAACAGGTAGCGAGAGACTTTCTTCTCGACGATGGAGCGCGCCTCAAAGCCGATCACGGAACCCCTGGGCGAACGCAGGGGGCAAACCAGCATATCTCGCAAGCCTTCACCCTGAGCCCCGTGACGCTGACAAAACGTGGGGTCAGGGGAGGCTTCCGGGAGAGCGGTCCATGACCGGATGCCCATCGCGTGAAAAGACTCGTCTTTGGCACCCCGACGATAGAGGTATTCCTCCGTGTCCGGATTCAAAGGGAAAGACACGAGAGCTTCGGCAAGCCAGGACAATCAAGCCCCCTGGAGCACACCCAAGCCACGGCTGGCATTGTGGATGACAGCGAGGACGCCGGACGTCCCTACAAGGCCCAAGAAACCAACGTACTCCCGGTCCTTGGGAACGACGAGGGCGGTGTCCACGGGAAGCCAAGTCACCGACTTCACCGGCAACCCCTGATCCGTGATCCACGAAGGAAGGGCATAAGCCCCTTCCTTGGGAGCATGGACCAAAATCTCCAGATCAGTCAACTCGTAACCCACAACATGATCCACAGCCGCGCGCAAACCATCTGCGCTGAACGGGTGGACGTTGCCCCATTGAGCCTCCCGACCCAGAGACACGATGGCCTCAAAGACCTCGGTGAATACCGTGTCCTTGGAAGTGCCCCGTCGCACGGCAGCCCGAATGACATCGTTGGGGAAGGCTTCGTGGACCCACTGCAAGGCAGAGGTAGAGGTCACCAGAAAAGGGGCGGTCTCGGGATTGACCGGAAACTCCATGAGGAGCGGTATCGCACCTTTCTTTTGAAGGGCCTTGGGGGTGAAGCGAACGACATGAAGAAGATCGGTCATGGGGTCTCACCCGTGGGGGGATTAGGAAGGGGTGGGAGAAGCTGGATCAAGGGATTCTCGTCTTGATCCTCTTGCTCAAAATCGTCAGGTGCCACGTCTTCCTCCAGAACCCAGAGCAGGGCGGCAGCATCCGGGAACTGGGTTGCGATGGCAGCCCGATTCTTGGATACCAGAGCCTTGAAATCCGACTTGATCTCATCCTTGGTCTGGAGGGGCTTCCAGAAAGGGCAGGTCCGCGCCTGCTCTACACCACCAGGAACGGAAGCATCGCACACCTTACCATTCCAAGAACTAGGGGAGGAAGCCCCATAGAGGCACATACGGGGAACTGCGAGGGTCTTGGGCTGGCCATTGAACCCACAGGTATGCGGGAGCTTCTGGAAGTTCTCTTGTATACGGTGCTTGAGATGCCGAAACAGCACTTGCCTGAGCTTGTGGCGAATAGCTGCTTCGGTCTTCACAAATCATCCTACTCGATCCGTCAGAGGATCTTCTCAAACCTGGCATGGCCATCCCGCTTCACGATACGGTAGGCATTGTCAGCAGCGTCCACGAACGCTTGGTTATGGGCGATGAGCAGGATGTCGAGGTTGAGACGGGCGCAGAGCTTGGAAAGGAACCGGCCCATGTTCTGAATGTAGTTGGAGTCGAACGCCGGAAGTGTCTCATCCAGCAAGAGGAGAGGCCGGAGTCCCCGACGAAAGACGATGATGACCCGGAGCAAGATCGACTGAACGGTCGAGACGGCGCCTCCAAAAGAATCTACGCTCTCCCCTTCGATTTCCAGACCGTCCGAGTGCGTCTGGGACGTGAGGAGATCAACAGAGACCTTGCCTCGCTCCATCTTGACGGACGCCTTGACCTCTAGCTTCTGATCGTCGAAGACCGCTTGGAGCCCTTCCGTCTGGAGCTTCTCCACCGCTTCGACACTAGACGTGACCTCCTGGTCGATCAGGGTCCGAAAGAGACCACAAACCATGTCCAGCAGGGCGGACTCGTTCTCCAGTTCCTTGGCCTCACGCTGCGTGAGCGTGAGCCTGCGAGCAACGGCATCCCGTCGCCCGCAGGCTCGGGACACCTGAGCCCGAAGCGAGTCAATGGAGGGTAGGGGCTTCATGTGTCCTTCTACGCGAAACGCTAGGACTTGATCCAGGCCACGACCGTCATGTACTTCGTGCGGTGCTCGGGACTGACCTCGACCCCATCCAGCTTGCCGTCGAGCAGGCGCTCCCCCTTCGGACCCTCTTCCCGGAGGAACCTCAGATAGCCGCCCCGGGCCAGCTTGTTGAGCCCGACCGTGGGCTTCTCGCCGGACATCGCCATGAGGGCCGACTTGAAGGCGTCCTTATCCACCTTGAAACCCTCGGGAGGAATCGCGGGAGCATCGTCCACAGAGACGGGATCCTCCGAAGGAATCTCCTGCACCGTCCAAGAGTCTGAGGGACGCTGCATGGACAGCTTCACGACATCCCCCTGACGGGAAATCTTGAGCCGGGTCTCCTTCTCGCGAGCGTCGGCCTCCAGGAGCGGAAGGGCTTCGAGCACCTCCGACTTCGCAAGGCACCACTGATGATGGTCCGTGGCATTAGGAGGACCCAAGTCAGGGAAGGGCGTCGTGAACCGATTCTCCCCATAGACCGCCGTCGGAAGATCCGGGTCCGACTGATGCTGACGAAGAATCAACGTCGTCGGCTCCTTGTCTCCCGAACCCGGACGCGGCAAGTCCTCCAGAAGATCCACATCGGCGTCCCGCAGGTTGGACAAGAAAGTGAGGATGCCCTTCACGTCCTTGCCATGAATCCGCATGGTGGAACCCTTCAAGGCCGGGCATACGACCTGAACCACTTGGGTCGAGTTCATCCCGTAGATGACCCCGTTCCGAGACTCGATCACCGTCTGCTCGGGATGCCGGGTCTCGTCGTTGCCGACGAAATCCTTGACATAGTTGAGGATCGAATAGAGGAGCCGGGCCGGAAGGGTGGCGGTGACAGTAGACTTGCCGATCACCGACTCCCAGGAGGGAAATCCAGAAGGATCCAGAGAGGTGAAGAGAAGGGCGTTTTTCGACGCTGCCTTGGCCTCGACGTTCTTGCTCTCGGACGAGTCGTAGGTGAAGGTGAGGGCCTTTCCGGCATCGGGGACCGCCGCCAGGAACTGCTCCAGACGCCACCCCTCAACGGTGAAATCCTCCAAGGAATCGCCTTCGATGACAACCCCTTGAACGGGGGCCGAGGCGAACGTCTGTCCCGAGTAGGCGGCAATCTCCAGCGTGGGGGAGGCTTCCACAGCGTTCGAGGCGGGGGGCAGAACCTTGAACAGATAGTGGGTCGAGAGGTCGCTTCCCGTTCCTGCACGGCAGGGGGCAACAGCCTTCTGGGCACTGAGGAGGTCGGACTTGGCTACCGTAATCTTCATGGTCTATCCTTTGAGGGTCAGGTGTCACCGAGGAACGGTGCGATCTGTTGCTCTATCTGGGCGATCTTCGACTCCAGATCGGAGACTGCTTGATCGTAGCGCGTCTCTAGCTGATCGATGGTCGAGGCGAGTTTAGAGGGGTCAACCCCCTTGGAGCGGCACTCGTCCTCTATGGACTTCACGTCTGCCCGAGCCGAATCGAGACGACCTTGCGTCCGCTGAAGCACATCCTTGGCCGCATCCCGCCGCTTGATGAGGTCATCGAGTCGCTTTTTACGTCCTTCTGCCGTCGAAGTCATGCGTCTTCCTACCCGGACTTGGCCGCTTTCGACCCCCCGAATCCCAACTGAACGAAGCCTTCGGAGCCGTCGAGGACATCGAGAGGGGTCTTGGGTTCGCGCCGATTCGCAGCCTTCTGCTCCTGACGCTGGGGGCAGACCGTCTCGTAGTCGCAGAACTTGCATTGGGAAGGAGAGGGCTTGGCCTCGAACTTCTCACGATCCATGCCCTTACGCGCATCGACCGCCCGCGCCGCCAGACCTTTGAGATCGTCCTTCGTGAAATCGACCCAGGAAACACCGGGCTCCTTCTCACCCGTGTCCTTCCCATCCTCATCCAGAACCGGGTCGCCGTGCGGGTAGCGAAAGTAGACGAAACCGAGACGATCCGGGAGGTGCTGGTACGACAGGTAGAAACACATGGCGTACCACCGGAGCTGATCCGGATTGGTGTAGGTGATGAGCTTTCCCTTGTCCTTGTACCGACGACTGTTCTTGCCGTCGAGGATGGTGACGCCCGTGTCCTCCCGCTTGATGATGAAGTCCGCCCGCCCGCCAACCGGCGTGTACTTGTTGACGTAGCCAAGAAGCTCGACCTCGGATCGCGAGTACGGCCCTAGCAGTCGGTGCGCCTTCAGGGTCTTGCTGATGTAGTTGAAGACCCCGTCGTAAGCGATCTGACGAAGCTCTGCCGGAGAACCCGCCTTGTTGTAGTCGATGTGCTTCTGGGCAAGCTCCAGCTTGAGAGTCTTGTCGAGGAGGTCTTCTAGCCTCTGCTGGAGCCCGTCAGGGTGCTTCCAAAGCTCGTCATTGTAAAAGGCTTCGAGCACGGCTCCGATCACAATCCCGAGGACTGCGTGGTGCTCTGACTTCTTGAAGGGGACGGGCTTCCGCTTTCCCGGACCCCCGCCCACGTCAATCGCGCCCCAACCCCGACCCCAAAGAAACTGCTGGGGGCAGTTCTCGTAGGTATCAAAGCTCGACCAGTAGAGGGTGAAAGGACGGCTCACCGGGGTCACTCTACCCCCATGCAACCGTCAGGAACCCGAAGCATTGGAGAGCCAGGTGAGATCCAAGGCCCATTCGTGAACGGATCTGCGTGCGTGAAGACGGAACGCCTCCTCGACATGGGTAGTGGTTTCGGCAGAAGACCAACCGTTGACCTTGGCCAGATGAGCCATAGCTCGGGATCCCTCCCCCACAGCTATCGAGCGCCCCATGTGCCGAACCGAGTGACATCTTGGGCACAGGGCCTCCAGCCCTACGAGCGTCTGAACGTGACGCTCATCGTCATACTCCCAACGCTCGTGACACTCAACAGGCCACTTCGCCCCACGACCACCACAAATCTCGCAACGGTGACCCGCCTTAGCATACGCAGAACGACGTAGGGTATCCCAGGCGGCTTTCGGCAACCGACTCCGAAGGTTGTCCCCCCAGCTTGTCGAGGGCACTAGCTCAACGAGCAACCGGGCAGTCATCGCGCCCCCACCTTTTCCAGATAGGAAATCGCGCGCTCGTGAACTTCGGGGGGCACGTTTTTGAGCAGGTCGAGCTTCGTGAACAGCGAGTCCTCTGTTCGACCCTTGAGCGTATCCTTGATGGAGTCCACGAAAGCGTCCATCGTCATGTCCCTTACCTCGGCGCGAACACGCTTGTCCAGGTCAAAGACCTTTTCGGCAGACTCCACCTGTAGCCGCTGAACCTCGACAGACATTTTCTTGCCCTCAAAGCGGATGATCGCAACTCCAGGCTGCCGGGTCAGATCATCCAGGGACAGCGACCCCCGGGAGAGCGACCCGATGTTGATGAAGGTCTTTCCCCCTACCGTCTGGACCCCCTGATCCTTGTGCCAGTGGCCGAAAGCCCACAGGTCGGGGTCGAGGTTGGCGAGATCGCTGTACTTCAGGATGTCCTCCCCCTCGAACATCGATCCTCCCCCCGCCGACGCAAGAAGGTGACCGACGACCATGAGGTGCGTCTCCTTGCCCTTCGTGATCGTGTTGATACGATTCGGATCGTACTTGGTTCCGTGATAAGGGATGCCGACAACCCGGACCTTGTAAGGCCCATCCTCGAACAGAGCCTCGTGCTGGTCATACAGCCGACGGAACACCCGAGTCTCAAAAAGAACCCCCAGGGGGGACTCTCCCAGGTAGGCGTAGTCCCCGTACTTCACGTCGTGGTTCCCGATGCAGCAATAGACGGGACACGGGTAATCCGCGTGGACCTCTGCGATGCGGCGAACCATGTGGTGACTGTTCCGGATCGGGCTTTTGATATGGGTCAGGTCACCACCGTCGATGACCGCATCAGCGTCTACGGAGCGGGCGATCTCCCCAACCTGTCTGAACTTGCCGAGGATGGTCTCCATCCAATCGTCCGTTCGAGATGCCGGAGCCTCGTCGGCTAGGTGTGCGTCCGTCCTCCAAACCAAGGTGATCATTCGTGGCCCCTCTCGTGAGACGTACCCTGTCCGCAAACCGGACACTCCCCTATTTCATCAAGGTAGTCCGAAAAAGCCTTCTGAGTCTCGGCTGCGTCACGCTCGGCCTCCAAGACCTTCTGTTCCAAGGAACCACACAGATCGCGGGCAGTATCCAGACGCCTCTGGAATTCCTGCAACACGGACAAGGCCGTGCTCACCTTGACAACGGGGGTCTCATCTACATCCAAAGAGACCCCCTCTACAGGGAGCCACTTGGCAACTTGTAAGCGAGCAGCTTCCAGTCGAGATGACCACCGGGCAGCGTCGATCAGGTCGCCATGAAGAACACGGAGGTCTTCGACCTCCTGGGCAGGGGGGACGGCGACACCTTCCAAGGGAGCCCACCGAGCCTCCGCACTTCGGGCCACATCGAGACGTGTCCCCAAAACCGCGAGAGCATCCCGCTGAACCAACAGCGTCGTCAGAGCCTCGGATTCAGATTCCGGGGGCAGGGTGATGACCTCGACGGGAGCGAGCTTGGCAAGAAGCAGGTTCACCAGATCGTAGCGAAGGGAAAGCGCCATCACACCTTCGTGGGCGCGTTGGATCTTCTGGGCCTTCTGGAGATCCGCCTCCAAGGCTTTTAGTTCCTCCACGGACTGCTCCAGCCCCTCAAACTGAGCAAGTTCTTCGGTAAGGGCTGCGATGTCGGAGAGCCGCACTTGGAGCGTGGAGTTCGCCCGAGTCTGATCGGACTTCGCCGCCTTCAAGGCTTCATTGAGGTGCCCTACCCGGTCTACGTCTGCGACCGCTTCCGCGAGCACAGAGCCCGGCTGGTCGATCAAGAAGACTTGATGGAACTGGGGCGCGATCTGGGGCCATACCTCTTCGCCCCCCGCCTTGATGCCACGAATCCCAAGAGCCTTGACCTCATCAGGGACACCCTGGCCTGGATGGATCGGGGGTCCGCCATTGATGCTGTAGCTCGGCTTGATCTTGGCCCCCTTCTCCCACACGAGAGACTGATCATCATCGAAGGTGATCTCCACCGTGGTCTTGGCACAGCCCCGCCGGACAAAGGAACTGCCTTTCGTGTTCTGGAAGGCTCCGCGAATAGCGCGGATGAACGCGGTCTTTCCGGAGTTATTAGGCCCCGTTACGACGGTGAAGCCTTGGATGTCCAAGGAGGCATCTCGGAGGGATTGGAAGTCGCGGACGCGAACGCGGACGGTCATCGCATAAAGAATACTCAAAACGGGCAGCGGTCTACTCGTCGAAATCCTCTTTGCCCTCGACCTCTACGGGCTTGCTATCGTTGAGGATGGCGTCAAGGTCGGAGAGGTCGGCCTCGTCCTCTTCCTCCTCGGTAGCGAGGGACAACCCCTCACTCATTGAGTTGAGCTTGTTGAAGACCTGCTGGTACAACTCCTCGGGAGCACCAGGGGCTTCCTTGATAGCCGCCCGCAGCTTATCTAGCCCTTGGGTCCGAAGGAGCGGGACGCCGGTCGGCTGGAAGCTGTACCAAGCGCCCTCCTTCTTGATGATCTTGTGGGCGGCAGCGATGTCGAGAACCGACCGGAAATCGTCTATGCCCTCACCGAAGGAAATCCGGATCTGGCCTTCACGCCCCTGCGAAGAGGACACCTTGCACTTCTCCAGCTTGACTTGGACAAGGCTAGAGACCGCCGTCTCAATCTGCGTGTGCGTCAGGGGGTCATAGAGCTTGCCCTTCTCGTACATGACCCGGCGGAGGCCAAACCGGACCCACGAGTAGAACTTCCAAGCCTCGCCGCCCTGCGGAGCCGTATCCGGCCCGTACCCTGCGCTCGGACCCTTTGAGATTTTCTTCCGTAGCTGGCTGATCCCAAGGATCGTCGTTCCGGTCTCTGCGGCCTTTTGCGAAAGCTCCGGCAGAACCTTCGACCACTTCGCCGCAAGAAGGCCGACTCGCCCCAGGTCACCCTTCTCATCGTCCTTCTGTTTGAGGTGGATCTCGGGGATACCGGCTCCGATAGAGTCGATGACGACGAGATCGACCCCTGCCTTGGTCATCGTCCAGATGACCCCAAGACCCTGTTCAAGCGTAGCAGGCTGGACAATACGAAACCTGTTGGGGTCGTCCACAGGGACACCGATGGTCTTCGCGTAGGCGAGATCGACGGCGTGCTCCCAGTCAACGTAGATGACCGTCCCAGGACCGCCAGACTTCGACCCATTCCGGCAGGTCTTTGCCGCTGCCGTGAGCGCCACGGTGGTCTTTCCCGCACCCTCGTGACCCCAAATCTCAGTGATGGCTCCGCGAGGAAGCCCGGGACAGGGAGGGACGCCATGAGCGTTCGGGCGTCCGCCGATCATGTAGTCGATGACGACGGACCCGGTGCTGAGATGGGGGCGAGGCTTCTTGAACTGATTGGGGTCGAGATCGACGGCTCCAAACTCACCCTTGAAGGTCTTTTCAAGATTGGCGATACCTTGGGTAAGCGGGTTGATCTCTTTCTTAGCGGTAGTTGTCTTTTTCGGGGGCATCACTTCTCCTTAGACCACTGAAAAAATCGTTCATCCTCCCGGAAGAGGATGCCACGCTGCTCCGTCTCGCCCGCCTTCTTGCCTTTGGTGAAGGTGTGGATCGAAGCGAACTGCTGTTTCTCGGGGGCGGTCAAATCCGTGTCTGACAGAAGCCCGTCATGGAGGGACCAGAAACGGCAGGCAGTACGGGCGACCCAGTAGGCATCCGCCTCATTGTGGTTCCACGAGCCCTTTCCCCCGGTGTCCGCCTTGGAGGCTTCGACCATGTCCGGTTTCATCATCTTCCACTTGGCGGGTCGGCAAAGGAACAGCCGTGCATGGGCTTTGATCTGCATGGGGGAGAAGAAGACCACGTCACGCTTTTCGAGGCGCAACGCCTCACAGGTGAAGAGGAAAAGGCCATACATCCCTTCGGAGTAAAGCTCGTCAAAGACGGGGTATTCGACCCCGACCCGATGCACATCAAGCCGTTGCAATAGCTGGCGGAAGGAATCGCGAAGTTCCCGATACCTGTCGATGAACAGGGTTTTACTGGACGTCCTGAATCGGCCACGCTCGACGCATCGAGGTGCTCCCGTAGCGTCGGAATCGTGTAGCGCCCACCCAAAGTTCGTCAGAGACGGGTCCACTCCAAGACAGAGCACAAGAACCTCGGGCTACGGGAAGGTCTGGTCACGGCCCTGTGACCAGACCTTCCCGTCAGCGGAGATCAGCCAGAGAGAAGACCATCCACGAGGTCGTCGATGTTCTCCGCCGAACCCGATCCACCCCCGCCACCGAAGCTCTTCTTGCCGAAGCCGCCGCCCGACGCACCCCCGCCTGCGAGCTTCTCCTGGATCTCATCCAGGGAGAGATCCCGGGCGATCTCGTTGGACAGGTTGTTGGAGAGATCGCTGATCCGAGCGAGGATCTCGTCAGTCCGGCTCTTAGCCTTGGGGTTCTCCAAGAGCTTCCGCAGGATGGACTCCTTGCACGGCGCGAAGGACATCTTCTGATACTGGGTATCCGTGCAGGTCAGCTTGAGGTCGTGGTGCCCGACGGGAAACTCGGTGTGGATCTGCCCGAACTGCTTGTACTTGTCCGCAGAGAAGATCCAAGGCATGACCTCGAAGTCCCCATTAGCAAGGCGGACCTTGTCGGGCTCCCCCTTCGCATCGGTGGGCCAAACGATGATCAGCGTTCCGATCACCTGCTTGGGCGCCTCACCCGCGATCTTCGTGTACTCCGGCCCTTTGTTGAGGAAGTACCCGACCCCTTCCTTGTAGTGCCGCTGCGCCCCGACGAACTTGGGGGTGGGGGCGTCCACGTTGAGCGTCCCATCCACGATGTCCCACCAGGCGAAGCTGATACGATAGGTCTTGCCCTGCTCCGCCTTGAACTTCTTGGACTTGCGCCCGATGCTATCATCGTTGCTGCCGAACCCGAACTGTTGGAATCCAGACATGATGTATCTCCCGACGGGTAATGGTCAGTATTTTCGGAGACGGAACCCGTCGTAGCTTCTACTCCGTCCTCGGTCGAAATCGAGCCCCCCGACTCCTCAAAAAGAATCGAACAGGCTCTCCAGCACATCCTCTGCTAACGGTTCAATACGGGGCTTGCCAGCCCGATCTTTCACGCTCGTGAGATTGTCCAAGAAGGCGTCCGCCATGTCGGAAGATCCCGACCCTGACCCGAACAGCGTGGAAGCCTTTGCAGCATCATGCTCGAAGGTGGGGGTGTCCTCCTCAGTAGGCTCCGGGGTAGACGCCTCCGCGAGCTTACGCTCAATAGCCCGCCCCAAGGACGGACGTACTTCCGGCACCGGCTGTTGAACCGGAGCGTCCTCCTCCTCCTCCTCTTCCTCGACCTCCTCTTCCTCAGTAGTTTCTTCCAAAATGGGCGGGAGATGCGTTTCGGCGTCAATGGAGGCAAGGAGATCAGACACAGCCTTGATGTCCGCACCTGTCGCCCTGCCTTGGCCTGGGACGATCTCAGGGGCGTCCGGAAGCTGGGAGCCCCAGCGCCCGCCTAGACCGATCTCCTCAGAGCAGAGACGCATCTGGTCACGAAGGCGACCCTCCGTGTCTCGCAGGTCATTCCGCTTCGCTCGGATGACCACAAGCAGGGCGTCGAGGTCTTGGACCGCAAGATCAAGACGATTCGCCTCCATGACCTCAGAAGCCAGTTTCCCGGTAGCGATGGCTTCGCGATCTGAAACCGACCTGCCTGCTCTGACCTCGGGGTCTTTGTCGTAGAGCCGTTTCTTGGCGAGGTCGATAGCGGTCGAGAGGATTCGATGCGCCCGCTGAAAACGGTGACGGTCCTGAGAGACTTGAAGAAACAACGCCTCGCACCGCGAAAGCATATCGCGGATCAAAGACACCTTCCCATTCAAGCGTTTGGGTCCGTAGATGAGGGGGTCTGCGTCCAGGGAGACGTGGAGATGACTCAACTCCTCATAGACCCGCTCCACCAAAAGCGGGTCTAGTTCCATCGCTTGACTGGCAAGATTTGACATCGGTCACTTCCCCCCGTTGGCGGCGGAACCCAACTCCGTGCCCGTCCCGTTACCGTCTGCGCGAAGGATGTCCGCCATGAGCAAAGCGTAGTTGTGCTTGATGCTCTTGATGGCGACCTCACGCTGCTCGGGCGTGATGTTACCGCCCGCCATCGCATGATCGTGCGCCGCCAGATCAGCCTGCATACCCAAGATCAGGCCCGTCAGCCGCGACTCCTTGAGGCTCATACCAGGGACGTTGGGCGATTCCTCGCTCTCCCCGGCATGGACGAGGTTGTGGCCCCCGTCTTCCTGAATGGTGTCCCAAGCGGCGGCGAAGCCAACGTAGGTGTCACCGTGCTTACCCTTCACCGAACGGGTACAGACGGTCTTCGTGACCTTGATCCGCTTGCTCAGGGACTTGATGAGAGCCTTGTCCTCGGGAGTCAGGATGGGGGTGCGATTGCTTGCGGTCTTGTTCATGTGTATTGACCTCACGCCTCGGAAGGCACGAAGGGATGAGGTCTATACTCGAAAACCAAGGCCGATCTAGTCCGCAAGCAACCGATCCACGAAAAGCGTGTTCCGCAGGTCCTCACGGTCGTTGCGAACAGCTTTGGAAAGAGCCGACCGGGTGCCGATCAGGAACACCCGTTTCTTCGCTCTGGTGACCCCCGTGTACAGCAGATTCCGCTGTAGCTGGTGCCGAAACGAATCCACGAGGGGCATGATGATGTGGTCATACTCCAAGCCCTGCGCCTTGTGGACGGTACAGGCATAGGCGAGACGGATGGTCTTGGAGAACTTCGCGAAGGGGATACGCACGACTAGAGGGGTCTCCCCGAATATCTTGATCTCGACCTCTTTGGACTTGCGATCCACGCGAACGATCTTGCCTACGTCCCCATTGAAGATGTCTTTCTTGTAGTCATTCCGGATGACCATGATCCGGTCATCCTCTCGGATGGTGTCCTGGTCGAGCTTGATCTCCTGGAGCCCTGGGCTCTTCGGGTTCAAAAGCTCCCGCAATCGCGAGTTGAGATTGGTCACGCCCAAGGTTCCCGCATGACGAGGACTGAGAATCTGGAAGTTCTCTCGCTTCTCGTAGAGCTTCTCGGCCAAGCGGAGGATGACCTTCAACCCGTCATCCTCGGAGTCGATCTCGACCAGTCGGAAGTCATCGTTCAGGTCATCAGGAACCTCGCCTCGAATGATCGAGTGTGCAGCCTTCACGATCCCGCTGATCTCCCGAGCGCCATCAGTCTCTTTGTCCTTCTGACGGTAAATCTCCACGAGGCTCGTGGTAGGGAACTGCTTGGAGGTGATCAAGTCCCGCAAGACGTTCCCTGGACCGACAGATGGAAGCTGCGCTGCGTCCCCCACGAACACGACACGACACCGAGAGGATGTGCAGGACATCACCCGGTAAAGAAGGTGCTGGTCGATCATCGAAGCCTCATCCACGATGACCACATCAGCCGGATAAGGGTTGCCTTCGTGAAAGCCCCAGACCTCTTCCTCCCCTGTCCCCGACTTGGTATCGAGTTCGCCCACGATCCCTGTGTAGCCTGCCTCCCGGGAATCCTCTTTGTGGAGCTTCGCTGAGAAAGCTCTGTGGATCGTGGAGGACCGCGCATGGGTCCGCGCACCCAAGTTCTTTGCCGCGATACCCGTGGGGGCGCATAGAAGAAAGGGTATCTCACAATCCTTGAGGATGCGGACGACAGCTTTCAGGCTGGTGGTCTTGCCGGTGCCCGGCAAGCCGGTCAGGATAGACACGGGTTCCAGGAGAGCGTTGACCACTCCACCCTTCTGGGCATCGGAGAGCTTCAGCCGCTCCCCCGAAGACCAGTCCTCTACGGCAGCAACGGCGGTCGCCAGTAGGTCTCCCGTCTCGGCAGCAGCCCTGGAGCCAGCCCCCATAACGGAGAGGCGCTTCAGATACCAATCTGCCTCTTGGGTGAGAGACGATGCGGTGTGCTGCCTTGCCCTGAGAAGGGCAGCGGAATCCTTTTCGATGGAGTGAAACCAAGGCTCGTACACGGCGAGCGTGCCGGGACGGGCTTCCTTGTCGATGACGAGCAAGCCATCCTTGTGGAGACCTGCCAGGGACGATGCGACGGTCTGGGAGTTGGACTCCGACAGGAGGCCCGAAACACCAGAGACGACTTGATCGGTCGTGAGGTAAAGATGACCGAACGAACGGTTGTTCTTGCAGCAGTAGAGGACGGCCCCACGGACACGATTCGGGGCTAGGGGATCTAGCCCAAGACGGGTCGCAACTTCATCGACTTGGGGAAATGTGATGCCCTCTATCTGAACCAGAGCCCAAGGGTTTTCACTCAAGACAGTCTCAGCGTCGTCCTTGAACGTCTGCCAAACCTGACGAATGACACCTGGAGGCAAACCGAGGTCGTTCAAGAACCCCAAGGTGCGAAAATACGCCTGAGCCGAGTTCCACCGCTGCACTAGGTGCTGGGCTGCGAACTTGTCCACCCCGGGGACTTCCAGCAGACGCTCGACCGAGGACATCGCTTGGAGGAAATCGTCCTTGAAATGGGCACGAAGATGCAGACACAACATCTCGCTGACACCATTGGCGACGAGTACCTTGATCGCTGTGTCCGGGCTCCAGCCCCCCTTGAACACGGGAGCCTTGCGAATGGAAAGCTGTGGACCCCACTCCTTGTGCTCCTGCCACTCCGCCTCAAAACCAAACCACGTCCCCACATTGACCGAGAGGCCCGGAATAGACCCCTTGACCGTGACGAACTTTGCATCGGGCGACCCGTGAAAGAGAGACGAAGGACGGGTTTCTTCTTCAGGGTCGAGGACGAGCTTCAGGATGTAGAACGCCTGAGAGGGGTTCTCGTAGACGACGGTGTGAACACGTCCAGAAAAGTAAGTCATTCCTCGGACTCCGACTTCGATGCCCTGGCCCGCAATCGCTCCAGGACTAGCTTGAGATCCCCTACCTGACCCGCAAGGGAAGACACCTCGGGCAGACTGGAGAGCCCTGAGAGCTTTTCCAGTTCCTCGCGCATCTTCTCGACATCCGGAATCATCGCCGCTGCGAGACGCCCGTAGTGACCAGGCATCACCGAGAAATCAAGAGTGAGGGTGGAACCATCGAACTGGTGTAAGCGCCAGGGATCCTCTTGGAGAAGACCCTGCGCCGAAGCATTGAACAACTGCTTAGGGTCGAGATGGTGTCCGGCAGGACACTCCGCAGGCTTCCATAGACAGGAGCCCCACCCCCAGGCTTCGGGATCAAGACCTGCCGAGGGCAGATGGTGATAGGCTAGCTGGACGGACTCCCCGACAAAAAGACGAAGACGGTCCCCCACCGAGAGAACCTCGCCTGCCTCAGTGCGAACAGAGAGATCCCCTTCAAGAGACTGAAAGAAAAGACCTTCGAGGAGAATCGCGCGGAATTTCATCGGCCCTCTCTGTAGATACCCGAGAGGGCCGATGTTTGGATAGCTATGTCAAGCGTCAGGGCGCCGGATCGTGCAGGAGTCGTTGGTACAGAAGGCGTCCTCTTCCTCGTGGGTGTTACCTCCGAGGCGCATCGGCTGGATCTTGGCCGATAGCTCCTCAAACCGCTCCTTGGTGATCTCGATGTACGGGGCCTGCTGGTAAGCGTGATCCATCAGCGGGAGAAGGGACACGCCCTTGAGTTGGTCCTCATACGTCTCCAGACAGGTCTTGATGTCCGCCTTCTCCTCCGGCTTGAAGGTGATGGTGATCGACACCTGATTGTCCGCCCAGTGACGCTGGAGGTCCGCTGCGTTAGCGAACTGCTCCCAGATGCTGACCTGGTTCTTCCCCTTCAGGAAGTGCCTCTCGTGGATCGGGAACGAGACGACCGAGGTGTCCGCCGCATACACGTCCGGCTCGACCGGATAACCGGCGTCCTCCGCGACCTTCTTTAGCTCTGAGGTGTTTGAGACCCGGATGTTCCGAATGTAGTACTCAGAGTGGGGGTAGTGAATACCAGGGGAAGCTCCGACCAGAAGCGAGATGGTCCCGCTGGGCTTTACGCTCGTGGTCTTGATGCTGAGAGGGATGCCGAGCCAGTCGGAATAGGTCCGGTCAACGGACTGAACGTAATCGTAGCCCTTGTCGCACCAGTTCAAGAAGTTTCGCCGCCCGAGCTTCGCAATCGCCTGCGTGATGCCCGACATCGAACATCCGATACGCCGGTTCCGCGCCATGACCGCGTTCGTCCGATGATCGTGCGTCGGGACCAAAGTGACCGTCTTGGCGTACAGGTACGCCATCTTCAGCGTCGCTTGGTAATCCTCGTAGGAATCGTGCTTGTAAGGGAACGTCTCTACGAGGGTGCAAAGCTCCCGGTTGTGAAGGGTCTGCTCCAAGCACGGATTCCCGCCCATCGCACGACGGTCCTTCTCGTCCGGCGGGCCGTTCATCCGCGAGTAGGCGCGAGCGTTCTCCATCCAAAGAAGACCCGGCTCCCCGTTGATCGCGATGGAGTCCGCGACCTCCGAGTAGTCCATCCCGACCTTAGCGAAGATCGAGTTGTTGCTGGCCCATCGGCGGTCCATGAGGGCTTCTTGATCCTGCTTGAGCCGGATGAACTCGACATCGTCGGGCTCCCCGAACATGATCTCTGCGGTTCGCCGGATCCCTCCCGCGACGACGCAACACCCGATGAAATTGAACAGGTCGACGATGTGCGTCGAGGTGATGCGATAGGGCTCGCCCGAACCGCTCACCGCAACCGTTTCGCTCAGGATTCGATCCGAAGCATCCACGTCCACATGAAAAGTCGTCTCGACCCCCTTCGGCATGAGCAACCGAGTCAAGTTCTCCACGAGCTTCACGAGAGGCTGGGCACCCGAGGCGGTTCCGCCGAACCCCTTGAGCGGCGTTCCTCTCGGACGAACCTTCGTGTAGTCAATGCGGGTCGGATACGCACCCTTGCCCGAAAACGACTTGAGGAGCGTGCGGACGAGTTCGACCCAACCCTCGCGGCTATCCTCGACCACGAAGGGCTCATCAGTCAGCCGAGGAACCTGAACCTTCGCCTTGCCTGCACCCCGGGTATCACCGCCGACCCCGACCCCGAGCATCGACATATCCATGAGAAAGCAAAAGGGGTCCGCGAAATCCGTGTCGATGTCTGCCGTAGAGACGAAGGAACAGTTGTTCAGGGGTGCGCCACCCTTTTCGTAGACGAGATCGGTGCCCATGATCCAGAGGCCCCGACCGGGCGGAAGGAACTTGAAGTCCCACATCCGGCGAAACATGTCCTGCGCCGACTTCTGGGCCTTGGGCTCGTCCCAAGGAAGGCTCATCGCCCGGCAGTGGATCTTCTGGATGTTGAAAGTCCCCTCGACGACCCGCTTCAGAGTCTCCCAGAACTCCTCAGTCGTCCCGTCAGACTTAGTCCGCGCATAGGTACGCTTGTAGGTGAAGTATCCTACGGGACCGAACTCAGGCTGCTTGCCCTGAAAGTCCGCAAGAAAATCCGCAGAGAGCGTAAACTGACGAACCTTGCGTTCGGCAGGAGCTTGGTTGAAGATCATGGTTTCTAGCCCTCAAGCACAGGTTGGCCGTGGAATCCAATCCACATCCGACGCCCCCTGCGCGTCCGCCCGACGTTACCCCTGATAGAGAAAGACGGCAGAGAGCCGCCCTCACAAGAGGCAAAGAGACCCAGGTATTGAAGGAATAGCTAAAGCAGCAAACCAGCCGTTTTTCGGGCAGTTGCGGCAAACACTAACGTGTCTGACACAAGCTCACGAGGCGCCCTACCAGCCCTTGCCAGGGATGTACGGCCCCTGAAAAAACAGCACGTTCGGAACAAGCAAGAGCTTGGAGCAAGCCCGTCAATTCTCGAAGGTTCCACCCACTTGCTTGAGGAAGCAGTTTGTTCTTATAGACCCAAGGATGGACCCCAAGGAGAGCGGCAGACTCATCCGGCGACTTCCCCTTCGTCCTCAAATCGACGATGCTAATCCACTGCATCACGGCGCTCCCCAAGACACGGCACACCATCACCGTCGAGTCGGACTTGCTAGTCCTGTACAGACGGTCAAGCACCTGACAGAGACGTCGGACGTTGCGCTGGGACACAGCCTCGACCACAGGCTGCACCTCCGCCTCCGTAAGCTGGGCCAGGCTCTGACCTACCAAGTCGGGGGTGACATCCGTGACTCCCGTGGCTTGGGCAAGCATCTTGAACTTCAAGACCTCAAAAGAAAGAACGCCAAGGTCTGAACCAGCCCGCTCAACCACCGCTCCAGCCAAAGCGGGCTCAAGGGAAAGACCCTGACGTTTCGCTTCCTTGACCACGAAGTCAGAGGCAAAAGCCTCCGCCTCCCACCGCTTCGGAGCCTTGCACTCCTTGTGGATGGCCTTCTGCTCCGCGACGAACTTCCCAAAACGTGAAGTCGCCGCCGGGATCCCGTCATAGTGAAGAAGCAGAGTGGTCAAGCCAGGATCCGCGAGATGATCCTTGTAGGTCTGGGGGTCTATCTTATCAGGGTTCTCGACGACCACCAACACACGCGGCGCCGACGAAAGCAGGACGAAACCGCTGCCGTCCAGGACGGCATCTAGCTGACCTGCAACCGCGCCATCTGCGCGTTCGATCTTCCACCCCTCTGCCCCCTTGGTCGAGACAATGTCTTGGACCGTCCGCCGACAGAGGAACTCCTCATCGCCCGTCACGATGAGTACGCCAGGTTCACGCTTCGCCATCCCGCCCTCTATACGCGCACAGGAGCCCCTCTGAAGGGCTACCGACGCACCCCTAGCCTTGGAGGTCAAAGAACTCGCAGGAAAGCCACAGCGACCTCATTGGGAGTCGGATTCGCATAGCGGGAAGCCTCCCGTAGAGACTCCCAGAGAATGAAACGATCCGGATGATCAGACTCTGCGAGAAAGTCGATAGCGGCGTGAAGGAGAGCGGACTCCCGTCGCTCTTTCTTCTCGCCCCCTTTGACGGGCTTGGTCTTGAGGGCATCAGTCACCAGTGAAGGGACTCTCCAAGCCTCTTTAGCCAAAGTCGCCTCGACGAGCCCAAGGGCAGCGGACAGAACGTCGTCGTCCTCTTCCTTGTCTGGCTTCCCTGGAGCCCACCGCTCGATACACCGCGACTTGAGGGTCCCCTGAACGTCCCCGAGATCGTGAGCCCAAAGGATCGGCTGGACCCTCGAAGGGAACTCCTCGATTCGTTTGAGGAGGACGTCCCGTGCCTTCTCGGAAGCCGTGTAAGAAGAGTCCATCGGGCCGACGATCACGACCCCCTTGGCGTCACCGACAGGGACGAAGCTCAACAGGTGAACGACCTGACGGGCGCTTTCGACATCCAGCCCCTTATCTCCAAAGGGAGGAGCCAGGAGGCGTCCAAGGCGAGAGGCTTCCCGAAGCGCCGCACTTCGGGCTCCGGGTCCGTGATAGATAAGGCAGGAGGCCACGGCCCTCTATACTCGAAACTAGCCTCAGAGACGGATGTGGAATCCACCCCCGCAGGTCAGGCAGCGGTAGCGGATCCAGTTACCACCCCCGTTGTCGAGAGCGATCTCTCCGGCCCCCATCTGAACGGCGTGGCGACCCGGACACTCCTGGGTTGCTCGACAGGTGATCCAGACCGGAGTCTCCCCCGGCTTCCGGTAGGGGCTCGACTGAGGGTCGGTCGGAGTCGGCTCCGACTTCCCGATGTTGTGGTTCCCTGGAGGGGGAGGCAGAACGAAGTCGGATTCGTCGTTGTTCACGAGTTGAGAATACCGCGCTCCGGGGAACGCCAATCGGTCGGACCACCTTCAAGTATGGTCGAAACTAGCCCGGCGCGAAGCCCGCCCCTCTTACGGAAACGTGATGAAAATGACGTCTGGCCAACGGTAGTCAAGTTCGATACCCGCAATCTGAGCGGCTCGTCGGACTCGACGATCATGTGACATTTCAATCACGACGGGACCTAACTCTCGATGAGCTTCAAGCTCGTCTCGTACCGCCACCTCGAACACGTCGAGTTGTTCCGTGGTGAGAGAAGGGATGTCGGCACGACGAGGGACAACCGGAAGGATCCATTCTCGCGTTTGTCGAGCAGCATCCGCTGCGCTCGAAGCGTCGTAACGGAGCATGTCAACCTCCCTGCCAACCGAAGCAGCGGTAGAAAGAAAACAGCCCTTCCGCAGAGGCGAAAGGAGACCCCGCGCGCATGAAGACTTCGATCATCTGCCCGCCGCTAGGGGTCGTCGGAATCTGCGTTGTGTGTAGGGCGCGGTAAATCGGCGTCACGTTTCGCGGGCCGGTTACGAGGTCAATCCTCGCACCGAGCGCATCAGCTTCGGGCGGCGAAAAGAGCGTGAGGACTATCGGGTTGAACGTCCCTCGGTTCAGGGTGTTGATCACCCCAGGGTTTCCGACCGTCAAATCTACAGCGACCCCGGTGGGGCTACCGTCGTTTCGCGTGAACCTCATCGCGCTTCCTGCGGCTGCTGAGTCCTCATAACTGATCCCAGCATGATGTGGTCGCGTAACGGGCGATGTGCTACCCCCAGGAACAAGTTCAGTCACGCCCGCAAATGCGCTCATCGTGTCCGGGTCGTTCTCGAACGCGAATTCGATAACGACAAAGTAGCCCCCGTAACGGACGCCCGAGACGTTCTGCGAAGGCATCAACATTTGATGCGCGACGTTCGGAAAGCTCATAAAACCGGAAAAGAATCCGCCTTGGCTCCCCACGAAAGTTCCGTCAGATGTCGTCTGAATCCGACGTCGATAGCCTAGCGAGGTCTGAGCAAGTGCCTGTGAAGCTGCCGCACCGTTGGGAGTAGCCGCAAAATCGATCCCGTCCCCCGTAGAAACGGGAAAGGAACCCGCAGCCTTATAGAAGGCGGTATAGCTGAACTCGGCAGCACCCCGCATCCAACGCCGAACGAACGAGACGCTGGAACTCTCATCCATCACCAAGAGGTCCCGCCAATCCTCGACGTGCTCGAAGGCGAGGAACGTAACCTCGCCCGCCGGAGGGGCCGAGGGTATAACCCCGGTCGTATCGACAATCAGATTCCCGAACGGACCCGTCGGACCCGTATCCCCGGTCGGACCCGTATCTCCGGTCGGACCCGTGACCCCGGTCGGACCCGTATCTCCGGTCGGACCCGTGTCCCCGGTTGGACCCGTATCTCCGGTCGGACCCGCGTCTCCGGTTGGACCCGTATCTCCGGTCGGACCCGTGTCCCCGGTTGGACCCGTGTCCCCGGTCGGACCCGTGTCCCCGGTTGGACCCGTGTCCCCGGTTGGACCCGTGTCCCCGGTCGGACCCGTGACCCCGGTCGGACCCGTGTCCCCGGTTGGACCCGTCGGACCTGTATCCCCGGTCGGACCCGTGACCCCGGTCGGACCCGTGTCCCCGGTTGGACCCGTGTCCCCGGTTGGACCCGTGTCCCCGGTTGGACCCGTCGGACCTGTATCCCCGGTCGGACCCGTGTCCCCGGTTGGACCCGTGTCCCCGGTTGGACCCGTCGG